ATTTGTTCATCAACAAAATCTTTATTTGCTTTGTAGTATGTAAACAAAGTATTTAATCGTGTCAAATAGATTTGTTTTGAGTCATCGCGTTCTTTTAAATACTCAATTTGTTCTTCCCATTTTGTTTTTGAACTTAATCCATTTTGAATTTCATAAATACATTGTTCAAGTAACTCGTCTTCTGTTGGCAAATCTGATAAATTTTTACGCCTAATGGATATGTGTGGATTAGCAAATTTACTTTTATAGTTGCTAACTACATTTTGAAAATAACCACTACGACGGAAACAACTAGCGCTTAAACCTAATGAATTCCCTGTATATTCATCAATATTCAATGTTTTAACTACGTTAAACAGAATGTTGTCACAATGTTGGGTATGAAAACCTTTCATAAACATTTTATACAAAGGTTCGTTCACCCAATCAGGTGACATCATGTAAGTGTAATAGTTATGTGTTTTACACTCATCTGGCATAAACGCAGATAACTCACCTATATTAATCGTAAGTAGGTTTGAGTTAATCCATTGACTGATTTTGTTGTAATACTTTGTGTACTCACGCATAGCCTCTACAATAGGATAGCCAGCGTAATCTTTTACTTTCAATGAAATTGTTTTAATAATCTCATTTTCTTCTTTTTGTTTTTTGTGTGCCATGTGAAAATTATGTTTAAATGTTTGTAAATTTTCTTAAAAAAAAAGAACACCAAAAGCCATTTTATTTTCCATCAAGTATACCAATGACTCTACATTGCAGGGACATTCTTGCAAGGTGGTAGTACACCGTTATAATTCAAGGGTATAACACGAGAGGCATTCGCAACTCTCCGTACGATAAAATAAACTCCTGGTGCCAGAAAAAGTCTAGAATTTCAGCCAGTCGGGGTGATGATATTTATTAGCCCATACAATATAGTTGAAAAGACATTTCAATCTGTAAGCAATAATTATATAGTCATAAAATAATAATATATTGCTGGTGCTAATTGAGTCTCATACCACTTCTGATGACAATCCCGTCGTTATTTCTGATATGTCTCTAATGTTCAGTGCTACAACACAAAACATAAACGTTTAATCAACTAACAGTATTTACTTTGTGCTCGTTTCATAAATCATACTGTAAATCTTCTCCACAGTCTCTTTTACTTCGACACTCGAATTCTCATTGATAAAGGTGATCAGAGAATACTTACCCTTAGAATCGTAGGTAATGTCGTTGATTACTGCTGTGTTGATTAGCACAGGTGTATTTTCTGCATTAGTGTGCAATTTGATGAATTTCTTAATCTCGTTCATAGTCTTTATTTTTTGTTTTTAAGTAGTTTCCAATCCAGTTCCATTGAGCATACTTGTAGTCCGTCTTCATATTTCAAGTGGAATTTCAAGCAGTCTTCCTTACTCAAGGTGAACTTGGTAGTAGACTCTGGCCCACTAATTTGTTTCATAATAACGATGTTTACCTCTCTATCTTTGATGGAGTAAATCGTTTTCTTGACTACAAATTCTCGTCTCAGTTTTTTATTGTTCATCGGGTGAATGAGATAATGCTCCCCGATTTTGAATTTCTTCGTTTTCTTGGGTTTCAGTTTCGTAACTTCTTCCACCTTGCTTGTTTGCTCGGCGCCTTGTACGATTACTGGGTCAATTGTATCATCTTCCCCATAGGATCTTGCCATAGTTTTGTCAGGTGTTTTTATAGTTACTCGTTTTGTTCCGTCTCTAAAATGCGTAATATCAGCAGAGAGCATACCATTTGCAATAGCATCATGTATTACCTCATCGGCAACTCGAATGTAATCATCATCACTTCCTCCCGGAATAATGTTCAATTCATTTATGAAACTACGTGTTCTCGGATGAACGCTATTGGCAACGCTTCTCATAATGTCTTGTTGAACAATGGTATCAACCAATCTTCCTATATCGTTAATTTGATTATACATGTTTTTTATAATTTCGGATGCTAAATAATCATTGTGAATATCCACATTGTTAAGTGCAAACCTTAAACGTTGTTCTATTATATCGTATAACTCTTGTCTGATTTTGTTTTTGCTTGATGGAGGTGTGCTAACGGAGTAGAAATCTCCGTCAACACAATACTCCATTTTGCGTGTGTCACATTCTGTGAAAATCATACGTTCTTTGCTTGTCCTACTTACAAGTTTTTACTTCTTGGGAGCAGGAATAGCATTAGCCGTATCTTGGATAGCAGCCATCAATTCGTTGCTGCTTGCCTCCAGAGTACGCTCAACCTCTTTACGCTTTTGTGCGCCCTGGTCGTGAATCTTCTTCACTTCCGTTACGGTGCTGATAAGCTCTTGGGTTGTCTTCTGGAGAGTGTCGAGAGAAATAACCATTTCCTCGTTCGCCTTGGCTACGTTGACACTGTTGATACGGAGGTTTGCAGCATTACGCTTCAAAATCTCGTTGGTAGTGTCAGAAATCTTCTTCTGTGCATCAATACTTGCCTTTTGGTTGTTCATGATGACAGCAATAGCCAACTGGTTCTTCCACAACGGAATTACATTGGTTACAATGTTATCCGCCTTTGTCGAAATGGCTGTGTTGTTTGACTGCGTAGCACGAATTTGGAACAAGTTCTGCGTGAGCGAGAACTCGGTAACCATCATGTCGTTGATACGCTTTTCAATGGAATCCTTGAACGCGTGCAAGTCACTGATGGTGATTGCATCTACAGTCGGGTCGACTTGTGCTTTCTGAATATCTTCCTCTACCTGCGCAAGGCGCAACTTGAGGGCGAGAATGAGTTCACGAATCTCGTCAATGTACTTACGGTTGCTGTCGAAAATGTCTTGAAGAGTGTTATTGTCACGCAACGCGACAACCTTTGCGACACCCATCTTCTCAGAAATCTTGTCGACATTCTCAGCGATAGTGTCATACTTAATCTTCACATTCTCAATCGTAGTAACCATCTTACGAAGCACAGGTACACGACGAGCGAAATTCTTCCAAGGTGTATCTTGGTTAATCTCATCAATGTCGATGAGGTTGAGTTCTGCTAACAACTCGTTAGACAACTGTACTACCTCCGCAGTGTTATCACCGCGTACAGATTTCAACAGTGCTTGTCCGTTATTAGCGATTACTTGGTTCAACTCGGAACCATACGATTGTACAGTAGCCAAGTCGTCAGCTTTCACCTTGTCGGTGAGAGCCAAGAGGCGCGTACGGTCCTCAGGTGTCAAAAGAGCAATTTGAGTTTCGTAGTCAAATTGTTTGTCCTTGATAACCAATCCGCTTTCTTTTTGTTCTGCCATGTTTCAAAAAAATTTATTTGTTAATACTGTTTCGTTTATCAAATCTGCTGCAAAGGTAATACTTTTTTTTCAAACAACCAAATTTTTTACATTTTTTTTTTCACTCTACATAATAATCGTAGATTCGAATTTGTTTTTCTTCGAAGTCTACAATTACTTCATGTGGTGGTTCCCAATAACATTCACTGGTTTGTTTGAAACGCTCAGGTAAGTTCTGAATATCTTCCAGCGAGTTTATTTCCGCTGATCGAACATATCCATCTGCATTGTATATCTCAAATACCATATTATTCTTTTGTTAATATTAGTTTATCCAACTCTTCCAAAAATACTGGTATAAGTTCGTCACGATAGAAACAATCTTTATCAGTACCGCGCAACTTATCAGTTTCTTTCGGGAACATCTGGTAAGCATAATTAAAATACGCTTGTCCCAAACGCCACTCCTTTGGCTTGTTTTGCACCGCAATATGCAATGCAACATTCTTACTGTAATCTATTGTCATAATAAAGTCTGGTTTTTAGTAATTGTAGTTAAGAAGCATCAATTCTTTTTTCAAATTGTTTTTATGTTTGTTGTACCACTTCTTATTCTTATGCGCTTTCAGTCTATCTATTTTGTCAGGATTACAATGTTTGTCGTAATACTCATCAATAGCATCTGCTTTCGCCGCCAATGTTCGAAGTTTATCTCCCATCGTTTTGTCCGTGTTGCTATTGATACGCCATGCTCGGTATCTAATATGTGACAAACGCTTGTATTCTTTCAGATGAGAATATACCTTTTTGAAATAAGCGTGAATTTTGCCTAAATATATAGAGAATTTTTCAGTTTTCATGTTTTTCGCGTTTACAATATGGTTCTTTAGTAAATAAGGAACACGTGTGCCCGCAATGATGCACTTTCTCATTCCTCGGTTCTTTACAATCGTGGTTGTAACATACCCAGCAGCAACATTTGCTAAGCATATCTAATGTTCTATGAATTTCTCCATCAGTACCACGAAGATCAGTTTTATATTCCACACCGTATCGGCACGTAACTGGATATTTTTTGTAAGCTTTCATAATTAATCTTCAAAATTTTCTGGATATTGTGATTAAATTTCTTCTTCATCATCTTTATACATCCAACCTTTACCTTTTTCATAAATATTAAAAGAGCCGTTTTTAAAATGAACTTTTAATTTTGTAAGATAGGATGAATATGTTTCATCATCTTCTAGGTGGTTGTGTGGATTTTCGTTATTAACTATTCGCAAACCTTTATTCACATCAACAATGCCGGTTATTTCATCTTCTAACGGTATATCAATACTCTCTGCAATCCTTATTTTCCCATCCTTATCAATATATATTTTTAAATCATCTATTTTATTTCCTTTTGTTATGAACCAAGATGGTTTTATATTTGATGATTTAATATCTGGGTGTCTATTAAGTGTTACTATGTTAAAATTTTTGTCATATACAATAGAACCAATTTTGTCAATGTTACGTCCAGATGAAAGAACTAATTTGTCAGCGATTATCCCATCTTTTTTTAAATCTACTAACGAATATGTACCATCAGACGTATTGACGGTAAACATCAATCCTTCATTTAAAAAGTTTTTTTGACATTTAGTTGGAATTGTGTCACAAGGTTTAAATGTTGTCTGGTAAATAAGATTTTTTTCTAAATCAAAAAAATTATATTTTCCGTTTTTGAAATTGTAAATAAACCATTCCCCATAATAAATTCCACGAATTTTTTTGTACCCGTTGCAATGTATTGCATCATCAAAATTCTCATCAAATACTAACATTCCATCTTCAGTATCATGAAATACATATAATTTTTCATTATATTCGATAAATGATGAATTCTTAAATTGCGAATCTTGCTCCATTAAAATTATATTACCTGATTCGATCTCAATTAAATATTCTACATGTTTATAATGATAGTCTGAACCTAATTCACAATCAATAAATGCTTTTTTTCTGTCAGAACTAATATAAAATCTTTCAATTTTTTTGCTCAAAAAATAATATTCACGTCTACTGTCATCATATGCAATATAATTATAAAAACAATTGGGTATTTTATCAGAAAACGGTTCTGCACATTTAGGCCCTCCAAGTGGTGAACCCCATGGAAACACATTTGCACTATATTCAATACAAACTATACCATATTTGTCTGCTAATTCTTTATCTTTAACAAGGTTAAATGCGAGACAATTTCTTTCAAATAAACTTACTTGTTTTGTTAAATCGTGTTTCATATTAATCAATTGTTTTAATCGTTGTAAGAATTATATTCATTTTCCAAAGTTTCTAAAACACTATCAAGAGTTTCAGATGATAACCAGTCCGGCTGTTTTAGTGCTTCACCTTCTACTGTTATATTAGAGTCTAATAATAACTCTATTAAACGAATATACGATTTATTTTTCAGTTTTAACTTTTCTTTTTCAACATCCTCTGGCGTAATATTTTCAAGATGAAGTTTATCTTTATAATGACCAGTTTCTAAACCATTTGGGCGAAATTGATTTGTCCGATAAGAATGACATCCACGAATTGGGGCGTCACCTTGAATTGTTACGTAGACGTATTTTTCATTATAGTCATTCGTATCAATCATACCAAGGTATCGTGTTCCATCTGTGTCAACCACATACACGTATTCACCAGGCTTCATATTAAGAAAACTTGGTACAACATAAAAATTCTCAACTAATGAAATTGGAAATAATTTGTCGATATATTCACTGGTAATATCAGTGATGTCTACATTATCTACTTGGAGTTCCTTTGTTTCCTGTCCAAGTGCCCGTTTACCTGTTTCATTTAAGATCAGAGTTAAAATATATTTCATAACATTTATGTTTAATTTCGATGCAAAGGTAGTACAAATTTTTCAAATAACCAAATATTTTAATAAAAAAAATGATGCAGATTATTCAGCATCATCTTTTTTGCTTTATACAAGTATTTTTTAATAAAAATGATATAGAATATGAAACAAACAATAAAGTTAAAAGAATCACAGTTAAGAGATATTATCAAAGAGGAACTTACTCATGGTGATATTGCTTTGTTCGGTGATATTGTTAATAGTCTTGCTAAAAACAATAAGGAATTTAGACAAAATCTGGAATACTATAGTCAATTTTTACGCGGACATCAACAACTTAATCAATTAACTCAACAGTTAACGCAAAATCGTCAACAGCCACAAACACAACATCCTCAATTTCAACAACAAAGATGGAGTTAAGCAACCATTCCAACCTGATTCCACGAATATTTCTTACCGAAGGCAATTGAGAACATAAGTTCAAACCGTTGTCCTTCGGTTTTTTATACGCTTTTTTCGAAAATATTTTCATTAATCTTATTCTTTTTTAATGCTAATAAGTATTTATATATAGAAATGAAAAGAAAAAATATGATCAAATCCTACAAATATAAACTTAAACCAACAGTAAAACAACAACAGCAACTGAATATGTTTTTCGGTTGTGCTCGGTTTATATATAATTGGGGATTAAATCAAAAAATACAAACCTATAAACAAGATAAAAAAACCATCGGATACGTTGAGTTAGCACATGAACTCACAGGGTTTAAACACAAGGAAGAAAACGAATGGCTAAACAAATGCCCGATTGAACCATTACAACAATCACTAAGGAATTTGGATGCTGCATTCGTACGTTTTTTCCGTGAGAAAAAAGGTTTTCCTAAATTCAAATCTAAAAAGAAATCTAGAGATTCCGTGAAGTTCATTCATGCAGTTCATTTTAACTTCGAGGATTGGAAAGTTAAAATACCAAAAATCGGTTGGACGAAACTCTGCAAAAACAAAACGTTTGACGATACATCTTGTAAAATAGGAACATTAACCGTAAGCCGTGATAAATGCGGAGAATACTGGTGTACCATAGTAGTCGATAACCTACAACCAAAACCATCGAAAACCAAGATAGTTTTGGCAACCTCAGTAGGTGTGGATTTAGGTATTAAGGATTATGTAATATTATCTGACGGTACTAAATACGGTAATCCGAAATATTTAGAGAAATATAGCAGGAAATTAGCACATCTCAACAAAGTGTTTGCTAGGAGCAAAAAAGGCTCTAAAAACCACGAAAAACTACGTTTACGTATCGCTAGATTATATCGTAAAATAACATACATGCGTAGCGATTTCACACATAAACTATCTACGGATTTAATTCGTAGATTTGATACAGTGTGTCTTGAAAACCTGAACATTGAAAGTATGTTGAAAAACCATCACCTTGCTAATTCAATACAGAGTGCAGCGTGGAGTGAATTTGTTAGACAACTTGAATACAAAGCTGAGTTGTATGGCAAAAACGTGGTTTATATTGGTAGGTTTGAGCCAAGTAGTAAAACCTGTAGTAAATGCGGGTATATTAACTCAGAGTTAACCTTGGCTACTCGCGAATGGACATGTCCACAATGTGGCGAACATCATGATAGAGATGTAAATGCGGCGATTAACATCAGAGATTTTGCTTTGCATAAGCAGAATTTAATTGGTGTGTAAAGATATATTAGCCCGTAGGGAAGCGGGTGAAGAGGCCGTGGAGGGAAGAGATTACGAACCCTGTGAAACGGTAATATAGTAAATGAAGAAGGTGCTTATTCAGCACCAACTCCTATATAGTTCCCTCATCTTTTTCTACCCTAGTTAATGGGAAATCTTTCAAAGCATCACTTGGATTTATTGTAAGATTTATACTGTGTAAATCGAACACTTCATTACCATTAGTAGTCATCACACATGTACCATACAATTTGTGTGCGTCTAACATTTCAACCAAATGTTTTATATTAGGGGTTTCAATTAACTCCATATCAGCAACAAGATAGTCACCTTTAATCTCAACGTTATTAATTTTGTGCGTGACATTGCTAAGTTGAATACCGCCAAATTCTGCATTATCTGTTTGAAGTTGTCCGAACTTCTCCCACGGCGCTTCATTCCACTCTTTAACCATATGTTCGATTGTTCCCCTGGGAACAATCAAACCATTCGACATTGGTGCACCGATTTTCAATATTGGGCTTGTTACTTTAATCTTTGCCATATTATTCAATTTTTTATTGGCTACACTTTTACTACTACAAAAAATGTGTCAAACCTAGCTCAGCCACAAATTATTTTCAACAGCAAAGCAAATGCTTTTGAAATTTATATACTCCGTAACCTCTTTCCCTGTAATGTCGAGTCGGAACAGCCGCATATCATCTTGATAGTATGCCGCGCACGCCTGTATAGCGTGTTCGTTCTGCGTCCATACGACGAACGTTATCTCCGGGAATTTATTATGGAGATATTCAAGAATTTTCGGAAAGTCATGCCGACTTATATTCTCCATGAAATGTTTGATAACAATAACTTGAAGAATTTCTGGGTTTCGGTTCTCATGGAGATACCTGTTCACGCGGTGCTTTTCCAACTTGCGCACCAGGTCATCCAGCGACGTAAACATTCCGCTGAGCACGAAACAATTACCACGCTCATTAAGTGACCGGATAAACTCATTGAACTTATGTACGTTTTGCCCGCAGAACACATTAAACTTACATAATGTAAATTCGCCTACTTTCATTTCGTCTTCTCTACTCATAAATTATCTATGTTTTTTCTCCTGGGTTGGCTCTTCAGTGACAACCTTGCATTTGTGAATGTAATCAATATCGAATGTTTCAATATCTCCATTCTCTTTGAGTACTACAAGGTGTGTTGCATTTCTTGATGTTTGTATAACACCTAACAATTCGCCACCTCTACATTCAGATAGTGTATCGGAAAATTGTAACTTCATATTGTTATTATTTTAATGATTTAACATATTTAATAAATCTTTGACATGCCGGACAGGTAACATCTTTCAGTTTCCCGTCAAATTCATCACCATCTGCCTCCCAACATTCAATATCCAAATTTGAGTCTGGTATTGCACATCCACATAATGTATATTCACCACCTGCTTGTACTTCATTTACAACACACACGTGGCTAAATACTTCAGGCTCATCATCGTACCCTGGTACAAACGATGGGTTTTGAAATAACATTCGTTGTAGTCTCATATCAATCTCCTTTTTGTAAATCTGGTGCAAAGGTAGTAATAATTTTTCAAATAACCAAATATTTCGCAAATTATTCTTCTTCAACACCAAATTTTTTGTTTGCTTGTCTTTGCGATGATGTAAAGAACAATAAACCTTTTAAATGTCCACCTTTATGCTTTAACACTGTTTTATAAGCATAGGCGTTTACTTGTTTATTTTTTTTGTTTTGACTTGCCATAATTACAAATAAGCCGGACATGGTGTACGTTTATCACCAAGCAACCAATCAAGATCGTCTTGTTTTTGTTTTTTCATTTGCTCATCACCTGTTAACTCTTCGAGGATTTTCAAATTTGCGCTAAACAGGTGCTCAGGCCAGGACTCTAAATTACCATACCTATCAATTTTAATCTTATTCAATCCACGTTGGGTGATAAGATAACAACCCGAATATTTCTTTTTACGAATTTCATTTCGTACGTAGTTGAACATGATGTCATCATTAGTTTTGATAATCTCACTTCCGTCCGGGTAGTAGAATGTCACAAAATCATTTTGTGGGCACTTGCGAGTATCAATCGGATTTTTTTTCATTCTCTCTATTTCAAGCAACACACCAATTGTTTTAGCAATACCAGCCTCTTGTGCATCTTCATAGGTTTTGAATACTATATCATTCTCACCATTGTAATGTTCTCCATCATATACGCGTTCGAACGTGTTGCCAGCAATATACAACGTAACAGTGTATCCACCAATTTTAATATCGTGATATACGGTAATATCACATTTCTTCACATCCCTTAACCATGCTTGCGCCATAGACAAAGTTGGTATAAGAATATGTTTGAATTTGTTACGCAGCACTAAAATGTGCTCTTTTTCAGTATCTTTATATTCCAATAATTTATCGTTACCTGGAATATAGTAGTATCTGCATTCCCATGCAAAACCAAGTTCTTGTAGGTATTTACCTATTTCGCATGATACATAATGTTCGTTGTTTACTTTCATTTCTCACATAGTGTTTATGTTGTCTGATTATTTTCATTATTTTGTTTATGAACAATTTGATGCACCGTACTTAGGATTTCATAAAAATCGTCAATTACGTATATGTAGTCAGAAGCCGAATTTTGTACATGATATATTTTCACATTGTCTTCACAACAACATACTTTGTAAATATTTTTTGCTAACACCGCTATTTCTCGTGTTTCATACATGAAATCACCATCTGGTGTGACATCAGTGCTCGTTTCTGTATGTAGAATAATAAAATCGTTAAATTCTCTACAATGTACTGTACTTCTATCAACATGAAGATGTTTTGGCTCTCTTCTACTCATATTTTTTTTGTTTTACTTTCTTCATAGCGAATTTGAAATATATTGGTGTCTCTCTAAGTAGTACCATTTGCATATTGAAAAAACGTTGGAAATTCATACCACAACCAGGTTTGAAATTTTCCTGGTTCAATTTCCACATTTTATACGCGTGCAATTTGAACTCTTCAAAAGTACACCAATCAATATCCCATTTCTTTGCTATCTCTGACAACTCCGTATCGTACATTGTCAGATACGGAGCGGTGAGAATAATATAGTTACGTATGTTTTCCATCACGCACCAACTTCTACAACACTAATTTTAGGCTCCTCGCCTATTAAGCGTTGATATAGTTTTTCGTCGTGTTTGAAATCATCAGCCGTATATTTATCGGTAAACCCATACATTTCCATGAATGTGGCAATGAGTTTATCCTCTGAATAGATACACTGGATTGTTTCACCATCCACATTGATGTAACTATTCTGTAAAACAAAATCTCTCAATTCACAAAATACATCTTCAGCAATAGTGAACTGTTTTCTGATCTCGCTGTGTGACACTTGTTTGCGTAATTCCTCAGCAGCTTTCTCAGCATCTTCCTTGGTGTCATACATCTTATTGTTCAACACAGTACCAGTCGCTGGATGTATCTGGAATCCATCATCACGTCCATATGGGTTGTTAAGTACTAAAACTACGTATTTCTTTTCCATAGTATTATTAAGTTTATTTTGCTGTTATTTGTTTCGGGGTGAGTTCATAGTAATACCTATTACCAGTCTCTTTTGAATTAAAACTACCTTCTAAATCAAAGATTTTTTTGTAGTCCATACAACATGAGTCGAATGTATGGTATTCAGCGTTTTTACATATTACGCCGCCCCAAACACCGTTTGTTCGCAAAAAGTATTTATCACTATGCCTCGGTGTATATCCTTTTTGTTTAAACGCATCTACCATAGCGTAATCATGCTCACAATAGTCTGTTGTCAAAAAATAACAATCAATGTCATTGCCATCCCAATATGAGCCGTCGGTATGATAAATTTCAGGATAAAAAGTCAAAAACTCTTCCGCCAACTCTTTTGTTTCAAAGTAGAATGGGAATGTTGTTTTCTTAATCCTACTAAACAAACCAAAGAAAAATGGAACACGTTTGTATATATACACGTCGTATATAATTTGATTACAACGTCCACCTTCTATGATTTCAACAACCTGGTTGTTTTTCTTTAGAACTTTTGATATTTCCTCCTTTGTCATACCTTTTTAGATTACGTTAATTTGACAAGATTTCATTACCTCCAATGCAGCATTGTGCTTCTCTGGCGTAACACCTGCGCAACATGTGCTATCTACGGTGATTTCAGCGAAATCATATGTATATGCTTTAAGAATCAAAGCATTAGAGATAGTACATATGTCGGTACAGAAACCGCAAATTTCTATCTTCATAGGAACTTTCTTACCATCTTCGCGCGTAGCTTTCAATTCCATGTCAAGAATTAACTCTATAAGAGATTTATCACATCCCCAAGTTGGTTCAACCGAACCAAATGTTGGCTTTGTTATATATTCCACTTTCATGCCAAGTAATTCGCGTGCTTCTACAGCATCCCTTACCTGTTCATTAATTTCCCATCCTTTCGTACCGTAAATACAATGTTCTACAGGTAATTTCTCACCTTCAGGTGTTTGAAGATAATTTTTTTGATGCGTATCCATAGTCAAATAGATGGCGTCACCATCAAAGTTTTTAATCTTTTCAAGAATTGCAGGAATTGCAGCCTGTGCCTCCTGATTTGCTAAACTACCAGATATGAAATCATTCTGCATATCAATCAAAATCAAAACACGAATTTTTTTGTCCATTTTTCTATTTTTTTTATCCATAAATTGTTTCTATAAAATATTTTGGATCAACGCTCTTAGCGAGATACACACCATTATTTGAAATCCAAATTTTCTCACCATCTTCAATCATCTTAGCGGCATCAATCTTGATGATTCTCAATTTACCACCGTGACGCTCACCAACGTTCTTTGCTGTTTCCTGATCTCCAGAAAGGTGAACATATAAGCGGCTCTGTGGTTTCAAACCATCGCGCATAATGTCATCGAAGAATCTGTTGCTCGTACCGTGCCACAAAAAATCACATTCTGTAACTTCTGTTAAATCTACTTCAACAGGAATCGAATGTCCTTGTCTTGCACGGATACGCATTTTGTGTTCATCGTATTCGTAGCGTTGTTTATTATTTGTCTCAACAATCTCGTCGAGCAGCGCTTTGGTGTAGTCGTGATGTTTCACCAACTCACTAACTTGGCGCCAACCATTTTTATCTATCAAGCCTTTTTCAAAACTGTCAGTATCGTGACGTAACAGAAAGGCTAACTCTTTTCCTTTTTCAATTACCTTATCCATAATTACACTCCTAACACATCTATCGGATTATTAAAATCGGCATCTTCAGTTTGATACTTTTTATCTTGTATTTCCTCGTATAAATTGCGGTTGGTATATGGCGAAAGGATAACATCACCTATCTCCCATCTATCATCGTCATTGGAACGAATGAATGTTAGTCCTGCACCACCTGCACCGGATTCCATATACGGATATACACCCTCAACACGTAGTTGTGTTAATAAAGCATCAATCTTATCAACTTTATTTTTTTGTGCTTTTGTTAAATGTCGTATTTTCATAATCAAACAAAATTTAATTCATAAACTTCACCGTCAACTAATTCGGGGACTTCTGCGTACTGTCCTCCATCAGGATCGTATTCATAATGGCCAGTCTCGTAATTGCGCCTAACTGGTTTTTTTGTGTATAAACACACTGTGCCATCACTATCTTTTGCTACATATAATTTCATAATCTTATGCGAAATATCCTCTATTTACTAACTCTTTCTTTGCCTCTTTGGTTGCACTCCAAACGCCTTTGCTGCTTTCCCTAACCAAACCACGTTTCAACAAAAGTCGCAAGAATGTATCAACGCCATACTCACATGTTCCCTTTAAGAAATCACGTTCGCATAACTCTTGGAATGTACATTTACCATAATACAAACTTGCTAATATGTCCGAAGAACTAAACATATTCAAATGTATTCACAATACATTCTCTACATTCACTACCCATATTTTTCTGTAGGCTTCTTCGAAACGATAATAGTACCTCTTTTACCTTTTCACGTTTAAGTTTCCTCGGTTCATAAGCACCATTATCAAGTTGTTTTAAGAGCATATTGCGAAGCACGGCTTCACACACTCTATTTTTTATATTAGTTGCAGCATTGAAATCTGCGTTTGATTCATATCCACACTCAATGCATTTAAATGTTTCCTGATTTGGACGATTTTCGTCCTCTATGCACCCACAAATAGGACACATCTTACTTGTGTAACTTGCTTGCACAGTGGATACTGCAATATCGTATTTTCTTGCAATATGTTCTACCTCTTGTTTTAAACTGCTTAAACCAAGGAATTTAACCTTTCTATTATAGTTTATATCCTCATTGTCTGCGTCTTTTACATAACACTTTCCAAATCCATTATCCAAATCCTCCATCACTATGTGGTTTACACCTTGTGCTTGTAGTTCTTTACACATGTTTGCGATAAGTTGTTGTTCGGACTTAACAATTTTAACCTTTAGTGTATCGAGTTTCTGTTGTTTACGTTTGCCTACTTTGTATCCTTTGTTCTCTTTTAGTTTATCCACCTCCAAACAGAATTTACAATAGTCGTTAACGAGTTTCCTATCATAATCATATGTGGTTTCGTCAGATAGGCTGAAAAGATTGTGTTTGCAATTAACGTCTATACCAATTACGTTATCTCCTGCTTGTGGTATGTATCGTTCGCCGTCCTTACACAAATATACACAAATTTGTTTATATTTCTCGTTAAACGTCAATGTGTATTCATAATCAGGGTTAGATTTGAAGTAGTCTTTCATGCTGCCATGGTATTCCTTACTAAACTTAACTGGTATATCAAATGATTTCCTACCAATTCCTGATAGTGAAATATAACTGTTTATCACAGACCCGTAATGCGAGTTATAATCAACTATCTTAGTTTTCCTACTTCTACCACTAAATGTTAAGGATTTGAATTCTATTGGATGTTCTGCATAATGCGATATTGTTCTATTTCGTTTAGATAATGCTAACTTATAGAGTCTATTAAAACTGAATTTATCACAGCATCTCAGTATATTTTCATAGAACGTCCGTTTCTTATTGTCACACGTTGGTAGTTGATTCGTGATATACTCTACAATATTCTCATTTCCATATCTTGCGAGATAGGTTAGACAGGTAGATAGTGGAGTATCGCTGTGCTTAGTTACAACTTTCTTTAAACCACCTTTCTTATTTTTCTTGGTATCACGCTTGTAAAATTCAAATCCGACAAATAATATGTTTTCAAATTTCAGTTTTCGTTGTATACCATCGAATTTATTTTGATAAGCATCGAATACTTGTTGATATGCTTGTGCATCGAATGAACTAGGTATATCACCATTAAATGCGGTTCGCATTTCTTTTAGGAATTGATACCTATTATATTCTAAGAAATGTAACAGGTTATTGCATACGTATTGTGATACTTTGTTTTTGTGATTACGAATAGATACAGCAAAGGAATATAACTCACCATATTTCTGACGAGTCATGTCATGTGACACAAATCCCTTGCCATATTTACTCTGTGTAATCATATTATGAACATATTGCAACTATCACACTTATGGCTACAAAAATTCCAATACCAATTAAGAATGCTTTTAAACACCCATTCATTTTCTTTTTTGTGGTTTGTCTTTCATTCTCTAAATCGTTTACATTTGTTTCTAAGATGTGTGTTAAACTTTTTGTTACTTCACCAATTAAGATGTTTGAACTATCAATGTCAAACTCATCTGTTCCATTCCAGTTGTCAACAACTTCAATTGTGATTTTAGTTTTATTTTCACCTTCTTCAAACAATGTAATGTGTACTTGCATGCCAACATCAACAAGCCCACTAATAGGTTTTTTAAAGTGATACTTGTAAAGTCCAAGCAATTTTTCACTTTCGTCAAAAGATTTGTAATACTCACTATGAGCACACAAATACTTCATTTTCTTTTCTACCTCATTCTTACTAAAAGAAACTACAATTTCTTTCTTTACATTACTTACTGTTGTATTCATATTATTCTTCGTTTTTGTTTTTTATTTCTTTTCTCTTTTTAGCATTCTCCTTCGCCCTAAGACTGTATACCTTTCCACTGAAACTCGCAATCAGCATCATCATGTCATTCACTAATTCCTGTTGTTCAGTGTACTCTGTTTTATCAAGCAGTTCGATTTCAACTCCGTAACTATTGAAAAACAATTCAATGAGATTATACTGAAATCGAGTCAACCCATCTTTGTGTTCAATAACTACCTTGTCTATTTTTCTGTCAATAACGAGTTTACATAATTTTACAAAACCTTTTCTTTTATCATTAAGTCCACTACCCATGTCTTTTATAATGTGTTCGACTCGATATTTATGCTTTACACAGTATTCAAATATTCTATCAGATTGTCTTTCAATATCACCATGTGCTTTCTGGTCAGGAGTTGAACATCTTGCATAAGTAGCCACGATATATTCTTTTTTAGATGGTTCGGGTGCTTCGTTTTTCTTACCAATTAGTTTATCAATATCACTTTGTTTCCATCGTCTATGCCCGCCTTCAGTCCTTAATGCAACTAACTTCCCTGAGTTATCCCATCGTTGAAGCGTGGATTTACTAACATTAAGGATGTGTTTGGTTTCCTCTAATGTTAATAGTTTATCCATTATCTTCTTCAATTTGTTTTAGTATATTATAGGTTGTTTGTTTTGCATTATCCAATTGTTTCTGCAACTCGTCTACGGTTAAATTCTCCATACCATCCATAAGTGGATATTCGTTTCCATCACTGCATGTGTATACCATATTTTCCTTATCAATAGACAGAACTTGTAGGTTTTGTTCTTTCATTGTCTCAATTGTCTTTTTTATATTTATCTTATTTTTCATATATAAATACTTTCAATTTTTGAAAAAGTTGCATATTTTTGAACATTTTTAACTTTTTTTGATTATTTTATTGAATTACAGTGTTAATCCCACATCTTATCCATAGTGAACTATTTACATTTATATTCATCTATCAATTTATCGAGATTAAGAAATACTACTCTACCCTCACACGGTTGATAAAAATCTACATGAACAGAGTGTATGCTTTGTAGTTTATATGTGATGTCAGTCATTTCATCTGCACATATGCTTGAATATAATGAACCGTTCATCATGTTAAATACCTTGCCTTTTTCTTTTAACTCACAAAGTAAATCGTAAATTTCTTTTTTGGTTTTTGCATCCATATTTTTTATTTTTTTAAATTACAGTGCAAAAGTAGTAATTTTTTTTCAAATAACCAAAAATTTTACCTTTTTTTTCAATCTCATTGATAAGTAGAATACAAATACACGATAATAGGAACGTGCATAATACCCACTCATTGTATGATATGAATAGTATTCTAACCAATGCGGCTGATGCTATAATAGCCAAAAAAATTCGGTTAAGTACAAACCTGTATTTCTTGCTGGCTAACAGAAACCAGTCACATATCTTATTGTAGCACTTACTCAGACCATCCATAGTCCAAAAATTCTTCATACTTCTCATCAATTTTCCAATCAATCTTATCTAAATCATAGTTTTCTCCAGACACTTTATCGTAATAACAATCCTCTGATGGATTATAATCAAGAATAACTGGAGTTATACCATATGTCGCCATATACGGTGTTGCTCTCACTGTATTGTATTCAATAAACTCAAGTGCTTCAACTCGTTTGTCGATATACTCTGTTTGTTCTTCCGCAGATAAAGATTCAAAATTATCATATTTATCACCTTCATCTTCTCTAACAAACTCAGTCATCATAAGTTCAACAGAGTAAACCACTTTACCATTATCGTCAACGCCAATGATTGAATTATCAAATGATGGCTCATCATACACAATGCTATTCGTAAATCCAGCATCTGCTATTTTCTGTCTTAATTCTTCGTTTACCATATCAATTATACAATTAAATCTCTTCCAATTCTAAACACATCCATGAGCCTTTGTAAATCACCAGCAGTTCTTACTCTGATTTTCCAATCACCTGGCGCAACTCTAAACCAATATATGATATGCCCATTAGCCAGTTTTTCTTCGGTTAAATAAAGAACTTCGTGTTTATTTGAATCATGTACACCTCGTTTATCTGTGCCCCAGATTACAATATGCGTTTCATACTCAAATTCATTATCTTCGTTAATCCATAATGAATCTGGTTGATACCCAAATTTGTTTCTTGGGTCTTTAATGATTTTCTGAGTTAACTTAATTTTGTCTAATTCTGTTTCTATCATAACATTTCAAATTTTAAAGATACCAAGTTTCAATTTTTTCGTCTAAATATTTAATTTCTCCACATTTAGGGCATGTGTATTCATATTTTGGTGGAAGCGATGTTAACACTTTCGTTTCATCACATTTCATTTTTGCGCCACATTTTGGACATGTTATTTTAGCCTTTCTGTCGCATATATCCTTCTCTTTCATATCCTGGTGTTTTTTCAATTGTTCAGCAAAATACTTATTACGTATATAGTCAGGCTGTATTACCCATGTAAATTTATCGTCAGCACATCCACCCCAGTAACCACAATAATCACTCAAACCTATAATCTGTGATAAAGTATCTACTTGTTTACCATCAAGTTTCTCAAGATATTTGTATGTGTAGTTAAGAATACCTTCCCAATAAGTTAAATCCCAACCATCTTTTGATTTTGGTTGTGTCCAACATATAGAAAATGAAATATTGAATAATACAATAGTCCATTGTGGTGGATACTCATAACGCACATCATCAAACTTCCATTTCCATATCATATCGAAACTGAAAATGTAAAATGTTAGCCAAAGTGGTAATTCATATTCCGGCTTTAACCAAGATAAATGCCACTTTTTCAATTTGTTAGCAAATTCTTCATTCCAAACATACCCTCTTGAACTCTGATCGTAATGATATGTTTGATGTTTCTTAAAGATACGAAATGAGTGCCCTCTTCTCCAAACAGGTAGAAATGGATTTGAACTCTTATTAAATAGTTTATCAACAAACGTTGCAAGGCGGAACTTCCACGATTTATCATCATCTTCATGCGTGTTCATATAATTAAGTATCCACTGTTCAAGGTTTATTAACCATGTCGGTGTAGCCCAAAAACCAAAATAGATATGTGCTTTCGGACGCTTAAATATATGTTTTACTTTTTTGTATTCTTTTAACATACTTCGCCTCTTCTTTCCAATTCATTTAGTAATTCGTTAGTTGAGCATCTTGATAGTGCGCGACTATACTTTGTCTTGCGGTTAAGTTCGTCCAGCACTTCAATTTGTTCATATGACATAAGGTTATCAAATTCAGCAATAATCTCTTCTTTTCTTAAACTTTGTACTTTGTAATTAACTGCGGTTGTTAACATTTTCTATTTTTATTTTACTCAAATTATTCTTCTACGTAAATATACAAAAAAAAATGGAGATTGTTAGTAATCCCCATTTTGAACTTGCAGTGTTAAGAGTCCTTGCTCCCTCCACATGTCTACACACTTGTTAGAATCTTCGAAAACACATAGGACATTGTACTTTCCTTTGATGTAGTCTTCGTAGATTTTCTTTTTTGCATCATATCCATGACTGTAGTCGCTACTATCGCGCATGAGTAATGTATAAGGTGCATTAAAATTCTTTTTAAGCCAGTTTTCAGTTGCTTCACGCGCACTATCTGGACGCCCCGTTAGGAATATAACCTCACAGTCATCAATATTGTTAACGTAAATTTCCAACATTAATGCAAGACGCTTATCAATTTTGTCTTCATCTAACCTATCCCACTCAAATGGTGTACGCCCGGTGTGCATTGCTAATGTACCATCCAAGTCACAAATAATGCAGGTTGGTAAATCATCTTCCCATTTTACAGTGTTGAATACACGGTAATCGGTAAGTTCTTTTTCAAACTCTTCTTTGTAGTAACGTTTGTAGAACCTCTGCATTACTTCTTTCGGTATGTATAAACCACCCTCAGCCTTACGCGCTTTGGAACGTTTCATTGCTTGCTGGTATGGAATGTAGAACTCTTTTTCCTCAACCTCATACCCATACTTTTCAGCCATATCATACCACGGCTTAATGTATTTAGGATTAAGGTTGGTATCATCAAGGATGACTGTTAAACCAGCCTTCATACCATTCTCAACACGTTCAGTTTCGATACGTGTTACTTCATCTTCCTGATCCTGCACGTATTTACCGTTACCAAGTTCGTAACGGATAGTATCACGGTTGCCAATAACAACATTTGTGTCAACGTTTTGTTTATATTCTTTCGCCCAAGTTGATTTTCCTGAGCAAGGTACTCCGGAAAGTATAAATAATTTCTTCATATATCTTAATTGAATTTTATTACCTCTACAGGTTTCATTTTGAATGCGTTCTGAGCGTGCATTTTCTCGATAGCAGCATCAGCAACAGCATCACCACTGGTTCCCAAGCGGATATATTTATCTAACTTCTCATAGTTGAAACCTTTCTTTTCAAACTTCTCATCATCTGGCATACTGTGAGGTAGTCCGTCATCAGGAGTCTTGTACGTCCATTTTTTCGGAATACCCAACTCATCACCAACCTGGTACAACTCATGTACCGTCAATTCAGCGATAGGCTCGAAGTCGGATGCGCCATCACCATATTTAGTGAAATAACCAATGTAGTTCTCACTTGCATTACATGTACCAACAACACGTCCGTTGTTAGATTGCGAAATTGCATACAAAATTAGCATACGCACACGTGGCGGAATATTTTGTTCTGCTTGTTCGGACAATCGTACATTACCGCCATAATATGTTTCTTGCTTAATTGCGTCGGTGATACTTCCAATATTTACCACATGAAATTGTATTCCAAAATGTTTAGCAATTTCATCTGCCTCATGTAAATCTTGTCCTTTGTCTGGAATACCAACGCCGATTACTCTATCGGCGCCTAACGCTTTAACACACAATGCTGCAACAATTGTACTATCTTTACCACCAGACATTCCAACGCACGCATTACATCCATTACCATTTCTTTCGAACCAATCTCTTATACCTTGTATGAGTTGTTCGGTTACTTTTTTTGCGTCAAATTTATCCATATTCTCTGTTGTATTTATTTTACTATTTTGTTTGTACCTTTTATAAGGTTATATTCTATTTGCGTTCCATTATTCAATGTAATGAAAACAACGCCATATACACCACTATTTTCTATCCTTGTGATGAAATTGTTACCAATTACACAATCTTTGAATAGATAGTAACATGAATCATGGTTGAATACAAGTACATTCTTTGCAGTTTCAACCTGGTCACGTCCAACTGTCACTTTCAAATTTGTATCCACAATACAATAATAAGTTGAATTATCAGTTTCAAACATTTTTGTATTGAATCGTTCGTAATCGTGTTGGAAATTGAAATTATTATCAGGTGCCATTTTACGTTCATCGAACGTTCTTGGCTTACCAACACTCTTGAACCACTCGTCACATACAACTTCGCCAGTTGAATAGTCATACACGTTGTATCGTGTATATCCGCCGTTCATAGTTGTTTTAACAACACCAAATGCGTTATCAATGTAAATGTCATATGATGAACCAAAATCATAACGTCCTGATTTCAACATCTGTTTACATTCATCCCTCGTATAAACTTGGGGTTTATAAACATCACGTTTTGTGGTTTTTTTACCTTTCACAGGTAATGCTAACTCCATTGTGTTGTTATTCGGATAGCCATATAATTTCGTGGATGTGATGTATTTGTATGTGCCAGGCGCGAGTACTTCTTTTAATTTAGTGTCGTTGCCATTTGTAATCCACTCACGTACTGCCGTAGAAGACAGTTCAATCGGGTTGAATCCAGTGTAATCTGTATCTACAATTAAATCTTTGAAATCTTCACGCAATGTTTCGTCAATTTCGTATCCACCTCTTGGTAAAACAATGAACTTAACGAGTTTTTCATCAACGAACCATTTCCAATTCTTGAAACGTTTGATACTATTGAATACATCAGCACCAACAATAAGGAAATACTCATTGAATGTTTTGTTTTCAATATCCGTGTATAGGATTTTTTTCAAAGTATTTACGGTGTAACAAACATGGTTTTGAATAGAGTCCAACATTTCTGTTGTATCCAAATCCATCTTTGCTTTCTGTTTTGCTGGCAGTGAGTTAATTCCATACAAGATAGCCATAGACCTGAAATAAGCGTCAGGCATGTAGTTTTTGACTTTGAACGGAGAACATGGGTTAAGTAAGAAGCGAACCTCATCCAAATAACCCTTGTCAAGTAAATACTCTGCGGTTTTAAAATGCCCAATGTGAATTGGATTGAATGAACCACCAAAAATACCTACACGTTTTCCTATTTCATTTTTGCTACGTGATGTTGACGCAACAGAAAAATCATAATTATTATAATCCATCCTATTTTTTGATGTTGTAGCCATTAAACAATGTTTACTCTCTATCTCTGTCTATTGAATTAGACTCAATGTTATAGTTATGGAAACTATCATACTCTTCCTGAGTAATCCGTCTGAATTTCTTTTTCTTCTTTCGAAACTTATTTAAGTATGTAGCATCCATAACATTTAGTTTTTGTATTTTATGGTTAATCCCACCAACCTTCAATACCTGTGCCGTCGAAGAATTCATAGTAACAGTCGTCATATCGTTTTTGATATTCATCATACGTTTCATCTTCGCGTTTTTCACCGATTTTTGTTTGTATTTGTTCGGCTAATCCATAAGGGTCGTCTTGTCCACGAAGAATTGCAAAGATTCTATCATAATAAGCGTTACGCGCTTTTTGATATTCCTCTCTATATACTTTGTTTGACGCCTCTTGAATTTTTTTACTTTCATCATCCACAGTTTCAAAACCAATGCTGCCATCCTCATATTCTGTTACATGAGTAATAACGTTTTCTTCACCAGCGCCAAGATATTTGTCGTTCACTTCATCCTCATAACCATTACGGAGTAACGTAATCAACTCACGAATTGCAGCAATTTTCTTCTTACGTGGAGTATCAATTTCGTTACCATATCTATCCATATGATTGGCAAGTATTTCAAGCCCATATGCAAACAACTCTACTTGACAATGGTAGTCCCAAGGACAATAGTTCCACATTGCTTTATTGAAGCGAACAAGGTTTTTGAAGTATTTCTTAACCTCGTGGTACTTTATGTCCAAAGCATACCAGCGAACAGAGAACCAACGTTGGATTTTCTTCCATTTCGTCTCATTCTCTCTTCGCATATCGAATACAGTACTGAAAGGATGTTCACCCTTAACATCGTATTCTTTTGTTATTTTTGTATTTAATCTTCCCATATCGTTAGTGTTTTACAAACTTATTGACTTTACCAGTAACATAGAAACTACCGTTAGTTTCCATCCAATTAGTAATATCGTTACTTTCAACTGGTTTCGCATCTGGAGCAATGGCAATGGTAATATGTGAATGTTCGTTTGCTGTTTGGTAATCCACTCCGAGAGCAACTGCTCTATCCGATACACCAACGTGTGTAACTCGTAGGCTAACATCTTTACCTACTAACTGTTCCTCATAAAATTCAGCGTCTTCCTGTGCTTTCTCTGATCTATCATTGAAAACAAGCGTCATGTGGTCACCATATAACTTCCAATCATCTGGAATAACAAAACCCTTTTCCACTGATAATTTTGCTGTGTAATCAAACAACGCTCTTTTTGTCACATCAGAGAAAAATACACCGTAATATATCCACTTCTTATCCATAGTTGTTTCAAACTAAAAAGTCCGAGGTGGGGTTGACTTCCCGTGATATAATGCTTCTCCCCCACAATATATGTTGTCCGGAGACTGGTTGAGAATTACTTTCCACCTGGGACTTATTTTCAAATCTGTCGCAAAGGTAACACTTTTTTTTCAAATAACCAAATATTTGATTAAAAATATTCACCTTGTTTTTTGTAATCTTCGATTAAATTTTCAAATTCTTTTTTAGCATCATCAATTTTTTTCTGCGCTGCTCGAATTGTATCTAGTCTCTCTTTTGTCCACTCATCTGGTGCGCCTTTACAGAAACTCTCATAGTTCATGTAGTTGATATGTGTTAACTCATACACATCAACACTCTTCCAGTACCATGCTTCAAATAGTTTTTCATCAACATCATTGTCAATGTCATAGCGAATATCATGCATTGCTACAAACATGTCACCAATCATAGCGATAGTACCAGGGTCACTACCAACCCACATATCTGGTTCGTATGTATATTCATGTTTTTTACAGAACGTCTCTAAATACTCGTTACATACATCTCTCCAATGTGCTTGCCTTGCTTCTATTGTTATATTTTTCCCCATAATGTTTTAGTTTAGATCAGTGTTATTTTATACTTTTTTACCTAATAATTTAAAAATTGGATATAAATAATCATACTTTTTATATTTGTAATCATCTATTTTCAAAATAGCATATGCATCACGATTAGTTAACATAATACCGTCAAAACGATACTCCATATCACCTAAGTCATTCATATCTGCAAGATAATTCGGTTTTTCTTTGATGTTTTCCGCAATATCAAACGCATCCATAACGTCTTCACCAACCATAAAACGTATATACCTTATAACTTGTGGTGTGAGTTTATCAAGGCTATCTACACGATAACCAAGCCAATTTTCTTTCTCCCAGTAGGAAACGAAACGCCTACCATTAAAATAATCAACACGTTTAACACAGTGTCGATTGTTGAACTTCCTAATGATTTTTTTGAAAATCCTATAATTATCTACTATTTTCATAATTCAATTGTTATCTACAACAAATATACGGAAAATATTTGAAACAAAAAATAACGAGGTGTTACCCCGTTATTTTCCTGAACTACCAAATCCGCCAGTTCCGCGTTCTGTCTCTGATAAAGTATCAGTTTCCTCTACCTCAATTTCTGGTGTTTTTACTACAACAAATTGTCCGATACGCTCACCAGGTTTGTATGGTGCAAATACAAGCCCAATCTCCTGTGCACGTTCCTCTGTATATAGACATGCTGGTATATTTTTTAATACCTTGTCTAATGAGTCTCTATTTTTATATCTGAACTGTATTTCACCACGATATGTTGCAGGATCCACTAAACCAGGGGAATTTGGAATATATCCTTCTGTTTTAGTATTGCTACTACGTGGCATACATAGAAGTGCGTAACCACGTTCCATTTCACATGCTAATCCAGTATGGTAGATGTACATGTCGTGCTCAACATCATATTCAACGCTAATTGCTGTTACATCTAACCCAATATCTCCTACGTGTGCATAACTTGGAATTACTGCACGTTCATCTAATTTCTTAAATTTCAACTTCGTCATATTACTGGTATCTTAGTTTTTTTAGTTCTGCTCTTAATGCATCAAACTCTTTGATATACCCAAGAATAGCATCTTTCTCGAAATTCAAACAGAAATCTCTTGTACTACGTGATACAGTACTCTTCTTCTCGTTAATTTCGTTGATAACATCATCAAGTGTTTTACCTTTTGCTAATTCATTTCTAATCTGTGAAAGTTGTGTCTGGAATGCTTTAAAAACAGCCAATTTAGCCTTTTTCTTTGCTTCTGCTTCAATTTTGTCCTTTCTTTCTTGCTCTTTCTGAGCTTTTTCCTCTGGACTTTCACCTACTTCCTTAGAGCCGATGTTTCTAATTTCACCAACCGCTTCTTGTACTTCCTCTTGTACTTTCTCTACTTTAATACTCTTTTCCATTACTCAAACGTATTTTCTAATTTCTTATCTATTAAATTTACCAAATCGCCAACGGTATTCATTCTTGTAATTTCATCGTCGGTAAACTCAATTCCAAATTCTTCTTCACATAACATTACAGACTCAACAACAGCAAGGGAATCTAAACCCAAATCGCTGTAAAATGTATCATCTAAATCGTGGATGATAACATTTTCTCCGTTATGCTCATATGAAGCAACTACTTTTTTTACTCTTTCAAATGTATCGTTCATAGTTAACAAGCCTTTATTGTTTTAATATCTACTCCAATTCTTCTGCTCATCTGAGCAACCTCATTCAAATTTTCTTCATTATCGTCATAGAACTCAAAGTTCTTATACCCTCTTGCAGAAAGATGTTCAATAACCTGACGTTTCCTGTCCTGGATACGCCCTTTGAATTTACAATCTTTGCCGCCTATAGCAAATATCAAATATCTATTGATGTCTATACCATGTTGTAGGAAGAAACGTATCAACATTTCTTTGTCTTCTCTGGCTGTAACAATACCGACATTGTAGCCTTTATTGTAAACATCCATCATTTTATCCCAGAACTTGGTAAATTCCGCCTCATTCAAAATTTGTTCATCATCAAACTCGTCATATCCGAAATGTTCACCATCATTACGTACGTATGTATTGTACTCTGCTGGTGTTAATTTCTTAATAATTTGATTCTGCTCGTTTAATACGTAAATTTTAGCGTTGCTTTTGATGAGTGTATCATCAATATCAAACAAAATTATTTTATTGCTCTTTTTCATCGTTAAATATTGTTGTTGAAGTTTCAATCACTTCTTCTGAAATCTCCAAATATAGTGGTTCGTACGCTAATTTGTAATCTTCATCAAGTAGTGATACATTGTAGAACTCTGTTTCACAACCAATTAACCCTTCACCACCGTGTGTTCCAGTATGTATATGTCCACAGAAGTTATATCGTATCTTACGTTCTTTGATTACATCTTTTAATTCGTAACTACCATAACATTCTTCCTGCCATGTACCTGGATATGAGCAACCTAGTTTATTTACTGAAGGTGGTTGGTGTGTTAATAGAATGTCGCAATCTGGGATACTGTCATAGTGTGTGGCGAATACATCTACAAATGCCCAACCTCTTGGGCCTGTACACCAAGGACAACCATATAAAGTTAATCCACCCTCAATTTCAATTAAACCGTCTTGTACATAAATAACTTTACCGTGTAAACCTGGAACTTCTTCAAGTATGTCCATAGTTTTATCATATCCCCATATTTCCAAAGCGAAATCGTGATTACCAGCAATAAAGTATATTGTTTTACATGTCACATTCTTAGCCCACTCTGAAAATTCGTTTGTAAGCCATTTTTGGCATTTCTCAGGACTTCTCTGAATGTTTAAAGGGAAAGTATCACCACAGATAAAAAGCACGTCACACTGCCCGATTTCGGGCAATGTTCCGTGTAAATCTGATATTGCGCAAATCTTAACCATTAGTCAAGTAAAAGGCTATCTTGTTTTACAACATCATTTTTCTTCAACCAATAACCAACAAGTGCGCCAAGTACGAATGTACCACCTGCTACCATTTCAAGCCAAGCATAGGTTACTTGTGGTTGTACCAAGTGGCAAACCACTGCTGCAATAATTACGGCTGCAATAATCCCAAGTGCAGTCCATTGTTTCCAAGTCCAATTTTTCATAATACACAAATGTTTTATTCTTTTTAGTTAGTTTTTAATCATCTTCATCTTCATCAAAGTCTTGTTCTCTCAAGAATTCTCGATAATCGGCACCATCAAAATTCCAACCAGGGATGTTACCATTTCCGTCAATTTCAAATTCAAGGTAATCCCCATAACCACCTTCTCCGATGCAAGTTGGTACATATCCTTCATAGCCTAAATCATCGTCACCTTGTTTTGTAGTTTTCATCAATGTGTAAATACCAGTGTCAACAATTTTGGCATCATGAAAATCGAAACCGCCATATTCGGTAGGCCAGTTAACTACGTGTCCAGTTTCTAATTCGATAATTAACTTCAGATATTTGCCATATCCATTGTCTTGTAATATTTGAGGATATTTTTCAAATAACGCATCCAAACCTTCACTAGTTTCTCCGTCTACTTCAAACTCTTGAAAATGCCATTCATCTTCAGGAAGAAGAACTTCCAAATAATTAAATTCTTCTTTAAATCTCTTGTATTTAAATTCCATATTCTTATAAATTTTTTTACCCAGTATAAATATACGTTTTTTTTAGAATTCCAATAATTTGTATGTAACGCCAAGGCTGACATTAACACCAGCTCCGAAATACCAACCATGATAAACGGTTCCACCAGATGTACCCAAAATGCCGTAACCAAAACTTGGACCGACACCAACATGTACACCAAGTGTAAATCGTTTTTTGTTGGATGGCGCTAAGTTTGCGCCCTCAACACTTGTGAAATTAACATAAGGATTTTCGGATGTAACAAACCATTTATTATCAGTGCTCATACCAACCTTCAACGGAACATCCATTGAAATGTTATTGATAGTAGTGTTAGCGCTAAACGGATTGAAACTAAATGTTGATATACCATTCAATGCTAACCATTTATCTTCATATTTAAACTTGTTATGATATACACTATCCTGATCCAAATATACACTGTCGTGTGCTACGATAGTATCAACTCTTATTTGTCCTTTAAGTTTAGAAATGGTTGCTAACGCGGAGCCAAGTTTTTTCTCTAAATCTTTAACTTCGCCTTTACTAATTTCCAAATACTTCTCTAATTCTTCTTTTTCCAATATATAACCCTGTTTCTCATACATCAACTCCCCGTTCTTTAATTGATATGTGTGAACAGAGTCAGTTAATGCTGCTACGTTGTTGTTTGCAATATCCAGTTTCTGTTTAGTACAAGTAGTGGACATTAACAATGCCACAATGATACAGGAAAAAACTATCAGTAGTATGTTTTTCCAATTACTTTGAAAAAATGTTTTGTCTTGTATCGCCATAATTATTTTGTCGTATATTTTTTTATTTGTTCATCAATTAAAAGATTTGAAATGCTCTTAGCATATTGTTTGTCATGTATTTCTACTTGTTTATTTTCAACAGCTTTAAGATAATCAATGAACGATGCTGTACCATATGAACCAACATAACGCCCTCTGCTATCTGTAATAATTGCTGGTTTGCATTCTCTTTGTCTTTCATTAATCCAGTTTGAAGTTTCAGTGATTTTTTGAATTAATTCTTCTACAATTTTATCGTGATTATCGTTATTCATTATTTGTATCTTCTATTAAATTGTTTATTTCTCTTTTTAAGTATGTTCGTAATTGATGTTTTCTATCTTTTTTTTCATCTTTTGGTGGATACCACATACCAACATAACCTTTTAATTTAGCTAATTTACTTTTCATTCTCTCCAATAATAAATTCTTTTGCATAAGGTAGACTTTCAATGAACTCGATAAATGCACCCCAATCTTCCTTCAATTTATGATGTTTTCTTTGGAAATATATTGTTTGTAGTTGCTTATAGTTTGTACTTACACGCATAAACAATTCCAATCCAAGTGGACAATTACTAAGAATAATCATCCAACATGTGTACAATGCATCTTCTACGTTGTCGCAGTTGATTACTGTACCATCTCTTAATGTGAATTTATGACCAATAAAACTGTTTTGTTCTTTTTCTTCTAACAAATGATTGTACAATTCAATATAACGATTTATATAGTCAATTACATCTTTGCTCACATATTTATTAGAAGCCTGGTCTAAATTCATTTTTAACAACCTATGCATCTTACTTGATGATGTTACAATGTCAGCAAAATGGTACCTCTGAAACTCTGGACTCCAGTATTGCGGGTATGTAACATCAAATGATACACGAATACCAGTTAGGAAATTATCGTGACATTTAACTACCCCGTTTTTGCTTGCCTGTACTAATTTCTTTGCTCTATCTAATGATTTCTCAAATTCTTCTTGTGTGTATTCTGGAACCTTCAGACGCATTGCATTTCTACATGCAATAACAGACTCTTCAAGTTCATATACTTTTACATGTTCTATTTTTAACATTTTCTAATCAAATTCAAACTTTGCTGCTGTTCGTTTATTATTTCTTGTATTCGCTCGAACGACACTGGTGTATAGTGGTTATTATCCATACCTACATCATACTGCGTTGGGAATAAGTGCCCAAGTCTATCCATATCCATTCCAAGACTTCCTGGGAATGAATGACAATGCCCAAACAATTGCCATGTTGCAGATAACCCACCATAAGAGCCATCAAAACAGGTAAACGGAAAATGGTTAATGTAAATCTTGGTGTCGCCTACTTTGATATATACCTGTTCATGTATTGCTTCAAACAAACTGGTGAACGTCTCATTAGCAAGATAATCTCTGTCGTGATTACCAACAATCAGAATTTTTTTACCGTTGAGACGTTTAATTTTCTCACATAGTTTATCTACGTTACCAAAACCGACATCACCAATAATAAACACTGTGTCGTTTTTCTTAACAACCTCATTCCAGTTTTTGATAATTTGTTCATCCATCTCATCTACTGTTTGGAATGGACGGCTGCAATACTTGATAATATTCTTATGACTCATGTGAATGTCAGATGTTACCCATAGTCCGTTCCCGTTAGCGAATGTATAATGATATTTTGACATATTAACTTAACAAATTGTTGTATTCCATTGTTGTGGGTTTTCCCATGTTCCATTACAATAAACAATACCTGGTTTCCAAGGGTAATCAGGCCCTGGTATATTTGGCACTACTGGCATGTTTGGTATATTCGTTGGATATACTTGTGGTACTGCTGGTGCACTACCGCCTTTATCCGTGATTGCTCTGATTAAAATAACCGCATCACTTGTTGGTATTAAACCATGTTGTAATAATTTATCAACAATCTCGATTGCTTGTTCCTCAATTACTTCTCTACTTTTTGCCATATTTACTTACTTTTTTCTCCAATTTCAAGGTTATATCCGAGGTGTTTTGCTACTTCATCAATTACCAATGTTTTCAAGTCGTGATTACCATACCATAGTATTTCATCTACTAACCAATAATCAGTATTGAAATTACGTAATCCAATGTGCACTTCGTTTTTACTAAGTTTCAATTCAGTTACATAGTATTTTTCGCGTTTGAATATGATTGGTACACCCTTTTCATATTCCTTGTCTTCAGCTAGTGTTATTGTTTTAGGTTTTTTACTCTTGCCCCACATTTCCGCAAGAGTGTTGTATACATTATCTAATTTAATCTTGTGTGCGGTTAATGCATCGTAATAACCGTCCATCAACTTTTCGAGTTTTGTCATTCACTAATAAATATCACTCTATTATTTTTCAATCCAGTGTGGACTGCCAACACATGTGTAGTAAATTTTTTCCCCTTCAGTGTTTTCACCAACCCAATAAAAATCATCTGGTGTAATAACTATGTAAAGGAAATTATAAATTGTAGTTTTTTCACCATAATTATCTGAAAATTGCTGCCCGGCATGTTCTTTTGCTTTCTGAAGAAGACTTTTAGCTGTGTCACCATATTTGAACAAATCAATGGCTTCATCTGTTAGTATAGTACCATAATCAGTACCATAGTAATCATCAAAACCTTTGTATCCCTCTTTTAGTGCTTCACGTTGTTCTTCATAACCACGAGCAATCTCATTGATTAGCACGCCGTTTTCATCTTCCTCAAAATAAGCATCTTCTTCTTTCTCCGTCAATGTATTGCAATATCTGTTTTCTGCAACATTGATTGCGGAGAGTTTATGTAAATACTCATCATGTTTCTGATAAAACTCGTCTACTCTTGTTTTATAGTCTTGTAAACTTAATAATTCCATAGTTATAATATATCTTGTACTTTCATTACATCTTCACCGATAGAAACTTTTTTCCATTCTAACGTTTCACCGTCAATGTCAACACACGCCGTTTCTCTACGCAAGCAGTCAACGTCAATAATATCAACATGTTCATAATCATTACAAACTAACCCGCACTTGTCCATTCCATCTAGTAAGTATCTGCCAGAATCAATTTCTTCATCAGTTGCAGGAGTTTTTAATGTGCCAAATGTGCCAATTCTGTTTACAGTTTCCTTTCTATCTTTAGCAAAGTAATCATCAAACGGTGTGTGCCCCACAACTTGAATTTTATCACTACCAAATCCAAATAAATTTCCTTGCCATAACGATGTTGGGCGAACCCATAATGGACTATGTGTTGTGTCGTCACCACAACCATCATCGTAACGTGTGGCGTTCACTGAAAAAGTAAAAGCACTTTTTTTCGAATTCCACCATAAATCGTTTATGTGTGTGCACACATCCAATAGTTTTTCGTGTCCTACATTTTCTTTATCGTATTGACAATGACGTGTGTACCAGTCCATTGTTACACCAGCATGAGTAATCAAATATTTCTCACCAACATGGTATGCTACACCATAAAATAAATCCTCATTTTCAACCATTAGTTGTGAAATTTCCATTTCATGCTCATAGTCATATCTATTTGTTCCAGCCCTACCAATTATGTATTGTAAATCGTGATTGCCATATAATAGTTTGACGTTATCTTGATGCTCCTCTGCAAATTTGAATATTGCTTTTGTTTCCTCCATCATTTGTTCATAGGTAACAAGTTCCCAACCATAATATGGGTCGGTATAATCACCAACAAACACATATATTGTATTTTCATCAAACGGTTCTACTAATTGGCGCCAATTCTTCCTGCCATGAATATCTCCAATAATTCTGTAGTTCATCATTCACAAAGTTCTTTATCATCTTCGTTATTTTCAATTTCGGTAAGTGGTATTTTGGAATCTTTTAATTGTTTAATGTAGTCTGTATCTTTATCCTCGTCATCATATTTTTTTTCAAACTCACGCAACTCGTCAATAATCCCATACACAACCAAATCACGCATTGTATATTCAAAATCATCAAGTTGCTCAATAATATCTTCTCTCTTTCTTGTAAATTTGTCAATATCTTCGAAATAGTCAGGTGTATTAACTACATCAGCTAAAATTGTTAATTCGTCAGTTGTTTGTTCAAGAATACCTTCTTTATCAATTTCACATTCGTGTGAAAATTGCCAACCACAATACCATAACTCGTGATCAGCGTCTTCTTTCCAACGCTTATACGCTGAAAACTTTTCATCTAACTCAATGCTTGAAATCAACATACGTAAATTGAAACCAATAGTGGTTGCTATTTTACGCGTGTCGTCATTATCGTGATTTTTTAAACAGTAAGAAATCAACTCACGTTTAGTGTTTTTAATAGCCTCTTTGTAGTTAACCATGTTCTCATTCCATGGCTTGTAAGTTACCATCTTTTCTTCAGGTGGCACAAATGTAATTTGAAATCCCATAATCTATCCGTGTTTTTATTAAATATACACTTTTTTTTATAAAAAACAAGAAATGTGGTGTATCTCAACCACATTTCCTATCAATTTTCTTCATCAACATCTATATCATCGTTTTCGATGTCGATTACTCCAGCATCCTCATCGGCTTGCTCCCTGTTACAGAAGCGGAATGTTTTGATTTTACCAGCGTGAGGTAGCATATCCTCGAAACGAATTACCACGCCCTCGTGTGGAGCGCCAGACAAACAATCAGGTGAATCTTTCTCCATGAAGAAGTTCTCATCGTTTGCAAGACGTTTCAAGAAATGCTTGCTCCACTCAGGATCGTCTACATCCAAATCTGGATACAAATCTTTTGCAAGTCCTACGTAACGCTCGATTACAGGCATTAAACCATTGTACTTACACCAGTTTTGTACGTCAGTTGGTGAGAATTCAAATACATCACCATCCTCGTTAGTTACAGTGATACGGAAGATGTAAATCTTGTAGTGTACTCCAAGTGTGTAAACTTCACCTTCTTTCATAGGTACACAACCGTAATCCATCGCAAGTCCTTGACGCGTTTGGAACGCCTTATCTGAATCAATTGGATAACCAACCAACTCATAGTAGATAGTCATACCCTTACGGAGGAATGGGATAAGTTGTTTATGTGCCTCTACACGCGCGCCCTTTTCACCTGGGCCGTGGAAACCACTATCACCAACAGTAGCATCACTTGAAAGAATCTTTCTGTGTGAAGCCAATACATACTCGTATTGTGTTGGACGCTCACCAAAAAGGAAGTTAGCAATACGCTCACGCCATGTCATTGCATCCTTAGACTTGTAACATAGCAAGTATGAAGACACGCCTTGTGTACCATCCCACTTATCAGAAATATGAATAAATGAGTCTGGTTTAACCAACCATACGTTTTCTGGTTTAGAAAGGATAGTTGTATTATAGTGTTGTTTCCATTGTCCTGGCACAACTCTATCAACCTCACCGCGTGTACGGAAACGTTTACCCTTTCTTGTATCGCCACCAGTCATGGCTTTTCTTGCCTCGTTGCGTGCTTGACGAACATTCACGTATTTCTTAACAAGGCGAAGTTCCTTAACCAAATCCTTATCCGGGTTCTCTGGGTCGTAGCCTTCCTTGTAGTCAATAAGTGTATCAAATACGTAACCATCGTCATAATCCTCAGCGTTGATTTCATCGTTGAAGTTATTTACTACGAAGTTTCTCAAATCATCAAATCTGAGAAGGAAACCCATTGATACTTGTCCTCTAAGTCTGATACCTTTTACACGTCCGTTATCCTCGAAGAAACCTGTTCTGTTAGGATCTTCGTTGAGGTGTGAGTGTCTGTATAGACATAGGTATGACAATAGAGAACCATTGATTTGTGAACTTACTGGAAAGTATACAAACTTACCTGGTTGCTCATCAATGCTTACTGCAACATCAAAAGCACCGACACTGGCTACTTTTAATGATGTCGTTGTAGGATTGCTGTGAGGAGCAAAATCCTTAATATCAACTACTACTGCGCAGTAGTTATCATTTGCTTTTACTGATTTAATTAGTCTCATATTTTTATTTTTTTTAATCGTTTAAATAGGTTAATCCCATATAATTAAAAACTTCAGTTGGTATTTCTAAATTCATTTGTGTTTGTAATCTTTGAACCCACTCATTCATTGGGACATTTGCTAATAGTAGTCCGTTTAACCGCTCAGCAAATAACCGACTGGACATATCAATGTCACTTGCATATGCTTCCGTTAAACCATTTTCATATGCTTCATTCAAATTAGAAATGAACATCCATGAAAAAAAACCGTTTAAATGTTGTGCTTCTGCAAATTCTGATGCATAACACCAAATCCCTATTACTCTATTGGCGCGTATTAGATGACTGTTATTCTCATGTAGAATATATTGTCCTGAGTCCAAATTCGGGTGCAGTAAACCAAGAGTTGAGCCGTGCCCGCAAAACAAAATAGTATCGGTTTCCTGTGAAATAGCATCATCAACTATTTCCTCAAAATTATCAGTATCCCGTGTTATTTCAATTACGGTAACATTAGGCAACCCTTCCCAGATAAGCGGCAGTATCGCCGTATCATTATCTCCAAAATTTGAATATATTACTGTCATTTTCTTTTATAATACCGATTATAAAAATACTTTGATGCATACGTTTCAGCATAGTACGCTTTCAAATAACGTGATGTTATACCGATTTTGTTAGCATTGGTTAAACACATTTTCCAATCGTAATCCATGAACTTGATACATATTCCAACGGAATCGTTATCGCATTGTTCCATTAACGTACCAGCAGCTTTAACCCATTGGCTTCCAGACGTTAACCAAAGCCATATACTCGGTGTCCGCTTTATGATTTTTTTCGCTATCCGATATTTCATGTTATTTAAACTTTGGGGTTATACCTTTTTCACGTATATATTTTGCAACAAATGCACTCAACTTGTCTATTGTCTCTACCTCATCAGTTGAGAGTTCCCGTCCAATGCCAAAAGCAAAGGAATAGGGATACTCAACGATGTATAAGTCGTCAAACTGTTGACAAGGACGATAGATGTCTTCTATCTTATCAATATGTTCTGGAAGTATATAATTTGCCATTATTGCTTCTTAGGTTTTTTATACAATTCTTTTCTCATTTCGATAAGTAGTTTGTTAGCCATTTCCTCATCAACGTGTTCAGGAAGCGTACAAGTTTTCATTGCTTCGTTTAGACGTGTTTCAAGTTTGTTACCAACCTCAATCAAATCTTCATAAGTGTACTTATGCTTCTTGATGTCAAGCAGATACTCTCTATCACCTGTAATACGTCTATCAACGATGAAACCTTTACCTTCAGCCAATTCACAACCCATTGACAATAGACGAACAACCTCACTCATGTTTTTGGCGTCGTATCCTTGTCCGAAGTTAGATTTGTAACGTGCCTCATTACGTAGGCGTTTCCAGTCACTCCAATTTTTATATAGTTTGCAATGACTCTGATAACCATCTTTATTGTAGTGCATCCAGCATAGAGGCGTATCTCCCTTTTTAATACTGTCAAGATGCACATCATTGGATTTACCAGATTCTTTCTGGATACCGTGATAACCCTTTGGTACTATGAGTGGATAAATTGTTTCATATTTTCTTCCGAAGAAGAAACGTTTCCACCATCTGTCACGAGGAGCAAAATACTTCTTGTATAGTGCTGCGTCATATTTTTTAACGGTTTTACGGAATTTTTCGCCACCATCACTAAACATGAAATCAGCAAACTCTTCAGGTGTTTTCCACTCCATGTGCATATGTTGTCCCCAGTCATAGAACAAACCATACATCTGGTTCATATTCGGAAGATGGTTTAGTCCACAATAAATTTGTTTCAAACCATTCTCTTCAAGCCAGTTGTTAATCTGAGTTGTTCCTTGTCCTTTAAACGTGAAGCAGAAGTCGATAGGTTGTTTACGTTCCATATTCTCAGGATATGCGCACAACTTATTATACCCCTTTGCCTTACGTATCTGTTCGAGAGCGTAAGATGTAAATGATTTCAACGCATCCTTACACAAGAACTTGTCACGCATTTTGAAAATCTTATCCATGACAGGGTGTTTGTAAACAACACAGTCATCGCTAACGTACAAACTTTCAAGCATGGTAGGATTAGCCTTAACAAGCAGTTCAAGGTAACGCCCAAGTTCATATGCTACGTTATCATTCTTTTCATCCGCAACATAGAAATCGTCTTTGTCGGTAAAACCGAGTAACTTGTCTTGCGGATTGATGTATACGCTCATTGTGTCAATATCACTGGTTTCAGTGGCAGTACCATGTGAATGGCTACCACGAACGAAGCGATATAGCAGAATTGAATTTTCTCCCAAATCCAAATCTACTTTTACATTTTTAACATCAAGCATTTTCGTATTTCTCTATTAAATGTCTAAAGTAGTAATTATGTTCACGTAGTTCCTTGAAGGTTTTATTGAGTGACTTGAAATAGTAGTTCAAATCTCGAACCCACATAAACCCATCTACTTCAGGAATCTCCATACCGTGTTCATTTTCAAAAAATGATGTACATTTGAAATTGAAGTATTTGTCAATGTCTGGTATTTCAACCGCGTACAAAACCAAATCCTTATCTTTCAAATATTTGTTAACACCAAAATCGTACATATTCAGGTTTGAGAATTGTTCAACAAAGTCCAAGTCCAAACCAGTCTCTTCTCTCAACTCACGTACTGCGGTTTGATAGTACGTTTCTTTACCTTCATGGCATCCTTTTGGAATGTCGTAACAACCAAAATCCTCTTTTCTCCCAGTTGGATGTACCGCTAAAAAACCATGTTCCGTGCAGATTAAAATACCGCAACTAATTTTCTTTTCCATATTGTTATTTCTCGTTTTCAATTAAATAGTTATAAAATCTCGGACGTCTATAGAACTCATCATGTTCTTCAATGTACTCGAATATCTCTTCTTGGTGTGGATCAGGATTTATTACCCAACGTTTCCACTTCAAACATTCAGTCATTGTACTGTAACTACCAAGCAGGAAACCAAATGCGTTCTTTGTATCGTTTAAATACCAACTAAACGACTCACCATTCATCTTTTTATTTCCACCATTGGCTTGATGCGTGTATATCACAGTATCAAGCGGTAGATTGTAACCAAACCCCTCGTTTAGACGTTTAATTATTTTCTCTTTTGTAGTCATAGCACAGCCTTTATATTCTCAAAATTAACCTCATGTTTTGCTATGAAATCCATCATACCGAACAACAATTCAATCAATTCTGTTTTGTCCTCTTTATTGACGATTTCTTTAATGTCTTTTTTTGCTTTTTCTCTACCTGCATCGGTAGCAAAATCGAATTCTACCATAGTTATTTTACATTTTCGATGCAAAGATACGAAAAAAATTTCATATAACCAAATGTTTTGTGGAATTGTTTGAAATTTGTTCGTTGTAAAATACATATTTTTTTCAAATAACCAAATAAATTTCAAAAAAAAAGAAGGAAACTTTCATGTTCCTTCTCATATTGTTATGATAAACGTTTTTTGAAATCCAGCCATTTTTTCTCATCACTTTTATTTTTAGTTGGTTTACCAGTTACCGAGTCATATATAACCCCTGGGTTCCATCCTATAATACCGGGGCATAACTTTCTAGTCGCATCATAATGGCGGACAACTTTATTCAACGGTATATTGTAAACTTTCATAATCATTTTTGAAAGTTTAACAGCATTATCAATAGCGCTTTCCGTAAAATACCATCCTTCATGATTTGGTACTTTACCTGTTGTACCTTTTTTTAGGTTTGAACAAATTTCAATACTTACTGCGTTTTTATTTGTTATACCATATTTTCCATTTCCATCACCAACCGCCCAACAATAGTAATTGCTTATATCTGGATTTACTTGTAGTATAGTATCATCATCTACAACAAAATCAGCACTTGCGTTTCGGTTTAAAAACACATTACGAGTTTTAGTCTCAGAATCACCAGCTGAACTTCCGCCAGCAGTATAATGAATAACCAAATATTCAACTTTTCTATCATTTAAACGTGTGATATGTTTATCTATTGGGTTATATACCACTCCAGAACCAATTACTTTATTATTAACACGTGGTGCATTCATCATAGCGTCCCATGTTTTGTCGCCAACAATTCCGTCAGCAACTAATCCATGTTCTTTTTGCCATTCTTTAACCAAACGTTCAGTGGTTGCACCAAAATCACCATCAGGCCTACAGCCTAAAATGGTTTGCAGTTGTTTTACTGCTTCACCTTTACTTCCTTTTTTTAATAACATAGTCTATACGTGTAATTTTTATAACTAATCATCATTCATGCCTTCATACCAATCATCGTCGTGCCACTCCATATTTTTGTGCAAAATATGGTTGTAAAAATCGTCGTTTGTTACTGGCCTACCAATTTCATCATAACCAATAATTTTAACACCAGGAAATATTTCTTTACCAATCTCTTGATTTATTTTTCCATTATCAACACAACCTCCAACATATCCTTTAGTATAACCACGATTAAGTCTTTCAGGATGCTTCATGTTATATTCTCTATAGTAACCAGGGCGATGCCTGTCTTTTTTCTTTGGCTTTTTTGGTTTAACTTGTTGTTCTTCACCATTTTCTGCTGCTTTCTGTGCTTTTTGTTTTGCCCATCTTTCAGCCCAATAACCAGGCCTGTGCCTATCGTTTTCTTTAACTATAGAGTTTAACGTTTCTTGTACAATTTGACGAATTTCTTTTTCACTAATTATATTTTTCATTTTAAATGCCTTTTATAATAAATACTTTATTAACAAAAAAAGGGCTCAAAGTCCCCTTTATTTTCTATACGCAGCATCACCTGAACCTCCAAGAATAATAACCTGTGCATTCTCTCGTAATTCTTTAATTGTATGCGAGTTGGTGTATGTCATACAACTTCTTAAATAAGACTGCATATTGTCAACCCATTTTGTAACAGGATATTTTACTTCTACAGGTTTATCAATACCTTCAGATGTTTTCAGTTTTGTTTTATCATCAGAAATCTGAAGTTGTGCACGTTTACTACTCATTCCATAGTAATCACGGAACCTAAACCATTTTCCTTCTGGTAATTCATCACAGTTATAATATCTTAATTCTTTGCGTTTTGCATCTTCCAAACTTTCAGCCCAGTAGATTTCTTCACATGCTTCTTCACACTCTGCAAAAATCTTTCCAGCCATAACCGCATCTGCCCCAAGTGCTAATGCTTTTTGAATATCATCAAACCAGCCAATTCCGCCATCAGCAATAATCTTAGTTGGTGCATTTCCATTGTGGGAGTGTGCATATGCTTTTCTTTCTTCATTTATTTGGTCTAAAAGTGTCGCCATTCCATAGTGAATTGAAACATTTGCGCTACTCGTACAGCGAGATCCACCTCCAATTCCAACACGACAGTAGTCCACACCAGCATCAGCATAAAAAGAATACGCACTTGGATTTGCGACATTACCAGTCATAAGAACTATATGTTTTCCATATTCTGATTTAAGTTTTTTACATATATCGTAAAGTTCGCTCAATGTTCCATGAGCAATATCTATACAAATATACCAGGTATATGCAAGAGAACCATATTCACTAACATCTAAATAATTATATAATTCATTTTGTGCCTCCTTAAGAGAAATAGAAACAAATGTCTCTTTTGCTAATTCCATTCTCTCTTCAAATGTTAAGCCATTTGGATTGTTCTCACTCTTTTTCACACTACGAGGAATTACTGGTGTCAATTTATTATCAATCCATGTCTTGTAATTATTCTGATCTGTTACGGAAGCCATCGGTGCAACAAAGATAGGATACACTTCTCTGTTGCATACCTCAATAAATGGATTTACATCACCTCTGTGATTACAAAACGATACTGGGGCTTGCATTACCGCAACATCCCTTAATTCATAACCTACGGTTTTTAATTTTCCCATATCTCAAATACACAAATTATTATTTATTTTGTTATCATATTAATACACCATCTTTTTTAGAAATTTTAATTAAATCGTTTTTTGCTTTTTTAAGAAATTCAATTTCATCATCAATATATTTTAGCCATTCACGATTTTCATTTTTAACTATATTTTGCCCGTTCTTTTTAGTTTTTGAAAATAATTTTAATGCTCTATATGAATAGGTGTCTTTAAAACCATTTTCACTTGTTACTACACCATCTCTTCCTGTTAAAGGAAATGATAAGTAATTTTTATATACATCCATAGGATCGCCAAAAACAGGATCGTAATAATCAATATCACTAAAAAATGTTGGTCTGTATTTACGATAAGTATCATCAAATAGTTCTTGTGTATCATTATCCAACTTAGATAAATCAAATTTAACTATTAATGTTTTCACACCATACCACCATGGTGTTAACGGAAGAAATTTTTCAAAATCTTCCAACTCTCCTTTTTCCTCTAAATTTTTTCTTCGTTGTAATGCCTCTGTTTTTGATTTTTCAATAGATTCAATTATATATCCACCGCCGTTTGTAATCAAAAATTCATTATAATCAAAAACACAAATATCTTCAACTTTTAAACGGAATAACTCATACATAGGATAATCATAGTTTCCAATTATTCTATTCCCCGCACTGTGTCCATAATGTTTAGTTATAATAGGAACATAAAGAAATTCTCCTCTTTTTACTGTTTTTAATTCTTCTCTTGTCATAATTAACTCAAATGTTTTTGAACTGTTGTCACTATATTAATTTTTCATCTGCCTTTTTCTTCGCTTCCGCTTCAATTTTGTCCTTTCTTTTTTGCTCTTTCTGAGCCTTTTTCCTCTGGGCTTTCACCTACTTCCTTTGAGTCTCTGCGTTCTATCTATATACTGTTATATTATTTCTGAAATTATTTTTACCGCTTTATAGCCATAATCTGCCGTAACAGATTCAATTCCATTACTTTCCATATCATACACTTCATCTTCAGGGCCGTAATATGGAATTTTAACACCTACCTTAAATTCACCAGGAAATTCATTTAATTTTTGTATTAATTCTTGCACTGTCATAACTGTCACTATTTATAATGTTCTTCTTTCCATTTTTCTATACCTGTCTCATGAATCTCTTTAAATAACAAGAGTTCTTCAAGAGTATATTTTCCGTAAGAGAAAGAATCTTTCAATTCCCTTGCAATTGTATCACGTCGAGCCTCATCTTCATATTCTTCTTTATTATGATATAGATAAAATGAACCATAATCTACACGACGGAGATATTCTACATCAAATTTATCACCATATCCACATACTGTTCCGTTTTCCCATATCTGGTTACATGTGATATATTTTTTTCCGACACTCGTTACGATTGCTTCATAACTATTATTCCGTGTGTCACGTGAATGAACGTAGACACGTTCTCCTTTTACAAATTCTTTTTTATCCATACCGATTATTTTATTTTTCCTCTAAATTTAAAATTTCTCATATCATAAAATCATTTTTGCTGTTTTTCATTAAGCATTTCTTTTGTTATCTCCATATATTTAAGAATTATATTTTATAAAAAACATATGTACGTTATCAGCCTGCATGATTGCTTCTACGTGTTTCTTTAGTTCTCCGTCTTTATCTTCATCATTATTCCAGGCAAAACCAATAGTTAAAAACGCATTGTCTCCAGCTTTCCGCTCAACTATAACTCGATGATTAAACTCCATCGAATCTTTTTGTGTAATGTATTCTTTCATGTTATTTCAATAATTTTATTTTCAATGGTTCAATAATCCGTCATAATTTTGTCTTTCTATCCACTTTTCTATTGCATGTTCAAACTTTTCACAATTTTTTCTATTGCGTTCAGATAACATTCTATTTACCTTTTTAAAATCTAATGATACTTTACCATTAAAATGAATAGTAAGTTTGTTTTCCATAGTCTTATTCTCCTTTCTCTAAAATTTCTTCTGGCAAATTAACTTCTTGCCAGTATTCTGGTTCAATAGTTTCTCTCTCACCAAGCAAGTTTATCCATCGTTTATCGCCAAAATGATATTCTGCGGCAGTCCAACATTGTCCAATAGTAACTAAAACTACGTCTGAACGAATTTTCCCATCGCGTTTTTTAGGGCGTTGTTCACTGCATTTAATCCATTTATTAGATAACCTTGCATTTTCTATTATTAATGTTTGTTTTTCTGTCTGCAACTTATCAGATATTTCCGCAAGTTCTTCATAGGATTCTTTCCAGTGGTTTACTTCTTCATCACGACTATGGGCACCATCGTAAAAAGCATGTGCATCATTATATGCAGTTGATTCACCAATATAAGATTTATCATCGAACCACTCTTTTGAACAACCCCCATAATCTAACGCATTTTGTATAATTTCCTGTTCTGTCATATTCTTATTCTCCTTTATATTCTTTTCTATAGTTAAACACTTTGTGTAAACCAACTTCCCTCCCTAAAATTGAGCATATGATAAACATGTCCCAATCTTTGTTGGCATTAAAATAGGATGAGGTTTTTATTCGGTTTATTTTGTTTTTACTCCAGACTAACAATCCCCATGCTTCTGGCATTTCTTCTAAAACTTTTTCAGCCATCTCCTCTGGTACAAGATAATAACGATAATTACCGACTGTCATACCTGTTTTTTCAGCTTGTTCACTCCTGTAATATTTTTTCTTGTCCCTTCTGAAATCCGACATACTGGTTTTCACCTCAATTATAGTGCTGGTACTAGCATTTGTTGCCCAGACATCAGGTATTTCACCACCCATGCATACGAGTTCTACAGTAGCCCACTTGTTTTGACTTTGATAAGCCTCTTTTGCCCTCGGTTGCAACAGGTATTTTGCACCTTCACAACACAATTGATAATGTAAACTGTTTGTTGCACTCATAAATTATTTCTCTGTGGCATAATTATCGAAATAATTCTTAATATACACCATAGGCGTACCCTTATCACCACTACCAGATGTCAAATCCGCCAATGAAGCAAGTAAGTCAATGTAGCGTCTTGGTGTTGTTCCTTGGCTTGCCATCGAGCCAACCAAATTCTTCTCTTTATTCTTAATCTCATTGGTAATAGCCTCTTTCAACTCGTCACCTTTTAGTGCGCCGAACTTACCATCAGCCAATGCTTTAAGTTTCAACTCGCTTGGTGTACCCTCAAGTCCTTTGGTGTAACCTGGGCACGTTACAGGGTCGGCGAACTCCCAAATACCTCCTACAGGATCCTTGAAGCATCCATCACCATATACGAGAACGTGAATATCATGGTTGTACCAATCCTTTACTTTTTTCTGGATTTCCTCACATAATTCGTTACAATCACGCGGAAATAACTTCAATGTTTCCTCGTCGGCTTTGTTTGAACCAAGAACTCCGTAATTCTCATTCCAACCAGAAGTTGTACCATCTTCACGAACAATCAACTTATCCATGATGTTATACAGATAAGAGAATTTGTTATCTACAGTGTGTTCGTGATTTTCATTTTCTGGGTGACATTTACAATCAATGTAATCTAATTCTGGATAGAGATTAGCATATTCAAAGTCATCAACCCAAGTCAATTTACAATTCTCTGCTTCACAGATTTCTGTATAGTATTTACGAATATCTACACCAGTGAACTGATTGATACCCATAGTTGGATTACCCTGTTCGTCACAGTCATCTTCTACAACGATTGCTATATTGTTAGCGAAACGTGCGAAACCTTTCAGGATGATTGAGAAACGGTTTCTTGACATGATTGGCGCATAGAGCACTAAATTCTTTTTATAATTGTTTACCTCCAAGAACTTTACAATATCGTCAATTGTAACATAATTACCTTGAGCACGCGCAACGATTGATTCCGTGATACACAGTACATCGTTGTCGTCAATTACAAAAGCGTTATTTTTTACATAGTCTTTAATAACTTCAAGAGCAATATCTGCAATATTGTCACCTTTTTTAATAATTGGGCATTTTAAACCCATTGATGTTACACCTAGTTTACTCATATTGTCATTTGTTATTTTTATTGGGCAATAACCAGTAATTAAACAATCTTTCCCAAAATTATACATTATTTCTCCATTTAAGGTACACATTGTGCCACCTGTATATGTTTTATGTGTTTCAAGTAAACCATAGTGTTTTGACTTTGTACGTTTGAAACGATACTCAACGATGAATTGTGTAGCATCTTGACTACCGAAAAAATCAAAACTTTTACGTTCAAAACAACCGTATTTACATTTTGTTAATTCAATTTGCATAAAAAAGACAATATAAATATACGGTTATTTTTTGGAATCTTCTAATTTTTTCAGTTTTTCAAAAAGTTTTTTCTCTTCGTCGGTAATATTCTCCGGAATATGCACAGTTATCTCTATGAGATAATCACCACATCCAACTTTATTACCTGCACCATCAATTTTTGGGATACCTGCATCACGTAGACGGAGAGTTGCACCAGGCTGTGTACCAGGCTTGATGTTTATTTTCCTTTTTGTTCCATTAGGTATAGGCACTTCAACCGTTCCGCCCAATGCAGCCGTTGGTACATCCAATGTGAGGTTATAGATAATGTCGTTTCCACGATGAGTGAACTCATCGCTAAGAACTTCACCAATAACAACCAACAATGTACCGGCAACATCAATATCAGTTGGACGGTTAGGGAAATTACCATATCCAGGCATAGTGATTACTGTGCCTTCCATTACACCTGGAACAATGTCAATTTCAAGGATTTCCTCTTTCTCAACTAAGCCAGTGCCACCGCACTCGTGACATTTAACACGAACATTTTTACCAGTGCCGCCACATTCGTGACATGTAGTTATTACTTGAGATATGCCGAAAGCAGTACGTTGTGTTTTAATTTCTTGTCCAGTACCACCACAATTCAAACATGTGTCTAATGTACCATCTTCGCTACCAGTACCATGACAATGCTCACACTTAACAAAACGTTTAATCTTAACTTTCTTTTTAACGCCACTAAGCGTTTCAGACATGGTAAGGGTTAGTCGGATTCTCAAATCCGTACCTTGTCTTGGACGGTTTTGTGGTGTGTATTGTCTACTACCACCCATTCCTCCAAACCAATCATGTGCGGAAAAACCTCCACCCATTCCACCGCCAAAAAGATCAGAATACTGACTGAAGATGTCATCCATATTCATATGTCCGAAATCCCAATCACCTGCACTACCGCCGCCGAAACCATACGTATCATACTCTTGTTTCTTCTTTTCATCTGAGAGTACAGCATATGCTTCAGCAATTTCTTTGAATTTTTCTTCAGCCTCTTTCTTTTCTTTCTCTGAATCATTTACATGCTTGTCAGGATGCCATTTTAGACTTAATTTTCTATATGCCTTTTTAATAGCATCAGAATTTGCGTTTTTATCAACGCCTAACACTTCATAGTAATCCCTTTTGTTTGCCATTTTATTCTTTTTTTAATTCTAAATTGTACATTCCTAAATCTTTGTATGTCAGAGTTATTACACGTGAGGTAAATGATAATACCCCAATTCCACTTGCTTGATAATCCGACATAAACGTTAACCCCTTAACGTGTTTGTAATATTTATGCATTGTCGGACTATAGAACACGCAATAGTTATATTTGGAGTGCCACAAATACGTCGCGTAAAATAAAAACCCTTTTGTATTATAGTAACCAGTGAGTATGGTTCTTACTATTTTGCGTTTTTGTTCAATCGTCATAATTAACACCCTCCATAACTACTACTGCTTGATGAACTACCACAGCCACCATAAGTGCTGCTTGACGAACTTCCGCATCCGCCTGAATAACTACTTGAACTTATTCCACAGCCACCATCATCGCTACCATAGCAACCGCCACTACTCTTTTTCTTTTTACGTTTTGTAGTAGTGTAACATCCGCCACCCAAATCATCATCACAACTACCAGAGTAAATATAAGTTGTTTCTGTTTTCTTTTTTGTTTCTTTCAGGTTTTTGTCTTTCCATTCTGATACCCACGCGGCTAAAACTGGATTATCTTTTTTGATTTCCTCAATAAATCCATCAATTGCAGTTTCAGAAAGTTCAGCAAATAGTGTGTTATCACCATCTTTAAACTTTTTTGCAAAGTAGTCACCTAATTTTTTCGAAATTTTTGTTATCCTATCATTCATAATTTCGCCATTTTTCTTAAATATACGCATTATTTCCAATACTTGTAAATATTACCATTGCCATAGATGACTCCGAAAAAATATTTTTTCCTAAACAACCACCGTGTACCTGCTTTCAACAAATCCCACAAATTAGCCTTGCGCAAGCAGTTATTGTAGAAACAAGTTCGTTTCAATGTCAATGTACCATTAAATTCAGGTAACCATTCACTTGTGTTGTAGTTTTTTGTCACACATCCACTTGCAAACGGTGATTTCAACTTAATCCCAAGAATTTCCTCAAGATTAACGAACATGGTTGGGCGTTGGGATAACTCGCATAGTTTAATTTTGTTGAAACCAAGTTTATTGTAGTACAACAAACATGTTTTCACGTCATCCAACGTGTCGAGATAGTTTTTGATGAGATTGATTGTAATACTAATCTTTTCCTTGTGTGGTAGATTTTTGTAAAACTCTTCTCTATCAAATCCAGATTTACGTCCACGTATTTTGTCTGCTATTTCTTGATTATGGTGCTGTGGGCTAATTGTAACGTAATCACACAACTCAAGTACTTTGTAAAATGTATCTTTTTTCGTAAAACAAATTTCGGGTATTGATGTAATCAGTGTCAGTTTTTTAGTCGGAAAGTACTTTTTAATCAGTGTACACAATTCATGCAACTCGTCCAAGTATAAACACGGTTCTCCACCAGCAATACCTATTTCATCAAATTTATTGCTATATACCAATATTGTGGTAAAAATAGCGTTGACGTTAGGTTTTGCGGATTCGTCAATACCAGCGTTTAACTTATCAATACAAAATGGACAGTTATTCTCACAAGCCTTTGTGAAATGTATTTCCAAATCGTTGAAGATATTATCGCATATGTTTACGTTATAATTAACCCACTTTCCCATGTTATTGCACCCAAACGTTTTCGTCGTAAAAACCTTTCTCTACAGCATCCCTATAGAATGCTACCTCATTCATACTTACGGGCGTAAAATTACTACAATCAACACCTACATCCATACCAAACGGTTTAATTCGTTGACGTCCATGTATGTGCCCATACAAAGCAAATACCCTGTATTGTCCAACCTGGAATTTTTGTTTATTTTCGTGCCAGTTAATAACGCGTCTGCATCTCTCTGGCTCATGTGATAAGTAATAAACTTTGCTATTGAGATCAATTGTTGCTTCATTGCCAATAACCTCAACTAAAGTCCTGTCAATAGTAGATTTACCCTCACGCTCATAGTTTCCATTAAGGAATTTGATGTTACCAGATAGATAACCCAACGGCCAGTTCTCACCGAAATCGCCAAGATGCCAAACAGTATCACATGGCATAACCGTGTTATTCCAACGCTCAATCATCGTCCAGTCCATTTCTTCAATTGTCTTAAACGGGCGCATAGATAACGTTAACGCACGCTCTGAGGAGAAATGAGTATCCGAAGTAAAATAGGTTCTTGGATTTTGTGTTCGTATCTCAACACATTTTTTCAACTGTTCTACACACTCTTCAAGTGTTGAAAATACTTTGTCACCAAGTACACCGTACTTTTTTGCTTTGTATTCAAAATAGCGGCGCCCAGGGAATGATTCATCAATACCAAGAATGATGTTTTTACCGCGTGCCATATTTTCACCCACTTCGAAACGCGTAGTTTGTGCATAGGAACGTCCTGCAATGCTCTCGTCCTCTTTCGGTATCCAAACTAAAACAATATTTGCTGAACGCAATGCTTGCGTTTCCCACTCAACCTGCTCATTATAATTGAAATTAGGTACTGGGTATGACTCTCTACGCGGAGATAAATATACCACATTTTCAATTTCAGGTAATTTGGATTGCCAATCTGGTGCACCTTGTATTGGGCCAGCCAAAAAGACTTTCCACTTTTTTGTAATTCCCGTAATCGGTTCGGGACACTTGATTAAATTACTCATTATTTTTGACTATTATTTCTTCTTCATTAAAAATTCCCTTTACTGTACAATATTTACATTCACGAGAAATCGCACGTAAATCTTTAACGAATTCTGGACGATATGCCCCTGGCATAGCCTCCACTGTAATTTGGTAAAAAGTTGTAATCATATTCTTATATTTTTGTTAAATCCACTGCAAAGATAATACAATTATTTCAAATAACCAAAAAATAACGAATTTTTTTAAATATATCCGTTATTATAGTTCCAGTTAAGAATTAGTGCCCATTCCTCACTTTCGCGTTCTTCCTTAGACATATTCTTACATCTGTGGAGTGAAACAATCGCTCTATCTAAATCTTTTTTTGTCTTGATACCGTTGCGGTATAGTTTTTCCCAAAGTCTCATATTACTTCCAATTTTTCCAACCGTAAACACAATTGATAGTCCAGAACATGTATTGTGCTATCATTGCGTTATTATCAACAGCCATCCATAGTCCAATACAACCGACATCAATCAATATCCAGAATATCCATTGCTCACGGTAACGCAGTATCATCAAAATTTGTGCAACAAAGGCTGGTAATGTGGTAAAGGCATCAATATATGGGTGTGTGTCGTTCGTGAAACTAAGTCCATACCCAATAATAAACGACAATACTGTAGTTACCGTGATTAGGATAATTAACATTTTATTGCTTAAACGCTTTGTCTCAACCTTATCATCGTCATAGTGGTTATTCCAAATGAAAACACCAACAATCATAGTAATAAGGTAGAATATGTTTTCAGCAATTTTCGCGTACAAGGCATCATGCCAAACAATCACAAGGAATGTAAGTATTTGTGCAATACCAAACGCATATGAGATTAGTTTTCTGTTTGAACACAAGACAACAGCAAACACACCAAGAAACCCACTAGTGAATGATACTGTATCATACCACAATAAGTTACTTGATGGTTGCATGAGATATAGCAACTGAATAAATAAACCAATACAAATCAATGTGATTGCGGGCTTGTTATTCGTTGCCCACTTCGACATGTTCTCAAACATACAAACTTTCAATATATTCTTTAACGTGTTGGAAATTGTGTGAAAAATCACTATAGAGGACTTCTACTTTGTCCATCAAACCAAAATCTTCAATCAACTTCATAAGTTTATCAAAGTTGGCTTGACGCTCTTTCAGACTTGATTGCCCCATATAACGGCTACCGTCATCAACAAATCCTTTTGTTGGAGGAAGAACGAAAATCTTATCCCACGTGATATTGTCTTTGCACTGCTCTACACAATTGTACAATGCAAGATAATCTTTACCGTTGATTTTCATTTCTGGATTATCTACATATGCTCTTGCATACATAAGAGTAACAAGGTTATCAGTATCAGAGATAATAATACCATTGTTAGCAGGGGATTTCAGAGCATTATAGTAATACTGGTTTTGTCCTACAATGAAATTTAGGAAATCCTCGAAACCCAAGTCAGGATCCTTCATGTTGCGTGCTTCCATATAGTCACGCCCATACTCGGTAGTGTACGGACACTGGAAATAACGTGCCAAGTCTTTAACCATAGTGGTTTTACCCTCAGACGCTGTACCAGTGATAAGGATACGTTTCGTCAATTTTTCCTTGAACGGAGGAAGAATTTTGTTCCAATACTTCTGTGGATGTTGGCGCAACTTAGTAGCGGAAATATCGTTGATACGCTCACCATTCTCATTCAATCCAACAAGAATAGGTATATTGTAACTACCCTTCCAAATACGCATCATTGCGTCATAGTAACGTTGTTCTCCAACATAGAAGAATACATCATCGTCACCTTCACCAAACTCAAAAATTTGTTCACGAACCGCACGTACCCAAATTTTCCAATTTGCGTCGGATTCACTCTGGTCGATATGTAACTCGTCATCATTGACACTGATTACCTGGATTACCTCATCACCTTTGAAGTAATCAGTTATCAATTTAACACGTTCTTCGTGTGTTAAACCAAGTTCTTTCGCACGAGGTTCGTTATTGTATCCACATACCACAACGAATACGTTACGGCATTCTTTTTTGGCTTTAAGGATTGCTTCGAGGTGCCCTTGATGCATTGGGCAATAACCCCCGAAAACAACACCTATATCCCATGAAGTAAATTTTCCCATATTATTTCACTTTTTAAATTAAACCAATATGTCGTCCGCAAACTAAACAGTCTCTGCTATAGTATCCACACCCAGTGGGGGTGTCTTCAAAAATATGAAATTTGCATTCACCATGAGTAGCGTAGTAATCTGCGTTTTCCTTAACCTCTTCATCAGTTGCTTCTCGCGCATCAGAACCTCCACATTGGCAATGTACATACATATCATCTTCCGAACATTTTGCCGAGATAATTTGTTTAGTTCTGTATGAGATTTCTACAAATCCGTTCATATTTTCCTGTTTAGAAGTAGAACTTTACACTACCAAGGCAGTTGAATTTAGACTCCTGTACGTACAGAATGTCACCATTACCATTCACACTACCATAAGAGTAATTCACATGATTTGTGATATTGTTGAGGTGCAACGACAACTCAATTCTATCGCGGAATGTAAGACTACCATATACGTTAAGTGCCATATTGGTAGGCAACGAATATTGGTTATCCAAATCAAGGTAGATTTTACTACGCAAGTCATAGTTAGCGCCTACAGTAACCGCTACATCACCAACTTTCGTATCATAGTGAATATCTTGGAACAACGTCCATGCAGGGAAGAAAATGTGAGTAGCATTGTTACATACATTCGCTTTGTTCACTTTTCCATAGGCATAAGATGTAGAATTTACAAAGTGTAAACCTTTTACGGGTTCAACATCAAACGATACCTCTGCACCAGTACGGAAACTGTTATCTGCATTTACGTGCCCAGGGAGTCCGTTCGAACCAAGATTACCATTCAGAATTAACTCATTCTTGAAATGCATGTAATAGAGGTTCACGTTCGCTTTAAAGATAGAACCTTTACCTTCCCATCCAAGTTCCACATCATGTACTAATTCTGATTTAAGTTCATTAGTAAATTTAATATCACCCGAAGAATCAGGATATATACGTTCATTACCATCGAACATATCACTACGCATCGGCTCACGATTAGATACTGCTAATTTTGCATATATATGATGATTTTTATTGATATTATAGGTAATGTCAACACCACCATTTACGAAATTCCAATTAGTTTTCATGTCACCACTAGATAAATGTACATTGTTCATTTTATCTGTATAAGAGAAATCAACATGACGGTATTGTAAATTCGCGCCAAGTGTCCAATTACCAAGGTGTGCTGTTGTACCTGCGAATACGTTAATATCGGTTTTATAACCAATGTTATCATAGTATTCCGAAACATGAACATTTTTCCAATGGGATTTATTACGCTCATCCATAAAATGCTCACGTTGGAAGCCATATGCGTTTACACCGCCATAGATGTCAAATATGCCAACAGTACTACGTGCAACTACGTTACCACCATACAAATAATGTGTCAATCCGTAATCATAAATTGTACCAGGATTCACAGCCCAATCACCATATGGATGATATACTCCGCCATCGTCTGTATATGGAGTTGCAAGAATAGCATGATAGCAATAATTATCATGGTCGAAACGATAACTACCTGTTTGATATTGGAGATATACAGATGCACTCAACAGTGTGTTGTCAGTCAACCAACCCTTATATTGGATTTTATTAACAGTCTGAATCCAGTTATCAGTTTCATCTTTTGTGTTACCATTGGCACGCGCGTCGTTGTCCAACTCTGCTTTTGTTGAGCCAATCCATCCCTGACAGTTACTATGATAACCGTTAATGCTTAACACATCAATCGAGTGTCTATCATTGAAATAGTAGCCAAATTTAGCAGTAAACGCATGTGAATTATTCCAACTATTACTACGATAACCATCCGTATGGCTTGTAGTGGCTTTAAGGTGTAATCCAAAACCCTTTTTAAGCCCCATATTGTACACTACGCTGGCTTTATAGGTGTTATCCCCACCGTACATACCTTGGACATAAGAAAGCGTGTCCTGGCGCAAATTTACGGACTCCAAGTTAACATTACCTGCTGCTGCTGATACACCATTCGTTTTTGAACTTGTACCACGCTCAACCTTTGCACTGTGCATACTTGCCATTAAATCCGGGGAGTTTGCAAAATAAGTACCAAAGTCTTCGCCCTCATTCCACGGCATACCATCCAATGTTACGTTAATACGAGTCTGATCCAAACCACGAATATAGTAGTAACCATAACCAAACTCCGTACCGTTATCGCTACGCGCATAGATAGACGGCATAGTTTTAAACATGTGAGACGGTTCCTGTCCGACATTTACATGGTTGATAACGTCAACCTTCAACTCATCCATGTCGGTGGTGTTAGAACGATACATCGAGGTAACTGTTACCTCATCCAGTGTCAGGTTTTTGATTGTGTCGTTAACCTGAGAAAACGCTTGTACGGAAAACAAAATTCCGATCAGAAAGACAAAAATTTTCTTCATATTTTACATTGTTTTTTAAATTCTGCTGCAAAGGTAATACTTTTTTTTCAAATAACCAAAAAAAAATAAAAAAAAAATCTCAGATTTCTCCAAGATTTTAATTAAACCACCTTATTATTGGCTCACCTTTGTAACCTTTTTCCCATATAAACCAGGCAAATGCCACTGCGCCCGCTTCATATTCATGTTCCATATCAGAAAACTCACCATTTTTGGCACACCCCATACGCCCTGCGGCAACATAAACGTATTTAGGTGGATATTTCTTGAACATCTTTTGACGCTTCTTACCTTCCAGAAAAGTAAGTTTAAGATACATTGCTACTTTGTTACCATCTGGAACTATCTCTAATGCCTTTTCAACAAACTCTTGAGCGTATTTGTAAGGCGGATTGGTAACAACATCACCATCCCATGTACCTTTGTACGTCAAAAAGTCAAGTATTTCAGTGTCACCAGTTCTATCTATAATATCACTGCAACGAACATTGTGTCCATGTTTGCGTAATACCTTTGATAAGTGTCCTCCACCTGCTGCACACTCCCAAATGTCTTTATTAAATGATTCTTTCTCTAATATCAACTCCATCGCAATCGGCGATGTTGCGTAATAGTCATTTTCCTCGCGTTCACCTTCTGTATGATTGCTTGCTCCGATTGTTCCATATACCGAACGACTATTGCCAGTCCAATCTTTGTTTTCTGCCATATAAAATAAAAATTTTTGCTCTCCCACCGAGACTTCAACTCGGAACCCCATTTTTAGGAGAAATGTGCTCTATGCAGTTGAGCTATGAGAGAATGTAGGTGGAGCTGACGGGAGTCGAACCCGTGTGTTGCAAGTAATATTTTCGCTTTCTACATGTTTAGTTTGATTTAGATTTTCGAGCGACTATACGACTCAAACCATCAAAAGTCACCTTATCTGCTAAAACTTCAACATTACATCACAGCATGTAACATCTATTCTATGTATTCCAGCACCACTATATCCATTAAGCCCACAGACTCGGCTTGGAGTGATGTCTTGCTCAAATGCCTTGCATCTGAAAAAGTTAATCTACTGTGCTTCGATTAAGCAGCAAGAGCGTAAGTTCTTTCGCCATTTATTGTGTTGTCAAGTCTTTTAAAGAGATTTCTCATTCTCTACATGCTTACAATCGTATCAATCTTCCAGTCAAAGCCAAACAGCCCCATTTAATCTAATGCAATTAGTTTATCATGTTCCATAGCACGTCTAATCCAACGCATCAAATAAATCGCTTTATCGTAGTGAAGAGCAAACGTGGCAGTTTCGCCAACATCATGCCTATCTGACAAATCAATTTCAATTTGATATTTCTTTCCGTTAACGTCTGTTAATATATATACAGCAATACCACCAGAAAGTACGCAACTTAAATCAGCAGTGCCTTGTACTATTTCTTTTAATGTCATTTTTACCAACTATTTATCACTCGTGTTATTTTTCTTACACTTACTCAATACTGTAAATGTAAATATCTTCTGGGTGTTCACCAAATACATCGTGTGTCACGTTGCAAATCCATATATCTGATAATTCACCACGAAATATAGTTGTCAACACTTCCACACCATAAAATGCTCCATCATCATCATGCTCTTTGCGGTGTAATGCAAGCATTGGCTTCTCGTAACCATCTTCAAAATCATCTGATAGTTGAAGTGTTACACTTTCTTTACCACCTGCAAATATATCAAGCATGGTGTCACTTCCGAACACCATTTCGTTATCTTCTAACGTATGATTTGATACATCAGCGTACCATTTGTAATCCTGTTTAAAAAATCGTAAAGTTTTCATTTTATCTGTGTTTAAATTTTCTCAAATTCACCATGTAAAAATTCACCACGTTTTTCTTTAATATCTATTATATTGTTGTGTTCATTTTTCAAAATTTTTATCCCACGTTTAGCAAGTTTTATTGCTTTTTTCTTTTCTTTGTTTGGAATATTACTTTCTGGTAAATAAATTATTAAATTTTCTAATTGATGAATGTTTTCTCTATATGTACTAAATAATTCTTTATTATTATCATACATGTATGGCGCAAACGTATCAGACGAAACTAAACCACCAAGGACAAACCATAACATATTATCAGCATACATAGATTCGTACAAATCTATCATTTCTTCTTTACTTCTCATATGTTTCTTAAATTTTAGCATCCCAGGTGGGACTCGAACCCACGACCTTCCCCTTACCATGGGGACGCGCTACCACTGCGCTACCAGGCCCAACAGAAATTTCACCTGAATAGTGTTTAATCTTTATAAAACACCTAACTTTAGCCTGTTTTTAAGTCAAACAACTTCCGCCTATAGTTCCTCAAGACGGCTTGGTAGTCCATTTTATATTGCCCAGGACTCTCGACTGTGGGCTAGTAACGTTACAATACACCTACACATATTCGGTGTGTACCTCTGGTGGGACTCGAACCCACACGCCTTTCGGCACCTGATTTTGAGTCAGGCCTGTCTACCAATTCCAGCACAGAGGCATAAAAAATATTCAAATCCCTCTGCCCTTATTGCTGCCTTACTCAGAGGGTAGTTATCCGGGATATGTTCTTATTGATGTTATCTCAAACCAGCCATAGGGAGGATGACTTTCATTTGCAACCTACGGTCTATCAGTCTTCGCCAGATACGAACCACGTTAATTCGTGTTTTTATTTGAATATCAATCTTTTTTTACATACAAACCACAGCAGCAATAATCTTTCTCTCTGTAGTTTGAACATGGACAATGTTTATCGACGCTATCATTCAAGCATGGACAATTCCCATCACATTTGTTAATGCGGTTGATAATAGCATTAACCACTTTCTCGTTATTATTTAATTTCCACCCACTTTTACAGTTCTCTTGTGCTTCCTCTACACTCATTATAATTCCCCAATCACATATTTTACTTGTTTCTCAATGGTATCGTATTTTTTCTTGTCACACTTATCAATAATAGAAACAATTTTCGTTATTATTTCATCAGATGGATGCTTTGAATAATATTTACCAATAAGTACGTTAATTGGACTCCTATACTGTTCTGGAACGCATTTCTGGAACGTTTTGATAGCCCATGTCAACTCTTCAATGTCTCGTTCAATATTCTTCATAATCCATCTAAACTTTGTTTGTACACGAGGTGGGACTCGAACCCACACCCCCGAAGGGACTAGATCCTTGGTCTAGCGTGTCTACCAATTCCACCACTCGTGCATTTTGTGACTCAGCCGCATTGTCTGAGTCATTTGCAGTCTCGTATTCAAGTTTATTTCATCTTATTAGCAGTGGATTTTCCACACTTTCATTCCAATAAGAACCTGCAACGTTGAGCAAGTAACCAGAATCGAACTGGCATCCCCAGTATGGGAAACTAGTGCACTAGCCGTTGTGCTATACCTGCAAGTTTGTACCAAAACAATTGCAAATCTTGCCAAATATGTATAAAAAATCTATATTTGTACCTCAACATAAATTTTCTGTGTGCCTTTTCGTCTCTTGGCTTTGCAATTGCATACAATTTTTCAACATTTACCATATTGTTATAATTTAAATGTTAGTACCGCCAGGGGGCCTCGAACCCCCATTCTTACCTTGAGAGGGTAAAGTCCTAAACCACTTAGACGATAGCGGCGTTTAATAATATTGAACATAAGGCGGGATTCGAACCCGCAATCATTTCATACGAAATTGCTCTATACCATTGAGCTATTATGTTGAATGTTATTACTCTATAATAACATCGTACAATGTTTTTGTGATTTTACGGTTTGATTGAATTAAATAATCACCACGTTTTAATTCAACATTGAATGAGCCTCTTGCAACTTTCACGTTTGTACTATGATCCAAATCATACACATAAGTAATTTGTGTTGGGTTGTTTGAAAATATCTCAATTTTAACCACATCCCTAAAAATCACAGTTTGCTCATTTACAATTTCTACTCTAGAATCACTAACCCATTTGTTGCTTATTCTACTAGTAGATGCACATGATGTCAAACCAACTACAAAAAACATCACTAATAGTAAATTAAAAAATTTCTTCATGTCTTTTGTTTTTTTGTTTATTATTATTGTTGTAATAAAATAATTACGTAATAGCCAGGATTCTGTACCTATATCCATCATTTAACTATTCGTCTTACCCTGGAGGCAATAATTTGGGTAACCACCTATACTTAGACTTTCACTCCCAAATGAGTGTCCTGAACTTCCTCACCACTTACTTCTATCGAATGGGCGCGATGGATTGCGTAATTATTTGTACCCCGTGCAGGACTCAAACCTGCGACCTTCCGGTTCGTAGCCGGACGCTCTATTCAGCTGAGCTAACGGGGCAAAATTAAATTGATTTCTCAACTTTTTTTGTTTTGTTGGTTGCGAACTACGACTTCCACGTAATCTTCCCGCAATGTACGAGGCTGTGCTGTGTACGTACACTCTATCAACCATCAGATCCAATAACGTGTGCACCAGCGTTATCTTCACCTTGGACCATGTTGTCGTTTTTCATACAACAATTTTCCGATAGGTTCCTATGTTTATTACACCAATTCGCGAGTGGGTCTGGCTGGAGTCGAACCAGCGATCTTCTCCTTGTAAGGGAGATGTCCTAAACCACTAGACGACAGACCCGTATGTTACCATTTTCCATAGTTTCCTTACTTTCTGAAACTTTAGGACGGCGGCAACAACCAATTTCTAAACAATCATTTTACAGGAGGCCATCCCTGCGAGTGGCGTGTCTTTTCGTTTCCAAACAAGGTGCTATCCTCTCGTTTTATTTGACGCGGTTTTAGTCCAATCTGTTCAGGCGTTAGGTTAAGACTATTCGCAATAACCTTCCAGCAATGCCACGCAATATCTGGAGCACATCTATATTTAGAGTCGGTGCGCAATTCGACTATAATTCCAATAATTAAGGATGCCCTTCGACGTATTTTTTAAATTCCTCATCTTCTTTCAAATGTTCAAAATACATAGGACATTTCAACCTTTTGCATCTTGGACGTTTTCTATAGATTTCAGAACAATTTATACATGGATTATCCATAATAAATATACATAAAATTTTTGGTAGCGAGAACGGGACTCGAACCCATAACCTCGGCATTATGAGTGCCGCGCTCTAGCCCGTTGAGCTATCTCGCCACAGGGGTGGAATCTTACGTGCTCCACCTAGTTACCTTCTTCACATCTCTGTGTACTCCTACATAAGTTAATCAGTTACTCGTTTTCACCTATACTCTATATGTGGTACTTTACGTCAAGGCTTCACTGTTCATGCTTGTTCTCGATAATAACGAACTACATCGCCCCCTTGATTGTTGTGCGTCTGGTGGGACTCGAACCCACACCCCTTGCGGGACCAGATCCTAGGTCTGGCGCGTCTACCCATTCCGCCACAGACGCATTTATTATTCAGGTAGTATTTCTACTACTTTTCCGAATACGCAATTTCTACTTACCCATCCATTCATATGCCCATGATTGTTACCGATCAGGAATTCTTCACCATTTCCCTTGATACCATGTATGAAATGTAAGTAATAATGTCCTCTTGCTTTGGCAAGCACAATATCTTTCTTTTTCAACACAGTTTCCTCTGTAACTGGGGCACAAATTACCGCTTGTTTGTTTTTTAGTACTGGAGTCATTGAATTACCAATGCCTAATACCCAACAAGTTTCACCTTGTTTCAATTTTTCAGCAGTTGCTCTATCCTCTTTTCCTTTGTACGTATATTCCATGTTATTTTTAAATTTTATGAGCAGGTGAAGAGATTCGAACTCTCGTGGGGCTTTCGCCACTCCGGATTGGAAATCCGGCGCCATCGTCCACTAGGCGACACCTGCAAAAACAGAAACAGTCAATTTGCGAACTACGGACTTGACTAAGCGCTTATCGGAGGCACCTTACACGTTCATCGTTTTAACATACGATTTCCTTATACCTGTCATGTTGCGTTGTACCTTACGGCCCCTCACGGAATAGGTTCGTCATACCTACGAATGGGAAACCCCAAAAATTCACCGAAACGTAATGAATGGCCATATCCTCATATCTCTTGCCTTCAATCGAGTTTCATAGTATAAAGGACTTCTTTCAAAAAGAACTCTTGTACGTATATCCTTTACACACCCCATTCAATTCGTTGCCTGAACTGTTTCTTTGAGCAGGAAACGAGATTCGAACTCGCGACCTCTGCCTTGGCAAGGCAGCGCTCTAATACCAACTGAGCTATTCCTGCAAATAATTACTTATTCTCTTTTGCCCTACGTTCATCCCAGGCTTCTTTGAACATTTGATGATGCCTCTCATCACCAGGTATCCATACGATAGCACCGCAAATAGGACATTTGATATAGTAATAATCTTCTTCTGTGTGTGTCCATTGCAAATCATACTTATCATATTTTAATTCAGTATGACAACAATCGCACACGCGTATGTTTGGATTACCAATTTTAACTACTTCCATTTTTTAATAAATTTAGCACATAGACAGGATTCGAACCTGCACGTCTTTCGACAGGGCCGTCTCATGGCCCCGCGTCTACCAGTTCCGCCACTACATTCTTTACGAATCGGATTTCTTCACTTCGATAAATCGGCAAAAATATCTCCATTTCTATCTCGAAACGCCAGGTGCCTCACCCTTGCCGGGGCTTACAACCATCTTTTTCCCAACAATTTTATTAAGTGGCAACTTAATAATTCGGCTGTGGGATAATACATCACCGGGTAGTTTTTTAACGCGTATAAGATACTACCAAACTATGGGAGACTGTGGTTGGAATTGAACCAACATTCCATACTAACACACTTTACCCCGCTAAAGGTGGTTGAGATAAAGGGGACGTTATGCCCCAATACCGCATCCATGTGCTTTCTTTCTGTGCCATTGTCGGCGGTTGATTTGCAGTTAGCGCTACAAACCCCTACCTACACAGTCTTTTGTTGAAAATGAGGAATCGAACCTACCAATTGACACGCAACCATTAGGCGTCAATTGACGTACAACAACCGTCGCTGTTGCTCTCCTTTGGGTTTAGCCACCCAATGTGCCGCCATACACCAAATTCATCTTTACGAATTACCTCCATCTGCAAATGTCAGTAAAACGCCACCTCACCTTATTGCAGTAAGTATCTTGGATTTTTGTGGGAGTGGAGGGATTCGAACCCCCGAAGCCGAAGCGCCAGATTTACAGTCTGGTCCTAACTACCGCATTAGGAACACTCCCATTAAAAAATACCTACACATATTCCTGAATCGGCCTATATTATCCAGAATATCCAGTATTACACAGAGACCCGCTAAATTGGTTTAACTTGTGTAACGCCCACCAACGCCTCGGTATTTTTGTGGTGCAGGACGGAATCGAACCGCCGACACGCAGATCTTCAGTCTGCTGCTCTACCAACTGAGCTACTGCACCATTTTATAGTTAATAACTCGTGCTATCATTTTCACACTATCTCGATGCAGTCACCGCCAACATGGGAGTTTAACCCAAGTCTTAGTTACTAACTATTTTTATCACTGATCTTATTTCAATGTTCGCTTGTTTTCAATTTCTGGTGCAAAGATACTGCTTTTTTTTCAAATAACCAAATATTTTTGCACTTTTTTTTAATTTTTTTGCAGGAGTGGCAGGAATCGAACCCACATCTAACGGGTTGGAGCCGTTTATGTTTGCCATTACACCACACTCCTGTGTTTATATACGTTTAATGTATTCTATCATTTCCTTTTTTCTATTTGGTATACCAAATCTTGCACACCATTTAATAACACATTTATCACTTACACCAAACATCTTTCCTGTTTGTACAAAACTTTTGTTTTCTTTTAAACTATGTATCAGTTTTTCCTTTGTTATCTCTATTTTTCTAGTTGACAATTTACTACATTCTTGATTACAAAATTTTTGTTCTAATGTTTTTTTTATAAATCGTTTTCCACAATATTCACATATTCCAAATATTTCAGGGTTATTTTTATGTAAATCTTCCCTCCACTTATTTGATACATGTATTTCTAATTTCTTTAACCAATATTTTAAACGATACTCATTAATTTCCAACTGTTTTGCAACCTCTTTAATTGGATGTAAATATAATAGATTAATCAAATATTGTTTATTAACATAAGATAAATTACCAGTTGTTTTGTTAACCTTTACTATCTTTCTTAATTTCTTTTTATTACCAGTATTTTTTCCACAATAGTTATCTGTTTGTGCATGACAATTTGGACATAGTAATTGAAGGTTTTCTATACGATTGTCATTATGTTTTCCATTAATGTGGTGTAATTCAAGCGGTATTGGTTTTCCGTTCCATTCAGTATTTCCACAGCATTCACATCTATATGGCTTTAACCCATTCTCAATTATTTTCATTTTCAACTTATTACTAGTTATAACACTATCATCACACAATAATTCTTCAAGTTTTTTTTCTTGATTTTTTTGTGTTATCTTTTTTGATAAACCATTAAAAACTAAAGTAATATTATTTTCTTCAGCAATACTTCTAATTTCACGATATGTCTCACCACCAATACTAGTAATCCCAAGTTTAAGGCATAATTCGTACATATTGCGGCATTTATCTCCATTTTTACGTAGTTTTTCAATAAAATCGTTTTCTTCCATATTTTTTTGTTTTTATATAAATACTTCTTAGTTCGAAAAAAAGTATAATTTTTATCCAAAAAAATATGATTTAGTTCGATTTTTATTACATTACACCGCCATACTAGCCATTGTACTACACTCCTATATAATGAAAAAACCTTGGAAGATTTGGTTGTGTTCATCTTTCAAGGTTTTGCCTCATGGCTTTATATATAGTTTTCAAACATGTTTCAAAAAACCTCTACCTATGAACACACAGAGTCACCTAGCCAACCAAAACGGTAGCCAAACCCATACACCATATGTCCAAGATACAACTTCATATTTTAATTACTTCCCATGTTTTTTGTTTTGTTTCTATAATAAATATACCTTATTATTTTAAAAAGTGAACATTTATCAACTTTTTTTTCATTTTTTTTTGAGCCAAAACAAGGAATCGAACCTCAGTCTTCGAAGAGCAACCCCTATAACGTTTTCACGTCAGTATTGATTCGACATGCTAACCACTGCACTATCTCGGCAAATGTTGTTCCGTACAACCACTTCCAGTAAACAAAAATCCTAGGATTGGATACTTTCCGTGAAAAAACGCCGTGTACTCCATCTCGAACGGTAGAGTGCGCTCCATGACACCTCGCGCTCTGCGTGTGATTTCCTAATTCAAACCATCAAAAGTGTTGCGGGGGGTGGACTCGAACCACCGACCTTCAGGTTGGACTATTGATGGGTTTCGAACCCACTTACAGCTGATTTCCAGTCCGATTATAATACGGAACTTTAAACAATAGTCTCGATAAGATTGTTAATGCTTATCACATTATATGAGCCTGACGAGCTGCCTCTGCTCTACCCCGCAATATGTGTGGCCCGCGAGGGTACTGACCCCTCTTCCCGAAATTAAGAGTTTCGTGCATCACCTTAATGCTTGCAGGCCTTAATTGGTGCAATCATTAAGATTTACACCATTACTACTTAATATTCTTGTTACGCTTATTCATTTTTATATTATATTTGTTTTTCCATTTTTTAACTGTTGTGCCAGAAACACTGTAAAGCCTTCCTATTGCTTCCATACTATTTGTTTCCAGTAACAATTCTAATTCTTCTTTTGTAGGCCAATCAACTTTTCGTTGATTTATTGTATGATTACATACATTACATAGCCCTGTTTTACTATATCTTGTTATCTCTTTTCCACACTCAGAACAAAATCTTTTTTTCCTCCCCTTATATCCATTTGTTTGTGCATGACAATTTGGACATAACGCGATTAGGTTATCAAAAACATTATTATAATGATTTCCATCAATATGATGTAGTTCTAGTGGTATTTTATCACCTTCCCACTCTGTTCTACCACATTTTTCACATTTGTGTTCTTTCAAACCTTCTTCAATAAGTTTTTTCAGTAAAGTTGCACTTTTACAATAATAACTTTTCGAATACTCAATTGCACTCAATTTGTTAGATGCAACTCTTCCAACGCATTTCTTTCCTGTAAAATGTGATGTATCAATATCGTATTCGCGGATATATTTCTTAATCACATTATAACTTCCAGATGGTTTCCAACCAAGAAATCTACACATTCCAGCAATACTAAAACTATGTTTTGCTGCTTCTATAAAATCTTCTTTTGTTTTGTTTGTTCTCATACCCATATTTATCTTTTTATATATAATAAATACTTCTGGGTTTGAAAAAGTACTGCAATTTAATTATTTTTTTCTAAAAAACATTTATGTGTGTGCCCGACGAGACTCGAACTCGCAACCCACAGATTAAAAGTCTGTTGCGCTAGCCAATTGCGCCACGGGCACGTTGAATAGTAACCAGTGACACAATTTGTCACCGATATTACGTTTTCTTCATATGTTTCTTAGTCTTCATCATTGTTTCTGTTTGTTTGTTTTGTTTTTCAAAAAATACAAGAGACGGTTTCTATTTTTAAGTGCTCTAACCAACTGAGCTACATCGTCATACATTTTTTTTTTGAGACGATGACGGGACTTGAACCCGCGACCCCTTCCTTAACATGGATTGATAGATAATGTTGTTTTGCTGTAAGTCTCTCTTCGTTTATAAATATACGTTTTTTATTTTAATTTTCAAAAAAAGAACCAAGTCATGCACTCCCGTCGACACATAGTGTACAACCGCCCAATGTACATGTTACCATCCACCGAATTGATTCTTGTGACCCCGGTGGGATTCGAACCCACGACCCCCTGCTTAAAAGGCAGGTGCTCTAAGCATACGCAAACCAGCTGAGCTACGAGGTCATTATTTCACGATGCAAAGATACTACTTTTATTTCAAATAACCAAATATTTTGCAATAAAAAAACCTTGATACGCGTTTGTTCACAGTATCAAGGTTTGAATATCTCTGATCCAAATAAAGTATCACCTTTTAACTTGTGAACACGAAAATAGATTAAGCCATTTACCAAAATAGCCGACAAACTTCTTCATATCTTTTCCGTATTTACCCATTTTATTTCCTTTTTATAATAAATATCTGTTATTTTCAAAAAGTTACATTTTTTTTTGAGACAAGGGTCGGATTCGAACCGACGAACAACGCTTTTGCAGAGCGCCCCTTTAGTCCACTCAGGCACCTTGTCATATATTTTGTCGGCTCGGCAGGATTTGAACCTGCGACCCCCACATTATCAGTGTGGTGCTCTAACCAGGCTGAGCTACGAGCCGTTATTTAATTTTGTAATGTCACTCTTTTCCTATGAAATCTATGTGACATTTTATTCAATGAACCAAAATTTTCAGTCAGTGAATGACAATTCGGGCATAATAATTGTAAATTTTCTTTTTTATTATTTGTGCAATCACCATCAATATGATGTATTTCTAATTGTACCGTATGTGTGTATGGATTTTCTTCTCCCCACCCACATCTTTGACATTGACAATTATATTTATTCATTAAATATTTACGCACAAAAGTAGGCACTTGTGTTGCTCCACGTAAAAAATTTTCGCCATTCAACCATCTATCAAGTTTATCATTATTTTCGAATGTTTTTCTACATTTACCAGAACAAAAATCTTTATCACCTATAAATGTTCTACCGCACAATTTACATTCTTTAATTTCTTTCGTTGCATTCTCCCCTGATAATGCTTTTGAAGTTTTTAATCTTGAGGTTATAGAATGAACCCTAGTTGAATTATTATACGAAGCAGAACATGATTTCGAACAGAATTTGTTGTTACGTTTACTATAATTCAATTTTTTACCGCAATATTTACAGCACGATGGGTGTTTATTATATTCGTCTTCTGTGATTTTTTTATCTAAATAATCGTATATATTAATTTTAAAATATTTAATAACATTTTCAACAAAACGATAACCACTTCCATTATTTTTATAACCAAAAATATGTAAAAAATCTAATTTTGTTTTACTTTGTTGTAACGCGTGAATTACTTCTTCTTTTTTTAAATCACTTACTTTCATATCAATATATGTTTATATATAAATATTTTTAAAAGTGAAAAAATAACGTTTCGAACTCATTTTTTTTGTTTTTTTTTCTTTAAAATTTTAAGGTTCACAAAATAATTAACACCATTTATTATTTATTATTTTTATAGTGGGGGGTCTGTAATGGAGTCGAACCATTGTCTTGACGGCCACAACGTCTCATTCTACCGTTAAACTAACAAACCCATCTAAACGCTGATTAACTGGTTCAGCGTTGGAAACCATTGTTCCTTACCATTGGTAAACAACATTTAACGTCCCGAAAGACGTGGACATATTGATTGACTAAAAAACAGTTAAGATGAGTTACGACGCCTACTCATCAGGTGCTACTAATCGTTTAGTTGAATCTGCAATCATTGATGTAATCTCAGCAGCGTACGCCTATGACTTAGATGTTTCGCATCCTCTGTAAAAGTAACAACACCTTAAAAATGAAAGCCAGGCTATGTTTTCGTAACGCCTACGGTACTCAGTATGCCTCCATACCATTGAGTAGCAACGCCATTCAGGAAAACGTGATTAGTTCTCAGTTATATCGAATATCACATGAATGGATTCGGTGTTGTATAAAAATTACAATTCGGCTCTCTATGAATTCACTTTTACCCAAAAACCCTAGGTAAGCCTTCGATAAGTGTGAACGAATAATTGTAACTATAACGTAATCTCAGGGACGAACCATAATCGTAATCTCTTTCAGTCGACATCCGATAATTACTATATGCATGGGGATTCAGAAATAAAACAAGACCCCAAGGTTTGAGATTAGAGTAAAAATGTCTTCGGTACTTTCATTGGTATCTGGCTATAACCTTATGCGCCACATTGCAAATTGTCTATTCTTCGAGCAACGCATAAGAGCTTCACACACCATTAGAGAGTTGATAGTACTCGACTATTATCCTTAGTGTGTACCGTTAGGCTCAGTGCTTATCGTCCGGTGACGTTGTGCAGCGTATAGCAGTCATTGTGCTCATGGCTCTCCCCACTCGTACCGATACCTTTCTTAGACATTTATAAAATCGGACTCGGAGCAGTTCTTATGGTATGCAGCCAAGCCACTGTTTTTTAGAAAGTATACTTTGAGCCAACAAAGTATACCAAAATGAGGGTTTTTTGTTCTACCCACAAACATATACTTTAACCTGCAAGTGAAAAGGGTTCTGGTAACCGTAGCCAGCCACGAATTGATTCATTTTGAAACAATGGAGTCACATGATTATTTTAACGATAAATAATCATTAAGAAACACTCTTCAAATTGGCTCTTTGAAAAGGCGGAGAGCACTGGAATCGAACCAGACACCATTTTTCAGGTGCGCACAACTTAGCAGGTTGCCGCTATCACCATCAAGCATTACTCTCCAATAAAATCTTTTATTTTTTTAATTACTTCTTTTGGATGTTTATAACAATATTCCCAATCAATTCTCATTTCATCTATTCCATCTTTTTTAAGTTGTTCGTCTTTCCTTTTATCACAATCTTTTTGATATTCAGAAATTTTATGAAATCTACCATCCATTTCAATAACTTTTTTCTTTTTCTCCCAATAAAAATCTAAAGAAAATGTGTGAAATTTATATTCTCTAATATACTCTGAATTAATATTTTCATTTTTTATTACTTCCATTAGCCACTGCTCTGGATATGACGGTTTTTCTTTACTTCTTAGATGTGCTAATGAAACAGCTGTCCCATTTTTATGGCGTTCTTTCATTCTTTCAGATTGTTTTTTCTTAAACTCATCTGTCATTGTTCTACCTTTTGATGCGCCATCAATGCGATTTGGATTTAAAATACAATGTTTTTCATGTAAATGTAACGAATTTAACTGATCACAAAATTTATTACAATATTTACAATAATATTCACCTTTATAAGTTGCAGATGTTTTAATAATATGGTGTTCTGGTTTTTCATTCCAATGGGAATATAATAATTTTCTAGTTTTAAAAACTTCACCACAAACATCACATTTCCACGTATAAGGTCTACTTTTTCCCATATTCAATTTTTACATTGTCTGGATAGCAGGATTCGAACCTGCGACCCCTACATCCCAAATGTAGTGTTCTAGCCGGACTGAACTATACCCAGATAAAAATTGATGGTGGTATCCCTCCACCTGAAGCATCCAACATGCTATTTATTGTTCACGAACAACAAATAAATCGCCCCTGAACCCAGAGAAAAGCCTCTTTAAGGTAAGAAGTACCTGCTACTTATACGTATGGCTGTCAGCAGCTCGACCCCCTCTGCTCACTCGGATACCTACGAGCAGGAATAGGCTTAGTTAAGTATAAGAATGATTCCTATTGCAATTGTGCCCAAGCGGGAGTCGAACCCGTTTAGTTGCAGTCTCTCACTGCGCTTCATATCATCTCTAACCCGATAGTCGACTTATACATATTTTGGCGGAGGGTGAGGGATTCGAACCCCCGGACCCCTTACGGGATCTTCGGTTTTCAAGACCGACGCAATCGACCAACTCTGCCAACCCTCCAAATACAAGAGACATTCTTTTTTTTTCTAATTAACGCAGAAATAAAGTAGAAATTTGCTGTAAGTCTCTCTTATAGGTTATTTTTGAACATTTAAGGCAGAACTCCTTAAATATATCCTTTTTCTTTCAATTGTCGGAAAATAACATCAACACAATTTTCATTAGTTACAACTGTGTATGGTATATTATTCTCTTCCATGAGTTTTTTGTAACTTTCGTCAATTTCCTTTGCTTTTTCTTGTGACTCTACTCTTCCCTCTGTATGATACTTGATGTCACTTCTGTCGATGAAGAATACCATGTTATCAAACTGATTGAAACACTCAATACACAAGCCTTTCAGGTTTTGACTACCGCTTTTATCGTATATTACGGAACTTAGCAATGATGTATCCATAATCACTACATCTACTTTTCCGATTAAACGACTAATTCTGTGGAATTGTTTAGCAATGATGTACAACTGATCGTCCAGCATCCTATAATCTTCTTCCCAGACTTTTTCTTTGGTAAACTCCGTAGCAATCTCGCAATTTACACCGTTTTTTTTGAGTTTATAGAAAACTCCAGCCATTGTGGTTGACTTACCACTACCAGGCCCGCCAATTAAGTTAATTACTAATCCCTTTTTAGGCATTACTTGTGATTGTTTTTTTTGATTGTATTTATTTTTTGTCAAGAGACGTTTGGTTTAGATTGTGGAAATCTTAAATTGTGCTGTAAGTCTCTCTTCAAGTTAAATATACAACTTTTATATGATATTTTGTGTTTTTTTCAGAAAAATTTTACCAGTGTAATGCTTTTATATCCCAGCCAAGAACGAGTCTTGACAACATCAGTGACTGATTCAGAGCGCAAAAGGAATCAAACCTATACCTACGACTTACTACGCCGTTGTTCTACATGTTTTAGCGCGCTATCATTAAACTATACGTTCTACTATTGTTGCCTCTGAGGGATTCGAACCCCCAATGCCTTTCGGACCCTCCAGAATCAAAATCTGACGTGCTAGCCAGTTACACCAAGAGGCAATATATTGAAAATTATGATTTTTCATAAAAACATCCCATAATTTATCAGGTGTTAGCCAGTTACACTATGGGACAATGTTAGATAACACCACGGATAACGCTTACTACTCCCATTCTCAATACCATATAGAGTATCACGTCTTACATCGCTATCCTAACCACTTTGGTATCGTCGTTTCTTGATGTTATCTTTGTCGCCCTCCGAGGAATCGAACCCCGCTCTTCTGAGTCAGAGTCAGGTGTAATACCGATATACTAGAAGGCAAAAATTTATTAGTTCACACCGTTTTGTAAGGGGGATGAAGCTTTCGGACTTTAACCGAATTCACTAATGAGCATCACAATCTTGCCAATGCTTAACTCCAACCCAAAAAACGATGCAGGGTATTTGGTAAAAAACCCACGGCTTGGCCACCACCTGATTTATACAAAACCAGGAAAATAAGTCGGATGAGCGACTATTAAAAATATCACCACTGCCTTCTGGCGAAAGGCTCAGCGCCTGACGAATATCTTTGGCGCGCCACTGGTTTAGCGTCCTAACTCTGCGAGTTGGGTGATACTATTGGTTCAACCTCCGAAGAGGCTAGGATGTTTTTTAACCATAAAACAACCGCGTCCAAAAAATGAGCAGCATAGTCTTGTTAGCATACTGCGTTGCTATCTTATCCGTAACACTAAGCATTAGATTTACCACAACCCTTCATTTCGAACTAAAGAGGTGTTCGATTACGATTTTTACGAATGACTGTTCTGCGCATGAACATCAGACGGACAATATAGGATAACGTCCAACTACCAAATAAGGGTCAGATGTTTTAATTTCGCTCAAAGCTACTCCCCTCTGAATATTGAACGTAAACTGTCATAAGGCTCAAGAGGACTCGGCACCCCTTTTTACTTTGAACTCCCCGTGAGGAGTACTGAACTCAGTAAATTTAGTTCTGTAGAATGATTTAATGACATCTACCGTCAACCTTATTTAGAGCCACATGCCGGATTCGAACCGACGGCGCGCATAAGCATCTTGATTACAAGTCAAGCGGAGTCGACCAACTGTCCCAATGTGGCAACTATGATTACAAGTTAATAGTTACATTACCGATTCCCGATTCTCCACGGTAAACATACTTATGAACTGCGGTGTAATAGCAGAATCCATTTTATCCCATATGCTTTCATATGTTGTGTTTTGTTGATCGTTCTAAACATGTAACTACTACATATAAACATTTGTGACCTATGCAGGAGTCAAACCCGCGACGCATACTTTTAGAGGGTACCGTTCTATCGTTGAACTAATAGGTCATATTCAGGCGTATATTTCAACGCCCAAATTTTTTATGACATTCATTGAAGAAGTCTCAATTTCTTGAACATTCGTTCATTTCTTGGATTACCAACTACTGCGATTGCTGTAAGTTTGTTATTAAGATCAGGTTCTCTGAATATGGATATATCATCCCATTCAAGTAGATACTTCATCTTTTCAACATTACAACTTAAATACACAACAGTTTCGTTTTTCCAGTAGAGATTGTCGGAATGTTCCAACATCCACTGCGCTATTGCGTGCCCGCCCTGTACAGCGCCGTAGATTGGTGCTAAATCCTCACTTACGAGGATGTAAAGGCGGTTACTCGTTTCCATCTTCAACTGCATTTTCTTGCTCCTTAGCAATAACTTTGTCCAAGCATTCGATGCAATGGGTTACTGCATTCTTAACGCTTCCCCATCTATTCCAACGAGGTAATGACTCTAATTCAACACCGAAGAACTGGTAAGGATACTCCTTATTTTGTTTTTCTGGTTTTAATTTGTTCATTACTGACTCGATGTATGCATCAAAGTCTTCGATGCCATGACGAAGCATATAGTAAGCCGTATATGCAATGAATAGGCGTTCTCTTTCGTTACGGAATTTACCGTAGCGTCCTTCGTTTAATTTAGTAGCCTTGTGTTCTGCTACCATTTCCGCAATTAAGCGTTTTAATGTTTTAATTTGATTGATTTGTTCTGTAGTTTTCATAGTTTTATTCTCCATTTTTAATGTGTTTATTTTTTGTTAATTTAATTTTGATTTTTGTTACCTCCTTAGATTAACAAAAACACATTAGGAGAACGACTTCTACGAATCTACCAATGAATGTGATTTTTCATAGTTGTTTCGTTTTTTATTGTTTAACATTATTATTAGTTGTGGAGGATGCGGGATTCGAACCCTGCATTTCCTTAAATTTTTCTAATTTTGTATAATCTATTTTATTTTCATATACTCCGTATTTTTTATTCCAATCATTAACTCTTTGTTTTAGTTCATTAAGTGTTATTGAACATTCTGTTTTCTTTTTAAAGTTGTCTTCATGTTTCATCAATTTACAATTTGCTGGATGAGAAATTAAATACGGGTCTATATTTTGTTTATATCCTTCATCTACTGAAAACATATGATCTCTGCTAATGCCACGTAAGTTATCACCATGATTTGTCGCTTGATACCAACCATTTTCTTTGATTAAGGAAAAATCAAACTCATCTGGATAAGCATTTAAACTAAAATTGAATTTAGTTTGACTTTTATATATATCCCTTTCGTCCTTATTTTTTATTTCTTGTAATCTTCTGTTTCTTCTTGAACATTCTTGACAACAAAATTTTTGATGTTTTTTTGCTGTAGTGAACATTCTACCACAGTACCCACATTTTTTTTCTGTGCTGGTATTTCTATATGTTTCAATATCTGTTATACCCATAGACAATAAAACACCAACACGTATTTTTTGTTTTACTTCGTCACTATATTCTCTATTTTTATTGTTGTAAGATGCCGAACAACTGTTACTACAAAATTTATGTTGTCCATATTTTAATTCTTTACCACACTTTAAACAAAATTTCTTTTCTTTTCTTTTTTTGGAAAAAAACTCATTGTTTATACCTAATGTTTGTAATATATTGTTTAAATATCTTGTATTTTTTGTGTTGTCTGATACTTGATAATATTTGAATATATCCCCTTTCCGTTTAAACCTACTTAAAAGTAGTATAAATTCTTGTTTTTTTTCTTCTGTTGAAATATCTATATACATATTTTTATTGTTTATATATAAATACTTCATTAGTGTGGAAAAATACTTATTTCGAACTTTTTTTTTACAAAAGTGGAGGATGTGGAATTCGAATCCACGACCCCCTGCTTGCAAAGCAGGTGCTCTAGCCAGACTGAGCTAATCCCCCATTAAAAAGTATTGATGAGCAACCAAAAAGCCTTGTCGGTGTCCGTAGCCCCACTCGTATTACCAAGTGTCAACCTACATCCTAGCCGCTTAGAAACGCAAACGGGGTTGCCCGATGTAACATTGTTTCACCCTATTACAAAGTTTGCATCAATACTGGAAGGTGATTATCTACCAACCGAAATTTGGCTTATGATATTACTGTTTCACAGGGTTCGTTGCCTCTTCCCTCCACAGTCTCTTCACCCGCTCACCTACGGGCTACTGGAATTTTAGAGCGTTACCGCGCTGGAAACGTGGAACAAATCCACACCTCTCCGCCAGATGTTATAGTGTTTACTCACTGTTGTTCATATTTACAAAAAGAAAATAACACAACATAAAATTACAATAGACATTTTTTTCTCTACTATTGCTCTGCCAACTGAGCTACCGCCCGATTTGTGTTATTTAGTCGGGCGGGCGGGACTCGAACCCACGACCCATAGTTCCCAAATGAGTTAGTTGTTCGCTGTACGTCTATCTTTAGCGATAGCGACGGGACTCGAACCCGCAACCACTGGCGTGACAGGCCAGCACTCTAACCAGTTGAGCTACGCTATCATATTGTTGCGGCTGCGGGAGTCGAACCCACTATCCAGAGGTTATGAGCCTCTGATGATGTCTGCCGAAATGCTTATCGACATATCCGTTTCACTCTGCCACGATAAAAATTAGTTTTCATGTTTTGTCCTGACGTCAAGGTTACTGCACTTTGACAGAAAACTAATAAAACAAACACTACAGCCTTTCACAAGTCTAATGTCTTGGGACAGTTGTTTATATCTCACAAAAAAGAATAATACAACATAAGACATAAAAGGTAATAACAAATGATAGGATTCCTGACTACCTATAAAACCAAACACTACGCACATTATTCAGTCACACCCCTAAGAGTTAGCAACTCTCTTAGTTTGAATGGGTGGGAGGAATGATTACCTCCAACAGGATACAGACCTCAGTCATAAAACACGATTTGTCCTGTTCTTACGTCACTCACGGTTGGCCAACCGTGGCTAATTCAACTTTATGCTTCGTAATGCCCGTTAACCGCACCGCGTACTTTTCAGTACAACAATACGTCCTTTAGCAGCAGTCTACCGCTTATTCAGGCACATAAGTTATTATTTGCTACCAATCCTGGCGCGACCCAGGTTTGACTTTCACCCACCGAAGAAAGTCTGCTTCAGGCGCTAATTAAAAGCTTATTGGCATACCGTTCACCTAAGAACTATTTTTGTCAGGAGCAACCTTATAACCTGGCAGTCACGAATTTAGTACCGTGTTAGGGTTTCGTGTCTTTGTCCACCAATGAAATGGTGGAGTTGAAAAATTTGAATTTCTGGTGATTAGCCTATGCGGAAAAATTCTAACCTCAGCGAGTGTTCACGTCATGTTGAAAACACACAACAGTCAACGGGTTATCATCCCGATTTTCTCCGCAACTATAAGTCAGTTGCCAACTGTAGTTCAGAAGACAAGAATTTAACATTAAAAGTGTTATCCTAAAAATGCTTTGCTGTACGTCTTCCGTATATGTTGCTTATGAAAAGTATTCAAGCATTTACAAGAGACAATTTGCTTTTGGTAGAAAATTTGCTGTTTTCCAATAAAGTGTGAGTTTTGCTGTACGTCTCTCTTCGTTTTAAATATACGTAAAAAAATTATATAAGCGTGTTTTTACACCAAAGGTAAATATATTTTATGCAATTCCTTTTCAGTTACACTCACATAAAATTGAACTTAAAGTTTCTTTTTCCATTTATCCGACTAAGTTGCGTTTCCATCTGTTACCAATGGGCGTTAATAGATCCGGTGGGCAACCACTCATTAAGTATGGACACTTCCAATCCTAACACTTATAAAATTTATAGTAGAAGATCAGTAATAAGTAATCTTTTGTTGTACCCCGTCCGGAATTCGAATCCGAGTTTCCGCCGTGAAAGGGCGATGTCCTGGGCCACTAGACGAACGGGGCAAAAGTATCAGTCTATTCCTGATAGTCAAATCATACATTTGCTTAACGGTTCCAATTCACATCCTAAGCCTCTTTTTAAGAAAATTATGATTTTCCATGTGTTCTGATTTTTTTCTGTTTCTTGGATATGGGAACTCACACCCTCACTTTCCACTGAGTAGGATTGCTTCACTATACTAAAAGATACTTCACACTGATATAATCGAGTTAGAGTCGTATATCAGGAGATTTCTGAACGAACACCGACTTTCCTAACAATGCAAATTGGCAGTGTGCATTGAAACTATTCGGGGGCAGATGTTAAGTAAGCCCATTTTTTACATCATTCATCGGAGTAGTATCATTAACCGATAAGGTTGTCCAAAAGGACATTATATAAGTCTGCCAACTTATATGTAATTTCGGTGACGATTGAATTGAAGTCAATAAGTCATACTTTAATCCGGAATTGTATAACCATATGCTTACGAGGCATATAAGTGCTACCTTTTCATCACCATTATTGGGATTTTTTAAGTTGTTTCCTTCAACTATAATTAAAAGATACTTTTCTGTTCTGTTCGGAAGAAGCGTGTTCGAACTCAGGCAACTCGCGTAATAAGAACAGATTACCTGTCGGCCTATTAACGATTAGCAACTTGACATTGTACACCTATCAAGCGGTATCTAACTAACCGAACATCAAAATTATCCCGATGTTTAGGATATGTCTCGTTGTTATCGGCAGGACACCTTCAACCGAATCGAGTATCTCTCACTCCATCTGTATGGGTTTTTAGAGTTGTTTTCCTTCAACTATAAATTTGGGAGAGCGAACCAGCCCACGAGTTTACCTTTCTCCCGCTGTTTATGTACTCAATTCCCCTACTTATAAGGTGCGACCTATTCAGAGCCTCATCGAATATCGACTGGTGACGTAATGTCAAATTGCATAAACAGAAGTTCCTCGACTTTTCTAAGTTGCTTTTTATAAGCCGTTTTTCTTCACAAAGAACTCCCAATTGGATTCGAACCAATGTCTTTACCGCGGCATGTCCTAAACCACTAGACGATAGGAGTTAAATTTGGTTCATTTAAGTTGTTTTCCTTCAACTATATTGAAGTATCCGAAGCAGCCTAGTTTTAACCTTTATCTTCGCTTATCAGTAGTACGCCCAAGAGTTTTATTGCGCAATTATTTCTCTTTGCTTTCTACGGCCTGTGGTACTGGTATCTTCTCATCACCAGCGCAATACTTTAAATATAAACCACATAGTGCTGTTTTTGGCCTATCCTATCACTCCCACCTCCATTAGTGAAAGTAATATCACTCTCCCCACCGGAAAGAGTCTTCATTTCAATAGTGACCCACACGGCTTCGTCCTCGGCTAAAATGGAGCAACGCTGTAACTTCTAGTCTTTTTCGTGGTTTAATATTGGTTTTTAAAGTTGTTTTCCTTCAACTATTTAATCATGGAAGTTATTAATGCATTCAAAAAGTTTGCAATCTTTTTGTTAGCCTCCATGGCTGCATTTTATCACTATCACATACAGCATTTGTGTAGCTGGTTTAACTCACCTAATTATTCATAGGTTATTGTCTTTTTTAAAGTTGTTTTCCTTCAACTATAAGTGAGGCTACGCATTTTCCTTATCCTTACTCTTTTTATAGTACAGTGCGCACCACCTCAACCCCGTCTATACTTTGCCATGAATTGTACTTCTCCATAGAGGTTTTTAAAGTTGTTGTCCCTCAACTATCGGCGCCCTGTGCGGTTTTATCACACGCTAAAGTGGCTTGCTTGTCACTTTTAGATAGTTTCATGAAACATCTATTACGTAATTCAGTGCTCCCCATATCTACCATTACTGCTTATTTACGTTCGCAGACTGCGGGCAATTCTCTAATCAGATAAGTTCTGATCCAACTAACTCGCTCCTAATGCCCTATTTTACAATCTCTCCAGGAAAAGAGATAACCATGTAAGTCTGGTGTGCCCCTTGTACTTGGGGGTGGCGGCTATATATACTTGAGTACAAGAGGCACTTTTTTATAACGTTTTTGAAACCCAAATTCAATGTTTTTAAAAAAATAGTTTTTTGTTTTGCTGTATGCCTCTCTTATTGTCAATAGCCAGGATTTGAACCCGAATTGCGCACTCTAGGCGCCGTGATAACCAGGTTTCACTATATTATTGCCTTTAGCCAGATGTAGAAAATCACGTCCGTAACCGCTATACTCTACAAAGACATCAACCTCAACCACTTACGGAATGGTGTGTTGGATTTTTGCGCAACCGCCAGGATTCGAACCTGGGAACCTTTCGGGGCAGATTAACAGTCTGCTGTCGTTGGCCACTTGACTACGGTTACATGTTATGTATATACCTACACAATTCTTTAGTATGGATTGGTAAACCATATTTTTTACACCATTTCCTCACAGAATTATCTGTGACACCAAAATATTTTCCAACTTGTGTAAAGTTTAAATACATTTTAAATACTGATATAAATTCATCTATGGTTGGTATTTGTTTTCTTTCTTTTTTAGACGTAATTGCTTTTTCTTGTTTATTGTGAATTTCATTTAACAATTCATAAACATTTCTTTTTTTATCTTTATGGTGTATTTCTCTGTGACAATTCGCACAAACTAAAATACATTTATCTAACTCTTCTTTTACTTTATCAAATGAACGTGTGTACCCTTTTTCGGCAATACCAAAATCTTTTTCATTTGGATTTAAATGATGAAATTCTAATGCATCTATACATTTGTCATATCCGCATATTTCACATTTTCCACCCTTATATTCAATAGACATTAGTTTAATCTTATCTCTACGTTTTTGTACCGCTTCACTACGGCATTTTTTACAACGCCACTTACCAGAACTTAACACGTGTTCACATTCGCCATGTTTTTTACAAAATCTAATACTATCCATAATTTACTTTCTTTTATAATAAATACTTGTAAAGTTCGAAAAGTATTACATTTTTTTGTTAATTTTTTAAAAAAAGAAAGGGCTTCTGCTAACCAGATTTGGAAACTCTGAAAACCCAGGAGTTTTTAACGAAAGGAGGTTTGTAGCGCTGGCCGGACTCGAACCGGCACGCCCATCACTGGGCAAGGGATTTTCATACTACTCTATGTTGCCATAGCCAAACAACAGCATCGTATAACGATTTCTCGTTCAGCGGGTCGTTAGCCTACTAAGGGAGTCAAACCCGTTTTGTTGTTTGTTGTAGTCTGGACTTGCTCTAAACCATATTAGAATCTTGCAAGTTGTTATGCCACTCTCCTCTACTATTTGTGTGCGTTCCATGCAACATGGCGTTTTTATGCTCGAAGCATCAGATGGTTACCAATCATCAACGGCAATACACATACCCTCAATTGATCGCGAGTTTCGTTCTAACATAACAATTCTAACTTAGGTTCCTACTGTAAAGTCTCTACGCACTATCACTATACTTCGCTTTTTACGTCTAAAACTGTTTTCCACGACGAGTGAACGTCGAACATCCACAGTGATATGGATTATTATAACAGAAGCATCCTTGCATAGCATATTGGCTCGGTATTTTCCGTATACATTATTGTTTAGCACCCTCACACATATCTTTGTTTATGCTATGGGATTTGTATGCGGGCGGGTTCTCAACCGCCTCTGTGACACATGAGTGTCGCATTATTATTGCATCAACAAGTGATACTACACATACTCAACGGACTTCTACCGAATTAGGTAGGTTCTAATACGGACTTTCGTGCCGTATCACTCAAATTGTAATGTATTGATAATCAATCAATTACGAATTAAGTCCCTCGTGTCTACCAATTCCACCACAGCGCCAAGTTGAACTGAACTAAGTTTTTTATAAGGTTTAATTACAGTTATATATTCCTTAATGTTTATTTCAATTATCATTATATACACTCATCAATGCTTCTTTTCATTCCCAACATTTCGCCAAGTCTTACACCTTATAATATATATAATAGATAAAAGGACGAACCCAAATGCGTTTCACAACGTGGAACAGGTGCATCTGGTGGTTGAGAGGTATTCCCAACCGTTCCATGTCTTTTTTCTATAGTCAATCAATACGTCAAAGAACACATTGGTGTGGATTTATTGTTCTTCCAACACTCCCCACATAGAAACTGTCGACTATGTTTCGTTGTTTCAATCTTATCCACTTGTAGACTTCATTACTGAAATCTGGTGCAAAGATACGGCAATTTTTTCAAATAACCAAATATTTTTGCATTTTTTTTATTTTTTTTTGCGGACTATCAAGGAATCGAACCTCATTCAACAGGACTGCCTGGCATTCTAGCGTACGAGTCGAAGTTAAACTTCTTTAATAGACGCGTCGTACTCCATTAAACTAATAGCCCATTGTTTCTAATTTCAATATCACTGATCTTTTCAAAAAGTCAAGTGCTTTCGCGTAACTTTTTATCCGTGACATTCAATTTCTGGTGCAAAGATACTGCTTTTTTTTCAAATAACCAAATATTTTACGAAAAAAATGCAAAAAATCTTTTTAAGCACTAAAAAACCTCCACGCTACTTTTGATTGTAGGAGGAGGAAAATCACTTTCTAAACACTCGTCTATTTTTTTAGTTATATCTCCGATTAACTCCTACAACGCGACATTATTGGCTGGATCACATGAATGTTGTTCATCTAAGTTTGATAAACTAGATGTGGCAGCACTAATAATATTTGTGTAATTGTTAATCATTTTGTTGTAACGTGTTTTTGTCTACTTTTTTAATTTCTTCTACAATAAATATACGAATAATTTAAAAAATATCAAAAAATTTGAATTTTTTCGAAAAATAATGAATTTTTTCCGTCAATGAACCCGTATAACTCCTGTAAAAGTTGGAGAATTAACTTATTTCTTACTCGGTTATTACTATCAATCTCAATACCTTTACCATCATTGTTCAAATAGAACTGAATGCTACCTTTTGAGAAATTAGCGGCAAAGTATTTATAACCTTCTGTAAGTTTTTTAGAAAGATACATATATGGTGCATCCTCATTACAATATAATGTCGCATTATACTTTGGCGTCTCAGTTTCTTCCTTTACACCTTCAAGTGCTTCGATTGCCTCTTCGGTTTTACCAATAAGGCTAAATTCCTTTAGTTCTAATAATATCGAACCTTCTGGAATGTCCGTGCTACCATTTTCAAAAATCAAATGATTGAAGATGTCTTCATAAAACTTAATTTTTGCGTCATCGCGATTGCTTTTATCAGAAAAAGCAAGTAATTTACTGTTTGCTCTGTAAATTCTGTCTTCCAAGTCTAACACCTCTTGTTTTAACTCTCTTCTTGTTTTAATACCAAATATCATAATTAGAATCCTTTTTTCTTACTTTTTTTGTTACGTGCTTTTTCTTGTTTTGCCAACTCTTTCATTTCTCTTTCCTGTTCTGCCATCTGATCTAAAATAAGTAGAACACCCTCTAATGCTTGGGTTGCGATGTCACCGTACAAATGGTATGTTTCAAGTCCAAGGTTTAATTGTGGTTTCTCAATCTTAACTTTGATACTCATACCATCTTTTGATTCCTCAACGTTAATTTGTTCAAGCAAATTGCGGATCAGAATGTTTTGAACATTTTCATCCAATTTGTCAAACAATTCTTCATAAAGCGCAACTGCAACTACATTTTCTTCACCAGTGAATAATTGAGTTAACTCGTTTGCTTTCATTACTTCTCCATACGTATTACCCTTAATTAAGCGAATTGGTTCAATTTTAACCTCACCAAGCATAGGAAACTCCGTACTAATTTGTCTAACTCTCGTTACAAATTTTGAATCTAAATCTTTTGAATATTTTGCCATGTCTATATAAATTTATTTTTTCGTTAGTTCATCAAAAATGTAGTCTATACTGTCCGTTACCAAAAATGTGTGTAATTTTCCATCAAGTATAAACGTAACCTCTCTGTTTATTCTATTGTCTTTTACTATAACAATGTCATAGGCTCTTAAAATCAAACCTAAATCGTTGACAGTACCATGTAATTTAATGTACTTTACTTGTTCCATACTAACTAATATTTAATTGTTTTCTAATGTGAATTACTTCCCATGATAAATCTCTATTTCTTAATATATTGTATAATTTCTCACATGCTTCATGGAATGTGTAACCATAAGCGTTTAATTCAATTCCATTTACTATAAGCGGTTTGAAATCTTCACAAATATGGTATTTTTTTGGTTTATCATATCCAACAAAGAAACCTTCAGTACCACCAGGGTTATATTCAATAAACAAATCATATATCTCTCCAGTTGAATCAAGTTTGATTTGTTGAGGTAACTCCTCATAGTAATCTACTATATGTAAGGTAAATGGTATTTCACCACCAGTGTTAAAATTCAAATTTTTGAAAGTATTAAACACATCACTTAATTGCATTTCAACAATTTCATTTGGTACATAGTTGGTTCTATAAATCCTGGATATATCAGCACCGCCTAATCTCAATACGTTTTCGATTAACTCTTTGTGAACTCTGTTTATTTCATTAGCGCCAACTTCTGTTAGTCTAATACACACATTATCATTTAAACCTATCTTTCTCATGTTTGTTTTTGTTTTACACTGTAAATATACAAAAATAAACTGATAATCCGTGAAAATTACCAGTTTATTTTCTAATATATGAAGGGTAAAGTTTTATTTATGTTTTACCTCAGCACCTGCTGCAACAACTTTTGAGTTGTCTTGCATGATTTGACGCAAATCTACACCAGTTGCCTCTTGCATTACATCCATAGTTTGTTTCATCAAAACTGGAACGTTACCTGCGACACCAGAAGCCTCACAGCCTGTAGTACCGTATACGTGTACATCCTTAATTGATGAAATTGGTTGTGCAACTTCACGTGCAACTTCAGGAAGTTTGTTGAATGCCATTTCTGCAAGAGCGGCTGGTCCATACTTCTTGAACGCTTCAGCCTTTTTATCCATTGCTGCTGCCTCGGCTTCACCTTTAGCCTTAATTGCTGCCGCTTCTGCCTTACCTACAGCCTCAATACCTGCCGCTTTTTGTTGTTGTGCGAATAAATCAGCCTCTGCTTTTGCTTTTACTGCTGCTGCCTCTTGTTCAGCCTCATAACGTTTAGCCTCTGCTTCACGTTTGCGTTGCTCCAATACGGCTGCTGCATCAACCTCTTTCTGATACTTCTCAGCATCTGCTTTCTTGTTAATTTGTGCTTGAAGAGTTTTCTCCTGGATGGCAATCTCTTGCTCTCTCAAAAGTTGCTCTTGTTTTGCACGCTCAACTTGTGCTTCAACTGTAAGTTTGTTAATTTGACGTTGTTGCTCTTGCGCACGTATTTCACGAGCAGTTTCTGCCTCAACAGTCTTCACGTTAATATCCTTTGCTTGTTCTTGCTTTTGAATCTCATAAGCAGCGTCGGCAATAGCCTTTTGGGTATCAGCCTGGCGTTTCAATTCAGCCTGACGAACTGCTAATTCAGTATTCTTTTCAGCAATTTGTGTTTGAGAAGCGACACGAGCATCATTAGCCTCTTTCTCTGCTTGAGCCTTAGCGATTGCAACGTCACGTTCCGCATTTGCTTTGTTGATAGAAGCATCCTTAGTAATCTTACATGTGTTGTCAGCACCAAGTGCGTGAATCAATCCTTCCTTATCGGTAATTGATTGAATGTTACATGAAAGAATCTCAATACCAAGTTTCGCCATATCTGGCGCAGCCTTTTCTTGAATTTGGTTAGAGAAGCCATCTCTATCATTGTTCAAAGAACGTAAGTCTTGTGTACCAATGATTTCACGCATGTTACCTTGCAATGAGTCTCTAATTTCTCGTGCAATGTCTTCACGTGATTTACCAAGGAAGTTTGCTGCTGCAATATCAATGTGATTAGGGTCGATACGAACTTTCGCTACTGCATCTACATCTACATTGATAAAGTCAGACGTTGGAACTGATGTATCAGTCTTAATATCTACAGATAATTGTCCAAGGTAAAGTTTGTCAATTTTCTGCAAACCTGGGATACGAAGCCCACCAGTACCGATTAAAAACTTAGGTTTCTTTTTAGGCCATCCAGAGATAACCAAGGCTTGGTTAGGACTAGTCTTAACGTATGATAGTGCAACGAGCACCAATAATAAGACTACAACCACACAAATAGTAATAATTGAACTTAATTCCATAAATTGTATTTTGTTAAATTGTTAAAAATAAATTAGTTTCTCAATATAATCCCTATCTTGTGTGAGAATAGGCATATCATCATCAACAATCCAACGCATTCTGATTGTTTCCTCCCCATGTTGGTTAGTGAATGAATACTTCTGCTTAATACATGCAGAACCACGTTTCTTGTCAGTTGACAAATTGTTCCAGTTAATGCCTTTCTCAACAAACAGTTTATCTTGAAGTTTATCACAACTCAAGCCATGTAGTTGTTTTTGAGAAAAGTTAGCTTGTGCTAATGCTTGTATTGAGTTTCTTGTTGCGTCTTGCTGGCGCCATAGAACACAGTTACAAACATCGCTCTGTGGAACGTTAAATGCTCTACAATCGAAGTAAGCACCACGGTTAATTGCATTGTTATAAACCTTGAATAGTTTATCATCTTCATTGAGTTCTGACATTAGTACGTTGTATGCAAACGTACGTGCAAAGAACATACCAGCCATAGATGATGCAACAGAGCACATTTTTTGTACCTCGTTATCAAACCACGGTGATGAATTGATGTTCTGATAATCCACTAATACCAATGTGATTTCATCAGATTGAGTGTAACCAAATACACAGCCCTGAATGTTCTCACAAAGATACTTCATAGTGTCTTTCATTGATTTCATTAAAACATCATCAAATGGTTTTTGAAAACCTTTTGTAAATGTGTGGAAGTGACAGCCATCCAATCTAAGAATTACTGGCATACGAGATACAAGAGTGTTTTTGCTTACACCCTCGTATCTTTTCATTCTGTCACCTAAACTGTCTTTTTTAACTTTTCCCATAATTAAATTTTGTTTAGTGATTAAACTTTCTTTACGTGTTTGACGTAATCAATATTGTTTTCACCGCCAGTTAATACTTCACTATTAACTTCACCACGTACCATGTTAACCAATGCGATTAACAAACCGATTGTGCGTTCGTCTGAATAGTGTTTCTTAACAATTTTACGAATCATTGTTTCAACCTTACCGTCACCTTGGCTTAAAACCTCTAATGCAGTTTTAGCGAATGCAATGTTTTCGAGTTGTGATTTACGTTCCTCAGAAGCATCTTGAATGAAACGCATCCAGTGCTTTGAGATTTCACTGAAATCTTTGTTGTTGTGTTCGTCGGCATAAATTTCCTTCAATCTCTCGATAACTTCTTCAGTATTACGTAAATCACGTCTACGTTGCTTGATTTCGAGACGATATTTTACGATTAACTTACCAAGTTCCTCTGAGTATTTGTCACCAGGACATAATTTAGCCTCTGCTGTAAATGTTTCTCCTTTAGAAACTACAGTACCAGTGATTGTGTTGTCACCGCTAAATTCATAATGTACATTTCTCATAATCTTGATATTATTTTTACTTTGTTATTTACTAATTTAAACTAAGGGGTATTGCTACCCCAAAGTTCAAATCATTTTAGAAGCCCAATTTGCTTTGGTTTACACTATCCTTGTTACGGAGGCGGTTGTTGTTGTTAACCATAGCATCAACACTTGCGAATGCGTTTTCTTCACTCTCACCAAGAACGAAGAACTGTTGAATAAGTTCCTTGATGTGGTCGATTGTATAACCCTCAGTCTTTTCAACCCATTCGTCGATGTTGAACATATCCATATCTTCAGGTAAGATAGTATTCTCGATATACATCTTACGACTTTCAGCATTTGGTAATGGGAATTCAACTACACGATTGAAACGAGATGGACGGTTCTTATAACGCGCCTGTACACGTTCAATATAGTTAGTGGTTGCAATAATTACAACATCTGACATTTTGTAGTTACCGTCGAGGATGTTCAATAGTTGTGTATCAAGGGATGAGCGTTGATGTTCGTTTCCGATGAAGTTATCAATATCCTCAATTACCGCGATAATTGGTGTGTCACCATCAATTTTACGTACACGGCGTACTACGTCAACAAAGGCTGCAATATCACCTTCGCTTGTTAAACCAAATACCAAACCGTTATACTTGCTAATCAAATCCTGACACATAAGGTTGATAAGAGATGTCTTACCAGTACCAGGTGCTGAATATAACAAATAGTTACGTTTGAATACGTGATGATACTTTTTGTATCTGTCTCTTAAAGTCCAGAACTTGCTAATGTCATCCATGATGATGTCAGTTGCTTTGTTCGGCATACGATACAACTTATCCAAATTTACTTTCTCTTTGACAAAATACAAACCAATCTTCATATCTTGTCCGATTGAGTAATAACCTGGTTCAAGGTGTTCGAATGTGTCAGATACAGGAACAATGTACTGTCCCTCAATTAAACTCCACTGCTTACCAATTACGTTGATTTCCTTCTGATCCACACGTTCCTCATCTTCAGTTAGAGTAACTGGTTCATTTGGAGCAACAACTTCAACAGCTTCTTTTACCTCTTCAATTTGACTTTCCTTTAATTTACTCATGTTTCTCAATATTAAATTTTAACTTATTTTTTCAGTTTGTTATCTCAAATATACAAATTTTTATTCTTGCAATGAATTTATTTTCTCACAAATTTCCCCATATGTCATTTTTTCGAACTCTTTGTGAATATCATCAAAAGTTATTTCAAATGGTGTTTCATTTTCGTCATAATATGTAATTTCAATACCTTCACATGAATGGCATGAACCCCAATCGGAATAAACCATAAAATCATTGTCCGCTAAAATTTCTTCCAAATCTTCTATATCTCTATTATCTGGAATATGATGTTCAAATACGTCATCATTCCAATCGTGCCCTTTGAAATCGTAAGGTGTTGTAATATAAGCCAAACAATAAATTAACTTTTTATTACCAAATAATTGTTGAGGATCCATTATATCCGTGCGTTCTATATAATCTGCATCATTTGAATCCCATTTCATCCATACTTTTAATCTGTTTTTCAAACCCTCTGATCCTTTCGGTTTGATAGTTAGTAAATCTCTAAAATCTTTTTCGTTTTTCATGTTGCTTTATGATTTAATTCAAATTTCATAACAAATATACATTTTTTTCTTGATAAAATTAAAAAAAGAAAAAAATTCTAATCCATCATACATATGCACATAACGCACGTTCCTTTATATTTCTTTTTGTAGTTTTCTTTATTTATTTCTTTTATTATTAGATTAAAGCTTCCCGGGATAGCTACGTCCGGTAACCTCCGGGTCATAGGACTTTTTAAAATAATTTCAACTTTATTTGGTTATTTGAAAAAAATGTATTACCTTTGCAGCAGATTTATAAAATGAATGAATATGAGTAAAAGTTATTCAAAAGTAAGAAAATTTGGTATTTGCACTGGCGACAACAGAAAATTCTATCGCATGAAACGTCGTAGTATACGTGCAAAAGAAAAGCAGATAATTCGAGATACGTTGGCACATAAAGACATATCTGAATTTGATGAAGCCTATACATCACTCAATATACCAATGAAAGATGATTGGGCTGAACCAACAGATGGCTCGTTTGTATTAACAGCAAAAGAGATTGACAGAGATACACTGGAAAATGGTGGTTATCGTGGTGTATATACTACCAAACACGGAAAAATTAAAAAATAAAACATATGGAACAATGTAAGTACGAATTTGTAAGGTTAAAAAGTAAACGAGACGGTAAAGAAGATACTGTCTGGTATTTTCGTGCAAAAACATTGAATGATGTTACATTGCATACTGATCGAATTTTACGTCCGATACTTCAAGGTGGGTACAATTCTTTCTCTGAAAAATTTAGCACCGCTTTGGGCCGTTTTCTTAATTGCAAGGATAAAGATGTTCATTTGGATTTTTTCCTGAAGCACGCGGATAATGATATTGAAGGAGCAATTCGTTACATAGATAGTATATATCATGGTGAACCTCGTCCATTATCAATGTTCGAGACTACCAACCAAATGCTGTTAGATGCGTATAAAACGCGTATAGAGACACTAATGAAATATGGCGAGTGTTATCTTGCCAATGGTGTTCAGCAGTTTGGTTATAGCGAAGAATATTACGAGATATGTGAACAACGTTTCTCCGATGAGTTTGTTTTCCCTGCACAACACTTAGCCACTATAGATGATGTTCGTATCATTCAATGGCCTGGTGGTTCTCATTTCTATGCGAAAGTTGGTAATGTAGACATTGTTGATAGTCGAGGAAATCAAAAGTGGAATAGTGAAGAAGAGGCACGCAAAGAGGCTGCTAAGTATATATTCCTTAATAAAATATATCTATAAAATAATGTATATTTAAAGCAACATTAAAAAACAAACACAAATATGACATTACTATCAATTACATCTTCTCTCGTTATGGGAGCAATCGTTTTTGGAGTTTGGATTGGAATTTATTTCATTTTCCAATTGGTATTCCTGCCAATCAAATGGGTACTCAATCGCGCCGCTTTTAATAACCTTAAAGTCGGTGACTATGTATTCACCGAAATGGAGTGGTGGTTTGAATACGGTAACTACGTACCAGTAAACAGCGCGAAAGTTATCAGTATTACACGTAGCCCAAAAGGTAAAGTGGAATCCATTGAACTTGATAATGAGCAAAAAATGACATTCAAGGAATATAACAAAATTTCACAATTCTGATTATGGACGATATAGAAGAAGTTGAGAATAAAAAACTACATCCAGATAATCCGTGGATATGTCCAAACTGTGGTTCAACACATGTGCATTGCCATGCAGGTATGTTCGTAGACAGATTTGAATGTTTGGACTGCCATTGGGACTGGAGATAAAAAAAACAAAAAAAAACTATGGTAGACAATTTTGATTTAATAAGAAAAAACCTACGTTTCCAAAAGAATAAAAGAAGTTTCTACTTCGTACAGATTTTGAGACGCAAAAAAGAGAACCCAGAGTTGAGTTCATACTCAATTCCTGTAGAGAGTTTCTATATCTACAGTAAAAAGGATTTTGATAAGTACAAGAAACACATTATCGAAAAATGTGAAAAGAACCGTGCTCGTGCGTATATCAAGATGAACTGTCTTGATGCACAATCTGTTGCACTCAAAACAATTGCGCTTATCACTGAGTCTATTCGTAAAGAAAACTGGCATGAATTGGCAAGCCGTTTTAACTCCGCTTGCGGTGAATGTGGAAAACAAAAAGGCTTTGATGCTTTATATCTTATCGACTTAGACGGTGAGTACGCCGACAAACGTGATGAGATCAGAGCATATATCAACTCATTACCTCCATTTGACGTGCCAGAAAAAATAAGAATTGAGGTGCCGACTAAAAATGGCTACCATTTCTTATCAACTGGTTTCAATATGGATAGTTTCCGCAAAGAATATCCTGGTATCGACATCCACAAGGACGGTATTACTCTGTTATACTTCCCAAAGTGTTGTGATACTGTAAAAAAATAAACAATATGAAATATGTTTGCGATTTGTGGTATGAAACAAATGGGCATCTTATGCCATATGGAGAATTTTTCTTTGAAAATGATAAATATCCAGAACCGTTCGAAGTAGGAAAAAAAATAATAGAAGAATTATCATTTTTACAAGAGGATTTCATAGAGGAAAAAGGGCTTTCTCGCGCAACACCTGGTGGTAAAGATACAAAACATGGGCGTCATTATTGTTGCGTAAACTTTACCGTAGGTGATAATACGTATTACCTATATTTTACAGGTTTACGCCCTGTCGTGGAAGATAAAAAACCAGATAAAATGAACTTATACACATAAAAATATGATATACGCATTTGATTTACATTTAATGAACTACACAACCAATATGTCTCGTCCAGTTGGTTACGATTTTGTTGAGTTTGATAGTTTTCCTACTGATAATGAGATATATGATGTCCTCATGAAGAAATATGATTTTCTGAATGATAGTCATCACCCAAATAAAACATATCTTTTCAACTCATCAAACGTGTGTCTTGGTGTTAATTTTAAGTTTGGTGATACTGATTATCGACTTATTGTTAACAACGTACGTTCCATTGGTAAAAATAAGAATACTGAGAAGTATATTCCAAAAGTAGAATTCTAATATGATACCGATAAATTACATAGTTGCATTGTTTGCATCCACACTGTTGGTATTATATGGATTAGTGGATATTACTAACAAATACGTGAACATACTCGTAAGTATGCTTCTCTCATTTACCACAAGTGCTTCATGGACGTATGTAGCAATTAGTGAGTATAATCTTCACTTGTGGGGTGATGCACCAACACTATTATCAACTTTGGTACTTATATTTCTTATCGGTTTGCCGCTCGGATTTTTGTTGATGGTGATTACTTGGCGTGAGCCGTTGTATATTCCTCAACAATTAAACCAAGAACAAGAACTCTATACCAAGGATACTTTGTTGGGTATGACTGGTGTTGTTGTTCAAACATATAGCGAGGGGGCATACTTATGTAAACTAACCGATAAAACACAAACAAGTATCGTTGTATATCTTGATAATGCCAAAGAGGGTGACAAATTTATTGTCAAAAAATTTGAAAATGGTAAGATAATTGGCAGTGTTGTGACGTTATAACTGACAAAATGTCATGAAATTTCAAATGGCACACAAATTGCTAATAAAAATGAAAGAAAAAATAAACTTAACTTAAAAACATATACAAAAATGAAGGAAATTAAACAATTAACTGACGCTGAATTACAAGAGCGTTTGAATGCATTAACTGGCTTGAAAGAAGCTGAAGGTTTACGTAAACAAATCGAGGAAGAACTTGCCGCTCGTGAAGAGGCTCGTGAAACAGAGAAACGCGAGGCTGCAAAAGAGGCTGATAAAGCACTTCTCCGCAAGCAACACGACGTACTTGGTAAATATTACCTCGTTGGTAACAAGGCGTACAAAGTTGTAGGTGTTGTAATGAATCGTGTATTCCTTGAATATACCGCCACATACAAAGTACGTGAGGCTGAGACTGAGTTCAAAACTTATACTGCTCTCCAAATTGACGAGTTGTTAAAGGATGGTAAGGAAATTACCAAAGAGGAGTACGCTAACCACAAAACCGACATCAACCAGGCAATTGACGATGTAACCAAAAGTTTACGTGAAACGTTCTATGCGAACCGAGATATGTTCGGAGAGTTTGGGGAAATGTTTAAGAATTGGAAAAATTTATGGTTCTAAAAAAATAAAAAGAGGTTTCGAAGCCTCTTTTTTTTTGTACTTATAAGTTTTTTTCTGTATATTTAGGAAAATTAAAATAAGAATTTATATGGGATTACAAGATTTAGACTGGCCTGCTGAGCCAGCATTGGAAATTAACGTGGAAGCATGTTATAAAGTTGTTGCATCCATCAAGAGTGTTTTAATTGAGAAAAATAAACGATATGGTAATTCAGCATTAGCACCAATCAATGTTTTTTATAAAGGTGATGCAACTGATAGTATATGCATTCGCTTGGATGATAAATTATCACGTATTAAAAACAGTCGTGAATTACGTAAAAACGATTTATACGATTTACTTGGGTATTGTATACTTTATTTAATCAGTGTAGATGAGAATAATGATAAAACATTCGAAGAAAAAGTAAATCATATCCTAGAAATTGTAAAAAGTAACTACATCAACCGTAATTTCCATGAGAAAAGATATTGCGGGTGTATTGATTTTTCGTTTGATGGTTTTTTGAAAGGTGAACGCAATAATAATGTTATTGATTCTCTGAATGGTATTTGTAGTGATATTAAAGAGTGTACAACTATTCATAATCACATGGTTATTCGTCTGATTAATTTTTTAATTGTATATTTCATCCAGATTGGGGTAACTGACTTCTCTGATCTTATCGACTAATTCACGCAAAATAACAGTTTTAATTATGATAACAGGTATAATTTTCGGTATTTTTGTTTTTGTGGCATTATCCTTAACGTCCATTGCGGTGTGTCAAAAATGGAATGAATTTAAAAATTTACGTCCTGGAGATAGTTGCGGAAGATTTATTGAGTGCAATTCAACATCCGAAATTGAAATGGATGAAATAATCAAAGTCGATACAGATGAAAAAGGATACACAACTAAAATATATACCAAAAACGGTTCATATACATTTTTTGGGTTTATGAGAGAGAATATAATGGCAATATATGATGATTGAAAACGAAATATATCTTGGTGATGCTGAAAACGTATTAAAAGAAAAAATACCAGATAATACCATTGATTTAACCATTACATCTCCTCCATATTCTGATCTTCGTCATTATGGTAATACATTATCAAATGAAACTTGGAATGATGATAAATTCAGAAAAATAGCTGATGAGTTATATAGGGTAACAAAAAATGGCGGTGTTATCGTATGGATTGTGAACGATAAAACGGAAAACGGAGGAAAATCATTAGTATCATTTAGGCAAGCGCTTTATTTTCAGGAAATTGGCTTCATTGTAAATGATGTTATGATATGGAGAAAAACCAATCCTATGCCTGTTGTAAAACAACCACGATATACTGATGTGTTCGAATACATGTTTGTATTATCGAAAGGAAAGCCAAAAACATTCAATCCGATAATGGTTCCATGTAAATGCGCTGGGAAAGAATATCATTCAACAACCAAAAACATGGGCGGAGAAAATGGGAGAACTTATAAAGAGTTCAATATTAACAAGGAGAAGATTAAGGAAAATGTGTGGGATTTTGCTATTGCACAAAATAAAAGTGGGCATCCTGCTGTATTCCCACAAAACCTAATAGAAGAACATATCAAATCTTGGAGTAACGAAGGTGATTTAGTGTTAGACCCATTCATGGGTTCTGGAACAACCGCATTGGCTGCTAAAAAACTAAACAGGAAATACGTTGGTATAGAAATAAACGAAGAATATTGTAATTTAATAAACAATAGAATAAATAATAGTATTAACAAATAAAATTTGAAAAATTATGTTTTTTGACGAGTATCCAAAAGAAAAACTTTCACAAATGTGGAGTGAGTTTGCTAAAACAAAAAGAGACTACACACCTGAAGAGCGTTGGAAAGAAGTAATTGACTCTAAATACAGAAATGCCGCTTTTGCTGCGTTGAGTATGGATAACATTATCTACTCTTTCTACAAGGACACTTATAATGAAGAGTCTGAAAAAACTTGTGTACCGTGTGTATGTACATCAATGATGATTATTTTAGCGAAGAAAGCAACAATTGACTATAATGTGGAAATGAATATTCCTGCTTATGAGTTCACAACTTACTTTGAGACAACACGTCTTGAAAGTCTATTCGAACGTACACGTGACGTATCCGAGTTGCATGATGAATTCAAAAAATATGAGGGTAAACTAAACGAGTTGTTCCCGGAAGAGGAAACCACATTGTGGAAATTATTTAATGATGAAGAGAAATCAAAGAAATTTGATGAACTCTGTGACAATAATGACGGCTTCGGAATTGGCTTTATTGACGTATTTACGAATATGTTAGTTTACGACTTCGTAAAAAATTATTTACAATTGCCGAATGAGCGTAACCTTAACGATTTGTATTCTGATGGTGATGAGGATTACGAAATCTGTGACGAAGGTGATTGCTGTGACGAAGGCGATTGCTGTGAAACTGAGGACGTGTGCTGCGATGGATCAGCATATAACTATGACGATGACACGCCATGTTGTGAAGGTCCAATGTCCATCTAACTTCACTTCTGCTGGCTGTGAGTCTGATGGCGGCTACTAATAATAATAATGCAAGTGAAAAATTTGTAATTTAATGACACAAGAAGATTTTTACTTACAAGCTGGAGTACGCCACACTAATGGTGAGTCTTGGAGAGAATTGATTGAGGATTTCTATAAACAATTCAATCAAATGCTCAGTGTTGACGCTATTAGGAAACGTGTTAAACGAGTTTGTAACAGACAAAACAATAGTAACAATACAACACAACAAACAGGTTGTTCAATTAGCAGAGACTATGAAGCACACAATAAAGATGGTTCGATTGATGCTACCAAGACTGTTCTGGATAATGTATTCGCCCTTGGCGGTGATAAGTCTAAAATCCTTAATTATTTAGGCTACAGTGATAAGGAGTGGGAACTTGTTTCCTGGAGAATTTCACAATGGGATGGTGGTGCTGGCGGTGCACCAAGATATAGTCTTCAATATCGTCTCGAACCAAAAGTTTTATCTTATGAAAACTATTTAGAGACTGCAAAAAAGGTTTTCCAACGTGAAATCCAACCTATAACAATAAAAAGTGTTAAAGATATAACCGGGTTGAAAAATCAAAAACTCATGGAGATACCTCCAATTGAGTTACACCTTGGTAAAATAGCTGACACTATCCAAACTGGTGAAGAATACACATTGGAAATTGCTAAAAAGCGTTTCTATGATATTTGTGAAAATATTATAAGAAAACAATCAATTGAGAAATGTGGAAAGTGTTTACTTGTTGTTGGTAGTGATTTTTTCAACTCAGAAAGTGATTGCTGCACAAGTGTACACAAAATCCCTCAACAGAACTCGCATGGCTATATTAAACTGTTTGATGAAGGATTGAAAATGTATTTATCATTTATCCTAACATTGAAAAAATATTTTAATACAGTGGATATTATGCTTTGTGCAGGAAATCACGCCAGGGCTATGGAAACTTATTTATATTTTGCATTACAACAGCGTTTTTTTGATGATAAAACTGTGAATTTTATTGAAAATTACAAACAAACCCAATGTTATTCATTTGGCGATTGTGCAATTTTCTATAATCACGGAGATGCTAAGTTAGCACAAATAATAAAATCAATACCTGCTGAGTTCTATTCTGAATGGGGCTCACATAAGTTCAGAGAGTTACACCTTGGACATTTACATAAAGAAGTTACTGTAGATGATGAAGGAGGTATGATTACAAGACGTATAGGTAGTCCATGTTCAACTGATGCTTGGCACGCGGAAAATAGATACGTCGGAGCAACAAAAAAACATGAAGTGTTTATTTGGCATACAAGATTCGGATTAGAACAAGTTTATTATATAAACACTAAGGTATAAAAATAGAGCGGAGTTTTCCGCTCTATTTTTGTTGTATCAATGTACTTTTTAGTTATCTATTATGTTCCATGAGCAATTTATTGTTTCAAAGTGTTTTGATTTAATGCTAACATTATTATTCTTACTTACGCAATTTTTGAAATATACTTCACCGACTTCATTATCACGAAAACCATAATCGAATAGTAAATTATTTTCAGCATAACAATCATATAATTTCATTTTACCACTATTGTGATTCTGATCAAACCCTTTCATTTTATTACCGTTCGCCACGCAATTATGTAACTCCACACAATGAAATCTTCTCTTACCACTTAATTTAAATCCGTTACCATTACCAAACGCTGGATAATGTTCTAAATCAATAGGAATATTTCCGTTAATTGTGTTATATATTTCTTCTTTTTTAAATTGTTCAAACCATTCTTTATCAATCTCATAACGCGGATAATTTGTCATATCAAACATTGATATACCATTGTTACAGCTTTCACAGTTCTCTAAATAAGTGAAAGTTTCAGTACATCTTCCAAAAAAATCAAACCCATCGTCAGTATTGTTAAATGATTTACAGTTTATAAATTTATTTGGCAATCCATAGTGTAGTTTATCAGATATTCCATCAGAATTATATCCAAATTTTATTACACCATAATCTACTGTCATATAACCAAAATTATCATGTGAGACACAATTAATTAATGTATTATTTCCTCCTGAACACATTTGTATTCCTGAGTCACAACAACCGTAAACTTCAATATTCTGTAAAGTTGAATTACTTAATTCGCTTCTAATACCTTTGTAACCAGCATATCTAACAATTAACCCATCTATGTTTACATATTCACCAAAAAATCTAATACCATTACAATCACTATCTGAATTACTACCATATGGTTGATATTTGAAATCAAATACCGGTAAATTTTCTTTGTCATCGGCTGTAATTAAAATCTCATTTGTTGGTGTTCCATTCAATGTTAACGTTATTTGTTTACTGTATTGATAAATTCCGCCTAAAAGATATAAAACATCACCAGAACGCAGGTTATTCACTATTTCAGTGAATTCACCTGCTTGTTCTATAGTCGTACCGTTACCAACACCATTTGGTTTAGCAAAATATATCATTATACATTATTTTCTTCTTTCTCAACGTTATTTTCCTCATCATCAATAATTTGATATGTTATATGCCCGTTTTTTCTATTTATTTGAGGTAAGCCAACTTTCGTTTTATGCCATATTTGAAATATTTTACAATCATAATCAAAAAATACTGTATCCATATGATTTGCGAAAACTTTTCTTATGAAATATTGTTCACTACTCCAATATGGGTTATCTTGTGGTGTTTCATTAAATATATCAAGTGCTTCTTTGTAAAATGAACGCAATGATTCAGTTTCTCCGATGCAACATCCAGCGTTTAAAAAACAATATTTTCCGTAACGTATTTTTCTATCTTCAACCATATCTATTATTACTTTTGGATGTGCCCAAGGTGTTGCATTAAATACAATTTTTTTATCATACGTTTTGTAAATGTCAATAATGTCATCTAAATCTTGATTTATTGTAACGTCTATACCATCTAAAATCAAACAATACTCGCTTGTTACATTTTGTAAAGCGTCATAAATCAACTTAATTTTTTTATTGTTAACCCAAGGATATACATCTTTATGCTCAGCAGCGTTTATAAATGGAATACCATTAGAATTCAACTGATTAATAAGTGGTGATTTGTTATACGAAACACTATCATCATCCATACATGTAATAAGTTGTATTTTTTCTGGAAGTGGTTTAATTTTTGTTTTTGAAAATCTATCTATTAGATATTTGTATTTATATCTTGTCCATCCAGGAAAATGTGAAATTTTAATAGGCGTACCTTTTGATGTTAAATATGTTTGTGCCATATTACTGTATTTTTTCTTCAAGTTGATTTATTTTTTCTTCTAACTTATCTATCTTACTTACTTTCTGTGTTAAATCACGTATTACTACTAATAGTATAACAGTTAATTTTGAATAATCAAGTGTTAAATAACCATCTTTATCTTCTGAAACTAATTCTGGAAAATATTGTTGTACTTCCTGTGCAATTAAACCAATTTCTTTCTTTTTAGTTTCATCATCTTTCCAAGTATAGAAAATAGTTTGACACTTATTAACCAATTCATACGCTTTATCTATTGATATTTCTTCTAAAATATCTTTTTTACGTATATCTGAACTTGAGTAAGTAGTACCACTTATTTCGGTTGTACCGCCTGTTGTGTTCCAAACAAGAGTACTGCTACCGCCACTTGGAAGTTTAATACCACCACCCTGTGACAATGTTATTTTTCTAGTATTGCCATCAACTAATAAAACGTTACTTCTGTTTTCATTATCCGTACCATTACCAATTACAAATAAAACATCAGGTGTTAAGCCAGTATATTGATTGAATTTACCAATAGCAGTCATGTGATCGTTATTAGCTACAGTACCAAGTCCAGCAGCATGTGAATAATCGCCAGTAGCTTCACTAAAACAACCTTCGGCATGTGAACCAACACCAAATGCACGTGTTTCATTACCTTCAGCGTGTGAATAATCACCTTCAGCAACAGTTAAATTGTTTTCTGTATGAGAAGCAGCGCCAATTGCATTTTCTTTTTCAGCCATTGTTACTCCACTCAATACTATGCCGTCCCGTCTATTATCCTCACCACCTAGTAATACTGAAATATCTATTTCATTCCCACCTTCAGCCTTTACATTCACGTTAGTGAAAATTGTATGTGTATTTTCCTGTTGATAATTAGAGTTAGCACTCGTCACTGTATAAATTGTACCATCATATTCAAATTTACTTCCAATGATATAAATTTCTTCTTTTTCAAATTTTTCATCTATAAATATATTCGAATCACAGTTAGAGCCTAAACCAAAGATTTTCCAACTACTTAAAACACAATTATTTACATCGTGTCTTTCACCTGGATAACCTATACCTTCCGCATGAGAAGCAAAACCACTTGCTATTGTGTTACATCCTTCAGCATGTGCACCATTACCACTCGCTTCAATTGTACCACCACTAGATGCATAGCCTTCTGCATGCGCACCTTTGTTATTTGCTTTAATTTTACCATTCTCAGTCGAGCATCCTTCCGCGTGTGCACCATAATCAGTTGCTTCAATTGTACCACCACTATATGCATAACCTTCGGCGTGTGAACCACTACTACTTGCTTCAATTGTACCACCACTAGATGCATAACCTTCGGCGTGTGAACCACTACTACTTGCTTGAATTGTAGAATTCCCTCCTGCATAACCTTCAGCATGTGAACCTGCATTATCTGCATGAATTATAGATCCATTACGCGCATATCCACTAGCATGAGAAGCTTCACTACTTGCTTGAATCGCACTAGTATTTCCACTGTAATTATCATCGTTATATGCGTATCCACTAGCAAATGAACTATAATCAGTTGCTTCAATGATACCACCATTACGCGCATATCCACTAGCATGTGCACCATTACTACTTGCTTGAATTATACTACCACTACCTTCCGCACAACCACTGGCATATGCGCCATCACCACCTGTTTGAATTGTACCACCATTTGCATAACCTTCGGCATGTGAACCAACACCACCCGCATTAATTATAGCAACATCATCTGTATAACCATGCGCATATCCACTAGCATGTGCACTATTACTACTTGCTTGAATTATACTACCACTACCTTCCGCATAACCACGGGCATATGCACCATTACCGCCTGTTTGAATTATACTACCACTACCTTCCGCATAGCCTTCCGCGTGTGCACCATAATCAGTTGCTTCAATGGTACCACCATTACGCGCATATCCACTAGCATGTGCACCATTACTACTTGCTTGAATTGTACTACCACTACCCTCTACACTTCCAATAGCACATGCACCATCACCGCCTGTTTGAATTGTACCACCATTTGCATAACCTTCGGCATGTGAACCATCACCGCCTGTTTGAATTGTACCACCATTTGCATAACCTTCGGCATGTGAACCATTATTACTTGCTTCAATTGTACCACCACTACCCTCTACACTTCCAATAGCACATGCGCCATTGCCACTTGCTTCAATTGTACCACCACTACCCTCTACACTTCCAATAGCACATGCACCATTGCCACTTGCTTCAATAGATGAGTTATTTCCAGCAATATTACCTATCGCAACAGATGTATCGCCAGACGATAATATTTGACTATTCTCATCCCAAATACTACCAAAAGCAAGGCTGTTTGTTCCATGTGCTGTTACATTCGAACCTCTAACTATATAACCTTCAGCGTGTGAACCATCACCAATTGCTTGAATTGTACTACCACTACCTTCTGTATAACCACGGGCATATGCACCATCGCCTCCTGTTTGAATTGTACCACCACTAGCATAACCTTCGGCATGTGAACCATTACCACTCGCCATAATGGTACTGTCATCATCTTCTCTATTATTATATCCACCAGCATATGAAGCGGTACCTTCAGCAATAGTACCAAATCCGCCAGCATGTGAATAATTCCCATTAGCTTTTGTGTATGCACCTTCGGCATGTGACGCAACACCAACTGTACGTGTTTCATTACCTTCAGCGTGAGAATAATCACCATTTGTTTGGCATCCATTACCTTCTGTATGAGAAGCTACACCAATAGCATTTGGAATTGAAATTGGGCCTACATTGTTAATATGAATCGTTATTGGATTATTCCAATCTACATATTCATTGATACCAACACCTGATTCACCACCAACAGTTTGTAAAATACCATTACTATTACTTTCAAATGTTCTACTATCTATTTGATATGTTTGTCCATCAACATCAAAACTAACGCTAACATTATCAAGTGAAAAATAATTATTTTCAGCATTATAGGAATTCAAATCACATGATGTTATTGTTAATATACTATTTCTAAATTGAGCCTCAGTTACGCCAGATGGTAATGCATTTGCGTTTATTGGTATATCGCTAGGTATTGAAAATGTTGCTCCGATGAAAAATTCATCATACAAATCATCCCAATCAACATCAGCATCAACAAATTGTTGTTTTGGCATAACAATTATATTATCATTATGACAATCGTTTTTTAATCCACCAATAATATTTTCAAGTTCAGGTTGTTCTGGTACTATTCCAATACCTTCAGCATGAGAAGCCTGTCCAATTGCTTTAGTACGCTTACCTTCTGCGTGACTTCTATAACCAGTAGCAATTGGTTGGTTATTCGTGCCTTCTGCGGTTTCAATGTCACCTTCAGCAAATGAATTAATTAAACGCATATATCCACCTTCTGATGTGAATTCTGTCCAAACATAACCACGACATTTTTTTCCGCCGCCACCCCAATCTTCTGGGTAGTAAATTTGCAAAATTACGTCTGCTTTGCCTAATAATGGATAATAATGTACATCAAAATCACCAATTGGTTCTTCTAGTCCAGGTGTTGGTATGAATTGTGGATCCATGAAATTATACATCCATCCGCCACCTCCACCTGGTTCACCATCCTTACCAGGATCACCTTTATCACCTCTTGGTATTTTAAACCAGAAATGTAAATCAACTACATTACCACCGCCAACAGGATTAACATCAACACCTGCTTCAGCATCATTTTTAATCCATGTTCTGTTAGGATCACTTTCACTAGGATACCAATATCCTGGCTCAAGCGTTTCTATAACTTTAGCTGTTACTTCTCTAATCTCGGCATTTTCTCCTGGAATACCTTGTAAACCTTGTATACCTTGTGGTAAACCAAATTGAAGTGTGAATGTTGTATTGTAAAATTCACGCCCTTCATAACTATCATAAACCCTATTTACTTCATATGTACCATCTTTTATTTGTACATAAGCCTCTTCACCTGGAGCCAAAGTTTCACTTTCTATGTCGACACTGCCAAGTCTGGCTGGTATACCATCATCACCTTGTGGTCCTTCAACACCTGGTTCACCAGCCTCACCTCTTGGTACACCAAAATCAAATTGTAACTGATAAGTATTAGCCGTTGTTGATGCACTAAAAAGATTGATTGTTGGTTGCTCATCTGGTTCTAATGACTCAATTCTTGCAGTAATATCATCAAATATTGCTGGTAAACCAGGATCGCCTGGTTCACCTTTACAACCAGCACCATCATTACCTTTTTCACCTTTTTCACCTCTTGGGATACCAAGCTTCAAATTATAGCGCAATGTTTTGTCAGATTCGTTTTTATCGGCATAAAAACTATACTTCACATCAGTACCATTCTCTAGTGTATACGCTGAAACATTAAATACTGGCTCATAGCCTTCACATTTAGGTGCTACCGCCTCTTCAATACACTCATCACCGTCAAGATTAAAATATTTTGTATAATCCAAAAATGTTAAACCACTAGCGTTCTCATCGTAAGCCGCTAATTCAACCATTCTATTATATTTTCTTGAATAATCCGTTTCATTTTTTATTTGTGCTACTGTTTGGCTGATTAAACCTTCATCTAATGTCATACCAGTAACAACGGTAATACCTGTTACAGTGCTACCGCTTACTGGTAATGGATAAATTCTGTCACCAGTTTTTTTATCTAGAATAAATGGATTTTTATTTTCCTCATCTGTAAGATAAAGATATTTAGTTGAAGTAACTCGCCATTTAAAAACGTTTTTTATTCCCATTGTTGTGTAAAGTTGTTATATTGTTTTATTTTGATACCCCAGTAATAACTGGTGTTGTGTAACATGTTGCAAATTCATCATCTCTAAAGTATTTAACAGTTAACATACTTGTTGTTGGTATTAACTGGTTTAAATAGAACATGATTACATCATGTAAGTATGTTTCAAAATCATCGTTATTATATTTGTATTTGTTAAACTCAATACTAATGTTTTTCACGTTAATAATTGAGTTAGCAGCAGCCTCATCATTGCTGTCTGTTTTTTGTGTTTCAAAGTTAAATGTTTCTAGTTCACTTGTGTTATGAATATCGCCATTGTTTTGTGCAGATTTACCAACATGTATTTTATCTTTGTATGGTACTTCTTCATAACCATCAGGTATCTCATATGTTGTACCGTCAATATCATCTTCAACTGTTACATATCTTTTACGTACCTCAAGAATATTATTTTCTGCTACATTATCAACAAAATACCAGCATTTCACGTTGTCTACAAGTTTATCGCTTAACTCGAAACCCATTTCTCTAATATCGTCAATGTCAACTTCATCTCCCCCACAAGTGTATATGCAGTCATTAACCAATCCTTCATCGAATGCACCATCAAATACATGGGCTAATCTTTCAAGGTATTTATCACCTGAGTCATATTTACCAAAACCGACGTGTGGGTTATTACCTCTATAATCGTTAATAATACTCTCTAATTGATATACCTGTATACCGTGTCGGATTGGCGGATTAGCAATATCTGATTGTGGTATTATTTCCCACCCATCGTTTCCTACATCAGCATATTTATATGATTTTGTTATATCTCCAATATAGAAATAATGTGAAGGTTGTTCAGTGTGTGACGGATAGTATTTTTTATAATCAGAAATATCTGTTACATAGTAAATTGTTCCATCCGTTAAATCTTTTTGTAAAACCTGTTTAAGTTGGCTGATATTACCAACGATATTTAGATATTTTAATGTTTCCATATAGTATGGGTTATCAGTTTCTATAAAATCCCAACCACCATACATTTGGAAATATGTCTTACCATCGTATTCAACAGTTTTATCAAACCATGGGATGATATATTTCAATGTTTGTGTTTCACCAGTTGTACCGCTAACGTTAGATGTAACATAAACCATTCTAACAGGTAAACCAACTAATGAGTTAAGCATTTCAATTGATTCTTCATGTGTCCCACTAACAATTGAAGTAACCGCATCACCTTTTATTTGTTGATTTATTTCCTCAACACAAAGTAATTCATTTTCATTTACAATATCGTCTTCACCATTTTTGTTTTTGGCAACTACAACATATTCGTCGAACTTGTAATCATAGAATTTAGCCTTGTCTTCCTCACTTAAACTTTCCCAATCTAAATGTTTACCTCCAGAAGTTATTTTACTAGTTTCTGGTAAACAATTATAGTAATTTCTACCAAATTCATAAGATGACAAGCCAAATAATGCTAACAACATTTCAATTGCGTGTCTATTTCCCTTTCTTGAGAATATATCTTTTGAATTTAATTTCAAATTACGCATGAATGTTGTATTTAAATTTTCGGTAGTATATTCTTTATCTAAACCTGGGAATAAACCACTTACACTTGCATTCTCATCCAAATCAGTAATTATACTCTTAACTTCCCAACCAGCCAATTCCAACACATCTGTTAAGAAATAATCCGGAATGTTGTTGTTTTCATCATATGTTACAGTGTTTGATGATTTAATATTTCCGATGTATAGTTTTATATCATCAAATTGACGTGCGTATGCAAGCATTAAACCATGTATATTACTAATACCAAGTCTATAATCGTCAACATCCTCATCGTGAGATGGATTACTCATTTGCACATCCATATTCTTTATTGATTCGTGTACAATATTCTCCCACAGGTTATTTGAATAGTGTTCATCGTAGAATAATGCTACATCAGACAACTTGTTAATATAACTTGAATAATCAGGTGAATCTACATCAATGTTCCATCCATACGCGGTTGGCAACGTGAACGTTGTTCTTGATACTGCGATGCCATAGTCTGTTTCCCTAGGTGTGTCAATGCTTATTGTATATAAAGGATTACTTTCTCTATTCAATAAGAAACGTTCAAAATCAGTAAATTTGGTTGTGAATACATCTGTTATAACCCTTTCAATAGGGCGTATATGATAACCTGTGCATCCTCCATCAGTAATTAGAATTGTAGTACCTTCATAGTAGTATTCGTTAATCACCAATGAGTTGTATGTGTTATACTTCAGAATAATATTACTAATTAGTTCACCATTCTTGTAACATTTCTTATTTTTAGTTCTAACTTCCCAATTATCAAAACATTCAGAAACATCATCGTGAAGTAAATTGTATTTATGAAGTGAATCAGCAAAATATCTTAAATCATAATAATCTGGACTTTGTTTAATATCACTTGATAGTGTTTTATCTGTTAGGTTTATTCCGAACGGATTATATACAACAACAGGATTTGAAAATGCTTCTTCTCCAAGTACTTTAGTTTGTGTTCTCCCACTTTCAGTTACTTCATAAACAAATTTTTCATTTGTTACATATAGTTCGCCAGGATAATATTTCACAATATTCTCAAGCGAACACTTAATCAACTCAACGCAACTACCATAATAAACAAAATCTCGCAAAGAATTTTGATTAGTTTTTATGTTAATCTCACTTTCCTGTTTTTTAGGTTTATTTGGTATATTATCGAGTGTCCATACAGAATTTCCTTTATCATCAGTTAACCAATGTCCGTTGTTAAAACTTCTTGTTACATTATCATTCTGTCTATGAACAAATTTGAAGTTACTTTCACCATAAGGTATCGCACCACTATCGTAACCGCCAAGATTGGTAGTTACCATGTAATCTCTCTCGTAAATAAACTTTCCGTTATTTAACTCCTTATGTTTTTCTTTGAGAGTATAGTTACTTTTTGTTATTATGTAGCGGTTATTTGACATAATTATATCTGTTCTTTAATTTCGTCCATTTTTTGCTTTTCACTAGCATCAAAATTAGTTCTATCTTTTGCAAATTTAAAGTCTGTATGTGTACCAGTTGCGGTGTCAACAATATTACCATATTCTGCTTGGTGATAAATTTCACCATCTTTATTGAATGTTGTAATAATTGCATTATCAAGGTTTCTAATCTGGTCGCCTTCTAACATTGTTGCAATATCTTGAACATCACGTTCAACCATTTCAATTTCCAAAGAAATCGGATTGAATTTTGTGTTAACAAGTTTAATTTTTTGTCCCGTAGTACCTAAACTTGGTAAATCGTTAGGGTTAAAAGACATACCTATAGATGGTGTAACGGTACAGAAAATTAAATTACTTGAATTATTTAATCTATACTTAATACCTTTTCCATTAACATCATTAAAATTCTGTGAAACTGGTTCACATCTATTATTTGATGTTATAATCCTATACATGTCCTGTTGTGTTAATTGCCCATTTACATCGTTATCATAATAATCAATTCTATAACCAATTAACCCACCATTATTAAAAATTTGTGAATTTGTAGCATTTATATTGCTAGAGTTCAATACAACACCTCTAATATTTGGGTATGCTGTTAACACGCCAATATCTGATATGGTTGCTTCAATTTCTTTTGGTTTAATGTAAATCGTATAAATACCTGGTGAGCCAAATTTATCAACTGGTAGTTTTAAATTATACATACCAGGCAAATTAGATACATTATCATCATCATCCACATAAGTAGTGGACATCAATAAAGATGAATCTAACATTTGAAAACCCGTTGAAAATTCCATAGAATCAGTGCTTCTAGTAGGACGATAAAAATAGAATATATCTACATCATCTGATGTGATAAATGCGGGTTTTTTTGTTCCGTATGTTCCGTTTGTAATCATTGTGCAATCTTTTAACTATAAATACTATTTTTATTATCTTTTTTGATTTAGATTTGGAAAAAATTATTCCTGTAATTTTCTAAATCATTGAATGTTTTTACTTCACCCAAAATCTGATGTCTTTCTAATGCGCCAGCAGTACCTCGCTTGATGTATCCATTAACAGTGTTAACATATTTTCCAGTGTGCATATCATATTCAACAGTGTTAATGTCTTGTACGCCCAATAATTCTTCTTCTTTAATATATGGGGCTAGTAAATAATCAAGATATTTTAATTCTGCACCGTGATATGATATTTTTGATAATATAGGAGTTTTATTGGTAATATCAAGATTATTTATCGGTTCATTACTGTCAATTGGTGTAATTAAAATATAATCAAAAGTATAATTCCTTCCTTGTATACGAACAGTCATTTGTTGTTTGGTGTATTTCCAAACATCTACATATTCTACTCCAGTGTATGGGCGCACAAGTTTAGTATTCCCTAATTCACAGCCAATCGTGTATATGAACTTAATAAATCCACTATCGTTAAATTTATCACTAGTAATTGAATCACTTGTAATATTAGTCCAACTACTTGGAACATCAGTATTAACCGGACTAATTGAAACTATACGCAAATCATCAGCCCTAAATGTACCATCCTCATACAAACGTTCATTAGTTATTCCAGACATGTACGGTATTTCACCGTGAGTGTTATTGGGGTCATTATCTTTTATTATAAAAGGTAATATCTCACCAAAATCATCAACTGAAGTAATTTTACGTTTTAGCGATATTAACTTAGATTCGGTAATTCCAGTATATGAAGTCGAGTCAGACACATTATAGTTTTTTCTATATATTGTCCAATTTGTTTTTCCAGTTTCGCTAGTAAACTTAGTTGTTTTTGAATACCTACTATAAAATCCGTCGTCATATGGAGAAACTAAATACCATGTCACTATTCCAGCAGTTGTTTGCTTCAATAAACATTGCTTATATACATGAGGTTTATTGTCGTAACTAATAACTTTTAACCTAAATGTTTCTTCAGGTATGTCTGAGGATGAAGTTACAACGTTATAAATGTCTTGAGACTCATCTTTCAATATTTCCAAAATACTGTTTAATAGTTCACCAGTTAATTCAATTTTATCATATTTCGTTTCATCACATTTACCCAATATATATGTTATACCATTATATAAAACAACATCTCCAAGGTGATATTTTTTATTCGGTATCCATTCTTCACATACAGGCGACATTATACCAAGATCAGTATTATTACTTGTAATTGATAATTCAACATCAATATATGGTGTTGTTCCTGAAATTGGTGAAAATATACCTTCACTCAACAATCTTTCCATGAAAAGTAAAAAATCTTTACATGTTTCAACACTTTTGAATTTTGAAATAAACTCGCCATACATAGATGTTACCCCTATAATTGTTCCAGGTTCAAATTCATCGTTTGTTGGTAGTTCACTAAATATCTCAATATCAGTTTTGAAAATGTCTTTTCTGTCATTAACCTTAATTGATTTATATCCATTTGTACATTTTTGGTAAAAACTAATGGACGGTATAAACACATTTAACAACCAATGGTACATTGCCATTAAATTTTTATAACGAACCCAATATGCTATTGTTACATCCTCTGGATTACAATTACCAAACTCACAATTTGGACGAACAACATTTTCACTAAGAATATCAAATGCAGTCACTTCAACTTCCTCAAAATGATAAATATCATCTAAATCGTGTGCCCAAGAAATCAAAGGTACACAAATCTCGGCGGTTTTTGGTACCAAAATGTCTAAACAATACCCGCCAAACGTATCATAATCTTGTGGATTACAAGTATGTTCTTCATAATCAATAACATAATGTTGTATTGGATTTGGTGTTCTATTTTTTGCTTGTTCAAGGTTTATTATTTTATGTATTTTGTCCATATTAAAGTTGTTTATGGTTTTAATTTGTTTATTCTAGGTTCAAATAAATAAATGTTAATATTTCCTGGTTCTTCGTCTGGGTTTGTTTTTAATGATAATCCACATTGTTCATTACTTGCAATATACCATTCATATCTATTTTTTTTGCTATTATACCTAACAAAAATTGGTATATATAAATCATCGTAAAGTTTTGCAATATCAACATATGAGTTATCTCCACTACCACTTGTCACCTCATAATCAGTTGGAAAATCATTGTTACCATTATTATAATCTAATGTTAATTGATCGTTAAGAGTAATATCGGTTCCCTTTCTTACCCTTGGATTTGTTAATACAACTGTCTTACCATATTTTGCGTTATTAAATTCAACTTTCATATATAGTTGAGTTGCTTTATTACTATCTACAATTGTGTTAAACAGATACAAATAAAAACCATCACTACAGGCGCTGGTATCGTCTTTACTAGTACAAGTAAAAGTAGCAGTAAGTTTCTCATCATCATGCGTAATCGGCATGGTAGTTCTATCTTCAATTTGATATACCCTTTGTTGTCCATCCTTAATTGTATAAGTGTTTGCTAGATAATTATATTTGTTATATAATTCATTAGTGTCAAAAAACAGTGTAGCATAATATAACAATTTTTGTGTCTGTCTATATGGTGAATCATATATTGATATACGTAAAAATGATTTTTTTAGTGCGTTTTTTTGATAAAGTACATCTTCGTCGTTAAAACCTAAACAACCAAGTAAATCGCCATTTTTTTTAGTCGATAATTTATTACTTGTTTTTTTCTTGCCATCAGATTCAGTTTCTCCGTCCCATCTATTCCAATAATATTCATCTGAACTATTCCATGAACCGTAATCATTATTACTATCATGTTCACGGTGTTTAAGATATAGGTGGAAAGTTATTTTGTTAACATCACGTACATAGTCATCTAAGTCATCAATTTTAGGTTGATAACCTAGTCGTAGTACGCCTTTGTTATCTATAAAATAACCCCCAGTAAATTTTAAAGTTGTTGTTAGATATGCCGGATAAAACAAATATTTCTCATAATTAACTACTTTATTGATACTATTTTCTTTAACTTCATCTAGATAAGAATTATTCAATGAATCGTTTTGTTGAAGCCCAACTGCAAAATCATTAGATAATGGTATTTCGAAATTAACACCATTCTCACTATTAGTTATACTATCAACGTCTATTGTTCTTCGTTCCATAATCTATAAATTTTTTTAACAAACATTATTCTCTCCAGGTTCAAAGTAGTCACCATATGTAATATCTGTTTCATTTCCATCGAATTCTAAATCAAATGGTTTAATACATGTATCACTAGCCTCATCTTTATTATATAATGGATGCAAACCATATTCACCGTATGGATCTTGTCTTTTTACATAAAAATTGATGTCTTTGTAGTGATATATTGCACCATTAGTAAAAATAGAGTCATATAGTTCACTATCTCTTGGTATTTTTGATGATGGTAACAACTCTCTCCATACATATCTACCACTTTTTTCTCTATATGAACTTGGTTCAATGTCACCAAAATCATATGCCCCATCTGGTTTTAACACATTAGGTTTGAATATGATGTAGTCACTAAGACTACCAGTTGCATCAGTTGGAACTGATAATGTAATTTTTGTAAAATCGTCGCCTTCAACTTTATCTACATGTGCGATATATTTTGTATTGGTTTTATCATCTTTCTTAAACAAATATAATTCGTCATTTAACTCTAAATAATAGTTTACATCTGTTGTAATTGTTTTACCTGTTACACCAGTAAATTTAACTTGTGTGTGATAACCAGTATTAACTATTGTGTCATATTGTTTTATCCTTATTGGGTAATGCGCTTGATAATAATATCCTTCTGGTGCAATATTTGCCCAATAACCTGCACACATTATGTTTTCAGTTTTACCTTTAAATCCGGCAGCGTTATCATAATCGTCGTGTTCAATGGTGTCAATCGTTAATTTAGAAAAGGGGTTTGAAGTTGTATCATCACCCACGATTTCATCAAACTCGCGTTGTGCGGTGTTAAATCTATGTTGTACTGTTTCCAAAACCGTCTCTTCTAATGTTGCTTCGTTTAATTCAATAATGTCCCCAAATAAATCAAAGTTTTCAAGAAAAGTATCACTGCGCACTGATATATCATCTTCTAATTTTGCACTAGAAGCCTGTATATTGTTAATTAGCGTTTTTGACCTAGGCGTTACTGTAGTGGTTATGTTGTGCTGCCTATGAATATTATACTCGTCCTTATCTATCACGGTTGGTTGTAAATCGAATCCTGATGATACTTTACCAAAACAATGTGAATATTCAATATTATTAACCGGAAAATAAGTATCCACATTACTTATTTTATACCAATCATCATGCCCATAATTAGTTTTAATGATTGTTAAATAAATGACTGATAACTCTCTTCCTAAATTATCTCGTAAGCCTTCAATTTTCACATCATCATATATAATTTGTGAAATATCATCACCATATATTGTTTTACTAAACCCTAATTTATTCAATGAAGATGAAAATTCGTTGTTTTGTAGTGCTTCTTTAATAGTTTCTTCATTGGCTATTTCATTAGCTGTATCTACCTGTATACCATCAAAATTAGGTAATTTCCTAAATTTACGAAGATAATATCTACAAGGTCTACCAACACTAATTTTTTCAAATCTAAAACCAATTATTCCTTCTGGGTATACATTAAGTGCTAATGTCATGTCAGTTATAACATCATTTAACGCTACAGAAAAATAATGTTCGCTATCATAACCATTATAACCAGTTGACACAATATTTACATTACTACTTGTAAATACTTTCGCGTTGCCATTGAAAATATGCAAATTGATTTTATCATTTTGAGTTAAGTTATGTTTTAAATGAGAAGAAAATGTAATGTTTAGTGGAACATTAACGGGATTATCATCATCTAAACCTAATAACTGTTTTAAACTTATTTCACCACTATCTGTTCCCATGTTTTCAGGTAATTCCAAGTCACACCTAATACCATAAATTTTTCTCATATTATCATATACTAATGGATTATCATACACATTTTTATATGGATACGTCAATAAGTATTCCCAATTTTTTTCGGTTCGAATTGGATTTTTGTTAATAAATGGTACGAAAGAAAAATGTTTTCTTGTTGGATACATATCAACAAATGTACATGGTTGATAATTTTTCAACATTTTATATATTTTTTGGTTATCCTTCACAGATGTCTTAAACGTATCAAGAATTGTAACATTTTTAAAACCAACCCAACCATTTTCTTCATCTAAATTTTTAGCAATGGCATCAGTGAATGAATATACACTATCTTTGGTATACAAATGTAACGAACTTGTCTCGCTAGGGTTATTTATATTGTATGTAAAACCATCAATTCTAGCGCCTGACTCTGATCTTACATAATCAAATAATGTATTAAAAAATTCCTTGTCCCTAGTTTCACCATCTTTTAGTTGGTTTATACAAACAAATTCTTTTCTTCTTAAATTATGATTATTAAAAATGTCTATACCGCAATAATAATCCAACTGATCTGAATATCCAGTATCTCTTGTTATTGGTGCGTTAACTCCTGCCTCATTCTTTGTATCAGAATATTTTGGGTCTGACAAATTATGACATTCAAAATTGTATGCTTTGTCTTCGTGTAAAAATAATGCATGATATGGGATTTTGGAATTTACCCATGGGTTTTGTAATCCTACTTCGGTTATATGATTAAATAAAATATTTGAACAATAAGGACGTATTGTGAAAATGAAGCGATATGTATTGCACGCATCCTTTTCTTTTAAGTATTGTTCATACGCGTCTATCTTACCTTGTAAATCACTTACAGGTAATAGTTTTTCCTCAGATTCTAAATCCAAGTGTAGATTTTGTATTTTATCTACACTTGAAAAACTTTTATTTTTATTTAATGTTAATTTAATATTTTCCATATATTATTATATTATCATTTTTCAACGAATTCATCAACCTTTTGTCCTAATACAAGAGAAGTATCTACTTCAATATTTTCGTTATTTGTACATTCACTGAAATATTCTGTATATAATCTGTCAATTGCTGTGTTTCCGTCTTTTAATCCAAAATAGAAATAAAATGAGTTTTCATACATTGGCATAGTAAAAAGAGTACCATCTGTTATTAAAAATCTAGACCCTAAATAAGAATTACTATATGTTTTTGCTCTATTGCAACATGAAACATAATCATTTGAATCTCTAAAAAATCTAAATTTTGTATATGATGCAGATTCATTTTCACCGCTATTATTTAAAAAACTACCTATTTGTTCCCAACCTTTTAATGTTCCATTAAAATTATATGGTGTAAGACCCTCAACCCTTAGTTTTCTCATATTGATTGAAGTTGGTATTGTTGCCAATTGTTGAGAATTAAGTGCGGCAAACTTTGTGCGCATGTCTTCACTATTTATTTCCCTACCAGATATAATACCTTTGGCACCAACAAAATATCCTGTCACTGTACCAGAGCCGTCAACAGCATTGTTACTATAGAAATGTGATTGTGACATTTCTGATCCTAATTCACATATACGTTGTAAATTGATACAACTTTTTGGAGTAACATCAGCAGCCACACAACCAATTTCAAGGAAATGTCCGCCTTGTTGATTTTGCACGTTTTGTGTTGAGTTATTTTCTGACTCATCAAGATTAAATGGATTATATCCCCAATCTATTCCAGACAACTCATGCTGTGTTGCTTCATATGTCGTGTCATTTGGTAATCTCCTATTTTGAGTAATGAAAAAATCGTCATCTCCAGCATCAAATTGAATATCTTTTTTATAATATATACTCATCTCCTGACTATCACTAACAATTTGTCCAGTTGGTGGTGGCATGATAAATGTACTAGATGAATATCCTGTCGCTTTTGGTATACCGAAAATACTACAATCATTTACACTACCCAATAATACAATATCTGTAGCAAATAAATTTGCCTTAACCGTAGCCCCAGTTGTTCCGAGTTGTCTCATTATTTTACATGGGCGTAAATAATACAAATACCTATCATCAATGTGATTTTTTATGGTTTGTATTATACCGCCCTGTGGTATTTTATGTGTTCTACCCATAACATCATGATAGTAATCTACGCCATTAAATACATGAACAGATCTTCTTCCACTTCTTCTGTGGCAATTAAACTCTTTTTTGCGTGGGCCAACACATTGTCCATTACTATTTAAACTACCATCACCACGATAATATACAGCACATTGTTGAACTAACTCGCGCTGTCCACCATAATTTTCATTACAAGCGTTAACATAATCAACACGTTTTCTACGTTTTAACTCAGCAAACCATCTTGGTAGATATATTAACCCGTTAATCCAGTCATTATAAAAATCAAACTGAATTACTTCATATTCCATTGCAAACTGTAATTCAACACATTTAACAAAGTATTGAGATCTTGCTGATACCATATTTTTTGATACCCACCCGAGGCCTGTCTTTGGGGTTTCATTTGTTGTTCCAGTGTTTGGTGTCTCATAAAAATCTGGTGGTTGTTCACTACTATATTTTGCTTCTGCTGAAAGTGGATCAAAATCGTTAGTTGCTCTCTTTACTGTACCTGTAGTTTTAGTGTCCATTTTAGGATTATCACCATACATACCGTCCGTACCTTTTGATTCAGTTTCTTCAAATCTGCCTTCTAATTCTGCACCAGTACTTGTTCCAGCCATACAAGTTTTATATACTAATTCTTGAGCATTAACATTTTTAGTACCACCTGTTGCATCGTGTGTTTCGTGTGCGCCAAGAGCCATTTGATAACCTTCCATACTTGGACACATACTTCCATCAAAAGTAATGTATAATAGTTTGGCGTTACATTGTCCGCCACATTCACAATCACAACAAGTAATACGATCGACTTTCTTTTTGAAACCTTTTTTACATGTTAGCCCATTTAAAACTACTTGTATGAAGTATATAATTTTATTTAATATTGTTACTATCAATACTAATGCTTTAAAAATAATACATTGGAATACAAATAAGAATGTTAAATTTACACGTAAATTGTTATAAGGTATTGGGTTATTACTACCATTTACGTTAACTGCTTTAATTCCACTGAAATTTTTATTTCTATCCACATGTCTACCTTCAACAATAATATTTTGTATTCTAGGTATATGTTGTTTTACTGTATATACATTATTCCACAACAAGTCCCTAAAAGAACTTTCTCTTGTATATGTACCAAAGTTATAATCTGGTCCTTGGTGCATACTCTTCATTATTGTGCCATCAGGTAATGTGTAGTTGTTTGTGGTTAATACGCATTCATCCATAGTAGGATTGTTAGGAACTAAAACTTTTGGTAAATGCGCGTTTGCTGAATCACTTTCATAGTCTGCAAGAGAAATTCTAAAACGCACACGAGCTCTAGTTGGAATACCTGTTGTTTCATCTTCCGCCGCAACTAATCTACCATATTCATCAGTTTTTACATAATCCAAATTCATTGGTATTTGATAACACCATGTACCATTACCATCTATCAAATCATTACCCTGAATAGAGAAACTTTCAACTTGGTTATCTGGTGTTTTACGTATCATTTCAATTGTACCAGTACCAGTTGTTAATCTATCCATTTTGCCTGAACGTTCAGTTGGAATACATTTTTTACTAAAACCATTTGATTTGTCATCAGCAACAAGTGAACCAATAAATATACACGTTGGTTCAAATTTATAGTTAATATCAATATCATTACGGGTGATTTTTACTTGTTTGTCAACACCATCATAATTTTCAGTGTCATCATCACCCCAGAACGGGTACACCTGTACGGGTGTATCCTGAACTATAATCTGTGTTAAATAATCAAGATTTGTATCATTTTTAAATTGTGAAGAGTTTTCAAAAAGAGTTTTACCATAACCTTTATAATACAAATCACGCGGTTTCTGTGATAACATACCTATGTCAGATAAATCAAGTTCACTATGAATAGTATTTAATCCGACAGGTAAACCGAATATCATATAATCACCAGCATCATTCGTAACTGTAGTATATTTGTAATATTTATCAAACACTTCAATGACATTTACATCATCTAATACCAATCGTTTATTTGGAAAAGTACCTACATCTTGGTGACACTTATCTGAAACTACGTCTGGTAATAAATTATATCTGATACCATCTTGGTTTTTTGTCTTTGTGTTCGTGTATGGATAAAGGTATCTATATATTGGGTTCTGTAAATCAGCAGACTCTACTGGTATAAACACAGATATTTTGACATTAGGAATACCTACACCTTGGTTTGCTAAAACACGCCCAACTAAACAACCATAACTTGATGTATGTAATTTATAAAAATTTTCTACATCAAGTTTCAAACTAAGGATTTCTATTTGTTCAATATCTTGGTTAATATTTACGTTTAAGAATTTATCTTCTCTAACGTTTGTATGTACTCGATATGTTTTGTTATTCTCTTGCATATTTACCTAAATGAAATATTTTCAATAAATTAAAATTCTGTACGTTAATGTTTCTATCGCCAGGCTCACGCCAAAACAGGAACAACAATAAATAAATCGTCATAAAAGGGAAAATCACAATCCATGACAATATCGTAAATACAACATAAAAATAATGTTTTAGTCTGTCAGATAAAGTATCCATGTCAGGATTTGCCACCTTTTCGCCATAAATTCTATATACCCTATCTATTTCTTCTTTTGTCCCGCAATTACATGCCATATTACTTATCAATTAAAAAATGAAATTTATTATATAAACGCCTTAAATAGCAATCATGCATAAATACACACATTGGTTTGAAATATTTATAAATGTAAAGTTTGAATTTTGTTAGCCTTCTAATGCGCCTAATTTTTCTTTTAGTTACTCGTTTGGCTGTACCTGGCTCATAAGTTACTACATATATAATTCCACACACAATTGATATAAATAAACTAAAAACTATTTGTAACATTCTTCTTATTAAATGTAATATAAAATCTTTAATCCAAATTAAAATTTTCATATTTTTTGGTTATTTGAAAAATAAACTTATTTTACAATATTATCGTTGAATTGCTTGTATTCTAATATCTTTATCTGGATACTTAATCTCAAACATCTCATCTGGTTCACTATTTAACACGTATTGTGATGCCGCTAAATCTATTTGTTTTCTAGTTGAAATTTCACCATCTGTGTTAATTATATATTGTGCTGTTTGAGTTGGTGAATAGCCGTCACCTATTTCATTATACATGCGCAACTCAATAATGTTTGTTACACCGTCAACTTTTGTAATTTCCTTCTGTAAATCACTAACATAGATTTCTTCACCCATCTGGTGTTTATTTATATCCATATATGATTTAACAGTTTTAATCACATCACGTATTACATCACTTGAGTCATATGTTTTATCAATAAACAAATCCAATTCAACAGATAGGTTAATGATACGCCCGGATTTCATTTCAACAAAGTCGTTGATTGTACGATACATTGATAAGTAGTTAATCATGTTACGTATTAGCATTGTCGGTATAGCACTGGTTAATAACCCATCATTGTCAATACCAAGCAAATATAACATAACCTTGTTATTCTCTTCTACACCACTGATCCTGAATGGACACCCGTATCTCGCTGGCATTGTTTGAATACGTGATATATAATCTTTTAATGTTACGCATCTTTCCTGTGATGAGTTATTGTATTTTATCAAATTCTTAATTTCCTCAACACTAGGAGCATCTTTACCTGAAACAGATGGTGTTGTGTTTGTACAAGAAATACTATCTCTTACTGTCGCGATAATTGAAGCATCCGTGTCAGACGTAATACATTTACCGATTTGTGCGTTTAAATAACTAATTGCGTTAATTCTACCAGCAGCAACATTTGATGCTTCACCACCACCTACACGGTATTGAACAAACATTGTCCAGCCCGCTTGAGGTAGTTTACCAAGGAAGTTATTGCGAACAATTTTAGAGATTTGACATTTTGAAAAGTCATTCTCCATATCGTCATAGTTGACAATTTTACGTCCAGCGCCTTCTCCACTACCAAAAATAATTTTCAAATATCCATTATCAGTGTATTCTGTGATAAATTTCTGAGTTAATGGTATCCATTGTCCTTTTGTTATCGCTGCTGTAGGTATAATTGTGTCATCGGTATTATCATAATAACCATACGTATAAACAGTCGGTTGTGCAACATTTTGATTACCAGCCTTTGTTGTACTAATATCGTCACCCCATCTATATTGTTCCGCTAATGCGTTTACTTCGAAAAACCTATATGTATCTACACCAGTTGGTGAATCAGTTGCTGGAACATACTCATTTTGGTTCATAAACTCACTCATGCTTGGTGTACCGTTGTAGTTAGTACCATCTTTGAAAATTATACTTTCAATACTCATCACATCAGTGTCTGGTAAAACAATCTCCATGAATGGCTTTATGTCAGAAGAAGTTAAAACTTGTTTATAGATTTTTGTCGTTCCAGCATAGACAACACCAGTTTTTTCTACTCTGTAATGAGTAATAATGTCATTACTATTTTTAATTGGTATAACCTTTCTATTTGCAACACCATTAGAGTCAAATTGTTCATTAAAATCTATATCCTCCATTACCTCAAAAAATTGTGAACCACAACTTAATTGAGTGCCCTTGCGAATAATTGGGGCATATGCCCAGTTAGGCATACCAGTTGTAGATTTTGAGTTAGCAATGTCACTAACAAGAGGCAAACTACATGTGAATTTCTCTTCAGCAACGGCTGCTTTAGGACCGGACACCTTTAATCCGTTTGTTCTGGCAATATTCATTATTGATGAACGTTCGCTTGCGGTGTCAATATTAGTTTCAGCATACACTCTGTCAATGTGGAAGCTAAGGTTGTCAGCAACTGATGCAACCATGTCTATTAACCAACTACCAATCGCAGCATCATCAAATTTATCTGCAATGTTCGGATAATAAGTTTTCACATACTTCAATAGTGATGCTTGATAATCTTCAAATGTTCTGTTTAAATATGAGATTTTCTTTTCTGACATAGATTTAATTATAGTTTAATACCCATTCTATTATTTTCAATTGTTTTACCTTTTACAACACCATATCTAACATCAATGTAGATACTAGTTTCATCATCTGCTGATTGTGCATTATCATTTTTGATAACAGAAACATCATTGATAACTGCATTTGGTACATATTGTTGTACTGCGCTTTTTATTTCAGCAAAAACACCTTCCCATGTAAGTTCGTCATTTGGTTCAAAAATGTATTTTATTAAGTCTGTACCAAATTCTGGTTTGCGGATTCTAGTACCCTTTCTTGTTAAGATAACATGAGCAATTTCACTCGCTACTTTATCTTCTAACGTGTTGTTTAAATCAATAAAGTGCCCATCGTGATTATCAATCGTAAATGGGAACTTAACATCGTAATATTGTTTTACTTTATTAGCCATATTTCTTTGTATATTTCTCTGTTTAATAAATACCAAACCAAGTAGTTTTTATAATTATAATATAGGATAATTTTTGTAAAAAGCAAGAAAAAAGCCGAGTAAAAAATACTCGACTTTTAACTTTTTTGATTAGTATTACAAGGTATTATTCTCTTGTAATAACTTTATCAATGAAACCTAAATCAACGGCTTCCTGTGCTGTAAGCCATTTGTCCCTGTCACCCATGGCAACTAACTTTTCATAGTCGTTTCCGCTATGTTCAGACAAAATCGTAAACAACTCTTTCTTCAAAATTTGAATTTCATTGTTAACAATTTCGATGTCTGATGCTTGTCCTGACACACCGCCAAGAGGTTGATGTATCAATACTCGACTGTGCGGTAATGCGGCACGATTGCCTTTTTCACCAGCAGTTAGTAAAATACTACCCATACTAGCGGCTAATCCAAGACATGTAGTGTATACTGGACACTCAATATAGTTCATAGTGTCGTAAATACTAAGTCCAGCGTAAACGCTACCGCCAGGGGTGTTCAAATACAAATTGATTGGCGCGTTTTTGTTATCCATTTGTAGATAAAGTAACTGTGAGTTGATAATGTTTGCAACATCTGCATCAATCTCAGTACCCAAAAATAGAATTCTACTAGTAAACAACTTAGAGAATACGTCTATTTGAAGTGGGTTACCAGTTCTTTCCTCTACAATATTCGGGCTAATAAGAGCGTTGTTGATTCGACTCTTATAGTCGTGAAGAGCAAGGCTACTAATACCTTTACTCATCGCAAATTTATCAAAATCTGTATACATAATCACAAATTAAAATGGTAGGTCGCTATTATTGTCTAACTCAGCACTAAACTTCTTAGTTTTAGTTGCTCCTACAGTGATTTCCTCGTCTGCTGGAGGTGTTTTAGTTGCTTTTGCTGTTTGTTTTGGTGCCGCAACTGCTTGTTCTGGTTCAGCAACTGCTGCTTGTTGTGCTTCGTCCTTTGCTTTACCTGATGAAGCAAATGTTACGAAATGTACAGTAACTCGGCGGCGAATATATGATTTACCGTCATCACCCTTTTCGATGTCAGCATCCAATGTACCAACTACGTTTACACAACTACCTTTCTTGAGGTATTCAACCATTTTATCGTTGTGGTCGAACCAAATACAATCGAACCATTGCTCTTTTTGCTTTCCTGCTACAAAATCGTTGCTACATACTGTGAATGAAAGGAATTTACCACCTTTCTCTGTCTCGCGAACTGCTGCATCACGTCCTAAAAATCCTTGAATAATTACTTCAGTCATTGTTATTAAATTTTATTGTTGTTAAAAAAGTTATTTTTCGTTTGCCTAAATATACAGTATAATTTTGAATTATTATGTTCTGATACATTCATAAACTGAAATTAGTGTATTTTCCGGTAAATTTTTGATGAAGTTATCATAAAATTCTGTAACCCATTTAATTTGTGAAATACCGTCAGTCAATTCAACCCAATTATCTTTTGTTACAAACGCATACCCCCAAAATGCAGTATTGCTTGCAACATAAGTGTCTATGTCGCCATAGTACTTGAAATACTCTGTGCGGTTCTTCATATTCTCGTATATGACTTTCTCTTCTTCGGTTACAGGTTTTCTGTCACCCATTACCATTTCCCAAGCAGCCTTATATACCTCTTGATTTGCTAAATGAATTTTATCCCAGGCAATATCATTTTTCCTTGCTTGGAATACTTCCTGATCTTTTTTATCTATTAGTGGCATTGCTAGATTTTTACCAAGACGACAAACGTTGTAATGCCCGTCTGGATTAACATCACACATAGCATTACCTGTTTCACCATCTAATTCAAAATCCTCAGTTAATTGAGAATAGAAATCAATGTCATCCATTTTTTCTAATTCTAATACCTTTTCTTTGTATTCTTCTCTGATCGATTCTGGCATAATTTCAGAATTAGCAATATGCTGATATGCCTTTAGTGCGTTTTCCTTATATTTTGATATATCGGACAAACGATATACAACATAAGGCTCGACTTTTTTTGATAAGTCGTACTTTTCCATAATTTCGTCAGGATTTTCCCCGACAACAATTGCTGTAAAATGTCTGTTACTTTCCATGTATATTTTAATTTGAATTATCAAAAGAAGAATATAACCGCAGCCCAAAACAATGAGGCTATAATGATGTAAGCGGTGCGTTTTTTCGCATCCCTCTCATCCCGATTTTTATCCTCATCAGTTTTTTGATAAGGATTAACACGTGCATTTATGGATGACACTACAAGATTATCAATCCACAGAAATGTCATCAAAATTGCTATTACTAAACAAAAATACATATTATCTAATTTCAATTTCAACATAAATATACATAAAAAAAATCACTCACCGTGGAAAGTGAGTGACATATTCTGGTTCTAATGGGACTTCTCGCCACCCTGTGACGCAAAATCCTTCAATTTCTTTAACAATTTTTGTATTATCTTCGTAAATAACATTTACATATCGCCATGTTTTTTCATATCGCCTATTTTTGAAATAGGGGTTAAATATGTTTACATGTTTACCATTTGGTTCACTTTCCATGGCTATGTTCGCGTAATGTAAGAAATTATAATACCGATTTTTATCTAAAGTCTCATTTACTTCAATTGTCGGCATGTTAGCAACAAATTCCTCACATACGTTTTTGTTTAGTAAATTCCAGCCATGTTTTTTTAGATTTCGGCATAGGTTCGTATATGTCCATTTGTCGTCACCCATAATATCATATCTCGTGATACATAGTAACTTCATAACGTTGCGTGTTTCGTCGACATAGAACACTGCACCAACAATGTCATCTTTTTGATACAATCCACCTACAATAGGACGATAATAAGCACTACCGACATACGTGTCGTTGTTTTGTCCAAACATTTGCGTTGCGACAAACGCAAACAATATAAAAACTAGAATTTTTTTCATATTTTCTCCTTTCTTTTTAAATTCGAGTGCAAAGATAGTAAAAAAACTTGACATAACCAAATTTTTTACTATATTTCAATAAAAAAGATGATAAAAACACGTAAAGACGGTACAAAATACTACTATTACTACAAAAAAAAGGTAGGTAGACATAAAAAAACTGGTAAAAAACACACTCCACGAAAAAGAGGGCGTGAGTGGCAAGAAACGTGGGATTTTAAGATTGTTAAATGCACATTTAACAAACAAGATGAATTTATTGGAATTTTTCACGACTTAACGGAGGTTGAAGCGGTTAAAAAAATTCTTGAAACTGAAAATAGCAACGTTTTGTTACCAGTAAAGTATGTTAATACCTCAAGATTAGGTAGTGATAGGTATAACACAACAGAATATGTTTCGGAATATTTAATTTTGAAGCGTATCCGAAACGATGGGGATAAATTACCAACAAAATTACGTGATGAATATGGTAGATTAGTTGAACATACTACAAACTCAGAAGTGTGGAAGATTTATGACAAATTTCCATGTTTGAAAGAGGAAAAGTTTTGGGTATATGGATATAATCCACAAAGTGATAGAAAAACATTCCAATGGATTTATGATAATCTGATTATGGAAGAGTTTTTAGAGGATAATTCAATTGTAATCCAATGTTACGTATACAAAAACAAAGTTATACTAACATATGATGGTAATCGGCTTAGATTTGTGATTTGTAAAAATGGATCAGACGCTATTCGCTTATATAACGAATTGAATACACATACACAGAAACATAAAGTACACCACATTTACTTTATGGGACAATTAACATCATACAGCCAGCGCGGAAAAATGATAATTAACCAGATAGCAGATTTAACTGGCTGGAATTTAAATAAAATTAGACAAAAAGCAACGTAAACATGAGTAAAAAACAAATTTTGATTGTTGGATATGGAAATATCGGCAAACACATGCATAAAGAATTAGAAAATGCTGGTGATATTGATATTTATGACAAGTACATAGACAAATATTCAAAAGTTAAAATCCCAAAAACGTATGACTTCACGTTTATATGTGTTCCAACAGATATGAGAGGTGATGGTTCTTGTGATTTTTCAATTGTAAAAGAGAGCATTGATAAATTTGCATGTCAAACAAAGGTATTTGTTATTAAATCAACCATCCCTGTTGGTTGTACAGAGTATTTGAGAAACGTCTGTGCTTACAATCCTATTGTATTTTCTCCTGAATATTACGGTACAACGCGTCACGCTGATCCAAGTCCAAATTTCTTGGTTCTTGCTGGTGAAAGAAAATACACAGAACAGGTTGCACAACTATATTACAGTGTAAAGACGAAAGATTTCCGCATAACATTCACTGATTTTAGAACTGCCGAGTTAGCGAAATACATGGAAAACTGTTTCTTAGGTTTAAAAGTAACATTCTGTGCAGAATTTGCTAAATTGGCTGAAAAATTCGGTATTTCATACCCGGAATTGAGGGAAATTTTCGTTCTCGACCCACGAATGGGCGATAGTCACACATTTATCAACCCAGAACAACCATATTATGACTCACATTGCTTAAACAAAGATATACCTGCGCTTATCGTGCAAGCAGATGGTGATGCGCCATTGATGAACGCGGTTCATCAAATAAACCTTAACCTAAAAAAAGAAAAAGCAACCAGGTAGGTTGCTTTTTTATTCTTTTTCTATTTGTTCATTAAAATGTTGTGGTAAAATATCAACTTTTACTGGTTCGTCTTCATATTTCAAAGATGAAAAAATTGAAGAATAAGATACTTTACTGTATTTTTGTTGAAAATAGTTATCAATATTATCAATTTTTATGAAATCACCTTCACATCCCCATACAAAATCCATTTCATCGTGAAAATCTTTGTATGGTTTTCTGTTACACAGATATAGTCCATCTACATCACGCACAACCCATAAACCAACTTCTTTAGAATTAACTCGTTTTTCCATAATGTTATAAATTTATAAACTCTTCTTTATTTTTATCTATATCGGTTTCACCATTTATTGTTACTGTATAAAAACCGTTTTCTGCGTTCGGTACATCCTGACATTCATATGTATGATTTTCAACATCCCAAACCACAAAACCATGTCCAGAAATATTTTCTCCGTGATCCTGCTGGATTAAACTACCAGAATATACCAGTTGTACGCCATTACTACTAATACATTGTCTTTTATGTACATGTCCAAGTAGCGCAAAATCAACATCATTAAAATATTCAGGATCTAATCCGTTTTCAAACACATATCCAACATCTGTCTTTGCTGATTTAACTTCTCCATGATATAATCCAACAAATGTTGCGCCTTCATAATCCGGACTGGCACGCATTTCAGCCAATCCTGTTGGTTTCATGAACTTATCAAATATTGAATATAGACACCATACAACGTTTTCGTCAGCGATGCTACCAGATGTGTAACCCAATTCTTTGTCCAAATAATATACTCTATTAAAATTATGTAATGAGAATATTACTGATAAAGGGTCTAAACGATTGTTCGTATTACCAGTGTTAACGTCGTGATTACCAGCAAACACTAACGTGGTGCATAAATCATCTAATTTACGTAAAAACCACGTTGCAAGTGTATATCCTTCTGGAGAAATATCTGTTTTATTGTGTAATACGTCACCGCATACAACGATACGCGTGTTTTCTACACCGTTTTCGTTTACTATTTTACTACACATGTTTAGAAATTCATCAAACTGTGTTTTATATTCGTCACTTCTACGTAAATTTCTAATATGTATATCACCTATTTGTATTATTTTTGTTATCATATTAAAACACTCTTTTTGCTATACCATTTTCTTGTAATTTTTCAATGTTGACTAAAAAGTTAGCAACTTTATCGTCATAAGTATCGTAATTATTGGTAATTATTCCAAACTCTTTACTTATATCATCAAAATCTTCATATTTTCTATGTCCAAAGAAGTTAATTCGTAGATACTCTCTAAGTTTATATAGATTGATATACCATGCCTCTTTTTTCACGATTTCATCACCTGAATCATCAACAAAAACATAATATACAAAATCCGCTTTACTGTTAGCCATACACCCAGAAAAATCATGTGAAATCATTTCAACTACAATGTTTCTTGTTTCAAACGAACGAGTATCAGTTTTCACTTCAAATTTATAAGTCAATGGCATTCTATCTTTCGGATACCTGTCAAAAATAAGTTCTTTAACATTGATAATATCCAATCCGTAACAAGGTAAATCCAGTGATGGTGAAATTAGAAAATCAATATCTGCAATCTGGAATCTTTCATCTTTAGATACGTCTAAAAAAGTGTAATTTATTTCATCACAGAAATTTTTGAAATCATCTTCACCGAATTTACCATATACTTCATCGTCATATTTAAAATTTGGTTTTCGAGCCATATTAAATTTTCACTTTAATTTTGATGCCACCATTATTTTCATTTGGTTTTGATGGAATGGTTAATTTCGGTTCAATTCCAGTATCACCAGACATCACTTTCTTAACGCGTTCATCATTTGCTTTGTTTACGAATGTGAGTTTGAGGTTCTTCAAAATACTTAATGATTGCTCATTGAAATACTTATTCATTTCATCAAGTAATTGAGCAAACAATGCGGTTTTACCTTCAATTTCCTTATCATTATCAATATCGCATTGTAAATCCATCTCGCTTTCGCCAACCTCATCCATGATGGTAACACCCGTTAATCTGTCATTAACCTTACCTTCATATTTTGCTACACGCTCAAGTGATTTTTCATAATAATCTTTGTTCAACTCAAAGCCAATGTAGTTACGGTTGTTAAGCATCGCCATTTTTGCGGTTGTTCCAGAACCCATGAATGGATCTAATACTAAATCACCTTCACAACTCCAAGATAGAATGTTATCTTCAGCTAATTTTTCAGGGAATACTGCTGGGTGTCCTGTCTTATCATTAAACGATACACTATATTTCCATATGTTTGTTCTAAGACTAAATTCTGGTATTGGGCGTATATTCTTCGCTTTTACCAAATTACCTTCCGTATCATATTGTGAGTGCTGCCCCCAGTTTGTCCAACCAAACCACTTGTTTTTCTTATCAGCAATAAGTTTAATATCGCTACGAATTTTTCCTTTAACGAATACGAACATGTATTCAAAAATCTGGCTATAACGTTTTGAGTCTGCGCGTGCTGGGAACGTCGAACTGTTCTTTTCGTAAATCATCGTGTCATGTAGTTTGAAACCACATTCCTGAAAATACAACGCTTGTCTGAATGAACTACCAGTTTCTCCACCATCAACTACAGCGTCGCCAACAACCCATACAACTACGCCACCTTTTCTTGTTACTCTGTATAGTTCTTTTGCGATTGGTTTAAATACATCAAAATTCCATGTGTCTTCATTTACGGTTGAACCATATGTCCTCAAATTATCATAAGGGCAAGATGTAACTGTTAAATCAACCGTTTCATTTTCTAATTGGCGCAAACCATCTAAACAGTTACAATTGTAAATCTTGTTTAATTCTATCACGTTTTTCTAAATATTTTTTTAAATTTTCTTTAGTATTAAAAGTATTTTCATTTTCTTCAACATAATGTGTGTAATAAATCACATCTAATCCGTGTTCTTCTAATGCTCTTTTTTTCTTTTCGTCTCTTTCTTTCACGTATTTGAACATTTCTTCTGGCGTTTTTTCTTTACTTCCAAAATTACATGGTACATAATGCTGTTCACCTTGACATTCAATTACTAAATCATAATCTGGTAAATAAAAATCAACTTCCATTAAACCAAGCCACAAAAAACGTTTTTGTTCTTCATATTTTATATTCTCATTATCTAATATATCAGCAATTTCGCGTTCTAAATGGCTCCTATTGCATATTTGGCAACCACAACCATGTAAATGTGAATGTGGTGTTTGTTGAAATTCACCGTGCTCAACGCCTTTTCTATTCTTTTTATGACATATAATTGTTAGTGATGTTTCATAATCAATATAAACAGATTTATTATAATCATATTTATTACCATGGACAACACGCGCTTTTTCAATAAACTGTTCTTGTGTTAATCTGATTGCGTCGCCAGTTTTTTCACTACCGCACAATGGACAACCATGATTTTGTAGTAAATAATATGGTTTAGTTTCAAATTCACCATGTTTTTTACATAAAAATTTCATTTTTGTGTGAGAATTTTTATAATCATTACTAAGGACTATTATATCATCACCAAAAATACTTTTTATTTTCTTTTTATATTCTTCAAACGTATATTTTACGCCATTTTTAGCACATTTTGGACACCCATGTTTTCTATTATAATGATGTCCATAATCTTGGAAAAATAACCCATGTTCTCTACAAATTATAGGTAATTTTGTTTTTACACCGTTATAATTGTTACTTTCAATAAAATCTTTCACTAAGGAATAATCATATCTATCGCCATGTACTTTTTTAAAATTTACTAATATTTCTTCAGATGTTATTTTTTTTCCCATAATATTTATATCTTTTTTCTTATATATAAATACTACCGTTCCGAGAAAAATATCATATGGTGGTGCTTTTATTTTTCCTCTGCTTTATTTTTCTTATTAAATATACGATAAATTTTTTATTCTTTCGTTTGCTAAATCAATATATTCTTGGAATTTCTCAAATCCTATATATCCTTTACATCCATTTTTGATTGCACTTAACGCTGTCGTTCCAGAACCCATGAATGGATCTAAAACAACAATGTTTTCCTTATCTGGAATACATGATATTACATTATCAGGCAAATCTATTGGGAATGGTGCTGGGTGCTTCGTGCTTTTTTCAAACGGAAAACTCCACACCTCTTTTTTGAATTTCGTATCTAATTCCCTACTAAAATTCGGGCGTGTAGATTTGGATAACCAAAATATCAATTCTGTAGTCGGTAAATATCTCGATTTATCAACGTTATTTGTACTCCCTCTATCCCAAATAATTTCTTGACGGATATTAAAATCTGTGTGTAATAACCATTGATATGGCGATATTATTCTACCCTTACCAGTTTCAATTCTGTTCTTGTGATTGTAGAACATTGAACCTTTTGGCTTTAACACACGGTAACACTCGTTTAATACTTGAATTTGCCAATCTTGATACAATGGTTCTGGTAGATTGTCAACGTTACTATCACCACCATAGTCAATACTTTTAGTCCATTTACAGTTTTTTGTTTGTTTAATACTACCGTTTATACCGTTTTTATTATACGGTGGTGATGTAATAATTAAATCAATTGAGTCATCAGCCAATTGTTTCAACCCAACCAATACATCTATATTGTATATTTTATTTAATTCCATAACTACAATATGTTCTCTTCAACGCATTTTAGTTTATATGTCGTCATATCCCATTGATTTAAATCATGCGTCAGTGCATACTCAACAGCACGCTTCCAATCCTCTATAGCATCTTTTGGATTTTCGCCGTAAACCTCGTAGTTTACTTCAAGTTCTATTTCATATTTTAACGTCATATCATCAATATATTAAATCTATTTCGTTATATTGTTTTACTTGTTTAAGCACATTCAAGATACCTTTTTTACCATCGTGCTCATAAATTTCACTCATATCCTTGTATGGTGATATACCGTTCCACAAGTCGATATATTTTACTTTACCAAACAATCTACCAACATTCAATAATTTGTATAGTTTTTTAGTTTCAATTTCCGCCGTATCTCCATCTAACACAATTACAACATCAGCATTTGCGCGTTCCATAATTTTTTTATATAGAACGTATTCATTACCGAGACTTTTACCAAGCATTGCTATACCATTTGATGGAAAACGCATTGCATCAAAAGAACCTTCACACAAATAGATTGTTGAATCCCAATTGATTAGTGACTCCTGGAAGACTATTTCTTTTTTGTCAGCATCGCAGTTCTTGTAACGTAATTTACTTTTACCTGTGTAGTCACGCCCAAGATAGTAATTCAAGTCGCCGAACTCATCATATGATGGAATAATAATACGATTGCGCATGGAATAATCTTCTTCATCCCATGTTGTGTAACCCAAAGAGAATTTATCTATAAATTCTTGGTTGATTTTTCGCTTTTCTAAATACTCAAGTAACCGCTTGTCGTGACACTTGTTGATATTGATGTGTCTGAATGTTTTTGGCAAACGAACGTACGTGTTGGCTTCAAACGAAATTGTTAGTCCACTGAAATCTGATAGTTCATACAAATGTGACTCTTTTATAGATTTAATTGCCTCTTTGTACCTTTTGTAAAGATCAGCAGAGCCGTACATTTTAATGAGTTTACCAAGTTTACCCTGCATATCCTCATCCTGGGAAACGCATTTCCAGCATTTAAATATACCATCCTTAATGTTTATATCAAGGTGGTATTTCAGCGCCTCATCTTCACCATATTCGTCAATACAACGAGGGCATCCAAATTGGTACTGGTATGTCTCCCTATCATAACCACCTTGCTTACTCTCACCAAGAAACTCAACTAATATTTTGTATATCTCTTCAAACATGTGTACCAAATATACAAAAAAAATAGGACTAATGCCCTATTTCTTTACTTATTCTTTTCAATAAGTTCAAGTAACTCAGATTTTCCACGTGCGCCAATTACTCTGTCAACCTGTAATCCTTCATTGAAGAATAATAGTACTGGAACACTCTGAACCTGAAATCTTTCAACTAATTCTTCATCTGCTTCGTCAACGTCAACGGCATAAAATTCTACACCTTCAAGAGTCGGTTCAATTTCACTAATTGTACGTTCCAACATTTTACATGGGCCGCACCAATGAGCGCCTACCTTTACGATTGTTAGTGTGCTGTTTTGTTCTGTTAACAACTTATCTAATTCTTCTACTGTTTTTAATTCTTTCATATACTTTATATTTTTTGTTTTTAGTTATTCATTTTAATTGGGTGTTCTGTTAGATATTTTACAAGTCTATCAACATACTCCTCTAACTCAATCTTCTCGTATCTACCGTCATTTTTCAGCCACATTAGCTTTCGATCAATGACTTTGAAACCAATTTTCTCGATGCAGTTCATGTATAAGGACAATTGTAATTTATACACATTCAAACTCATGTTGAGTAAGTCTTCGAACGGATATAACATTTTCTCGCCATTGAAGTTTTTGTATAAATCCTTGTTTGTCTTCCAGTCAAGGACTAACAAACCACTGTTATTGTCACTTTTTCCGTTCAGTGTTGCATCGTAATACATCAATAAGTCGAATGTACCACTGTAGTTCAAATCTTCGTCATAAACCTTTGTTTCCGCTAATATTGGTATGTAACAATCAGGTAAATCTTTGTAAAAATTCATGGCTGCAACTTCTTTTGGCATTTCTGCACAAAATATAGTCTCACCATTCTCATCTGTTTTAATACGTTCCTTAAATTCATCTGGCACTAAATCCAATTGTCCGGTTGTGAAATAAAATAGGCTTTCGGCAAACAAGTGTCTATCAGTACCAAGAGCACACGCATCACTTGATATTTTCTTCCATGATTCCTTAATCATTGTAGGAGTCATGCGGTAATACTGTGATTTAGGATTGTTGAAATTGCGCTCAAACGTCGCTTGCGCCATACCATCTTCATCAAAATGTGGCACAAACAGGTGAGTAACGTTTGATACACATGTTATTTCTTTCCCGTGTAAGTAATATTTGTGTGGTAATTCATCAAAAATTAAATCTTTGAAGGCTTCTTTGATTTTAGAACGTATTGCAACATATTTTTCGTCATTGTAGTGTTCAACCCAGAATTTTCGTTGCTTTATCGTTTCCATATTAAACCTCAGTTTTATTCTTCAAGTTAGTTATTTTCTCTTTTAGTAATCTTTGTTCAAGTTTTGATTTGATAATATCACCATGACAAGAAACTTCATCTTTGTGTGGTGCTGTATCTTTACATAAATACTTTTTACAATAACATTCAAGATATATATCCTCACCATTTTTGTATTTTTCGTACATCTCATCAACCACATCCCTAAAGTCGAGATTTGTCTGGTACATCACATCAAAATAGTGACTATATTTTTGAACAGCCTCTTCACGACTGCCTACTATATACATCGCCTTTGTTTCCTTATTTCTAATGTGTGTATACGGATTACCAAGTAGGTAAGGACGGTATATTCTGTAGTTATTGTCACCGTCAAACATCTCTTTTTCTCTGTTGTAAACAAAAATTGCCATTTTAATCAAAATTTTATAGTTAAACTCATCATAAATATACGTTTTTTATATTAAAGAAGTATTTATTAGTAAAAAATAGTGAGAATTATGTTAACAGGAAAACAAAAACAATTTCTAGAAGAAGCCATATATGGTATATTAAAAGAATCATTGTTCGAATACAATGGTAGTAACGACGTTAATAACGACGGGCAAACTGATAAACGTGCAAAACGTGAAAGTGTTATGAAATGGTTAAACAGCGATCAGTCTAACCATGCCGCTTTAGCATATAGATTATACGGCGCTGAAAACGGTGATGAAGTTGAACAAGGTAATGCTCGTAGTTTGTTTACTAAAAAATTCCAGGGAGAAGATGCTGAAGGTAAACAATACAGTTTTGATGACGATGAAATCACAAGACTTTACAACATGAAAGACGACTACATTAACTCAATGGCATAATAAAAAAACCACCAACGACTGGTGGTTTTTTTTATACTGCTTTTCTATAGCGTTTCATCATTCGCTCTTTCATGAGTTCAAGAATTTGTTTCTCAACTTGTTTCAAAGCCTGTTCATCGTATAGGTTATATTCCTGACATAACTGCTCAGTTGTATATATATCTTCATATCCAATATGGTAGAGTTTCTTAATCAGTTCTCTGTGTTTATCTGGTAAGGAATTTATAATCGGCGTTACTAACTCCTTAAAATACTCCTTGTCCTCATCGTAGATAGCCTCGTTTTCTGTTGCGGTTGCTTTAATAAAATCATCACATTCCTCGAATGTGGTGTCATCGTTTACGTTCTCGTTGATTGAACTAATATCCAAATCATACAAATCACGCTCATCATTAACTACGATACCATATTTTTCTTCAAAAATTTCCTTGATGTCATCAAATGTTGCTTTGTAACCATTCTGAACAAAAAACTCATTTTTGATTTTTTCAAGTTTTTTACCGTACTTGGCATTGTTACTCTTCGTAACCAAATCCCTATCAGTGTTCATATGCGCGTTCATTTCACGTCGCATATACCACACTGCATATGTGATAAACTTTAAACCCTTGTTTAAATCGTATTTTTCAATGGCTTTCAGTAATCCGATGTTACCTTCCTGGACGTAATCCATAACCTCAATTTCGTCTCGCGCAAATTCCTTTGCTACTGAATATACCCATCTTTGGTTACGGGCAACAATTTCATCAAGTGCTTTCTCATCGCCAGCATATAAACGTTTGAATGCATCTACTTCTTCTTCTGGTGTAAATGGTGGATTTCGTCTTAGTACTTCAATAAATTCTCTGTTTTGTGTTTGTGAATAAAATTTTGTGTTTCCAGTAATAAGTGTGTTCATGTACTTAAATTTTAATTGTTGAAAAACTTGTTCTAATGTATCTAAATTTTGTAAAATCGCTTATTCTTCACCTTTATATTCCCAAAGTCTACAGTGGCTTTTACATTGATATACACCAGGCTTCAAACCGCCCTTGTTACAAAACTGATGTACCAATTCCTCGATAGAATCAATGTTGTCCATAATATATGTGTGAATATCCCACATGTAATCCTCTAATTCTCTTGGAAATTGAACACCGAGTGGGTCTTCTTCCGTGCCCGGTATGTGTTCGTCGTATCTACCAAGGATGTATGCTACATCCTCAAATACGTAAGAACCGCCATAGACGCTACCATAGTCTATCGCGTATATAATTTGCTCTCTTGTGTCATTTTCTTTAGGTGGTTCTGGAACCTCTTGAAAACGAATGTTTGAAACTAACTTCAGAATGTCAGGAGTTAGTTTTATAGTTAAAACGGCCATTACTTTTTATTTTTTTCTATCTACCTTATTATTCAAACTCGCTGCAAAGATACAACAAATTTTTCAATTAACCAAACAAATTGCAAAAATTATTTCATTTTTTTGTAATAATAATTTTGTTTTGTGCTTTTTTTCTTGGTTTATATTCGAACTCGTCTGGCATTTCTTTGAATATACCATTGAGTCGTTTCCATTCGTTAATCTTTTTCAAATGCTTAAACTCATCTTTACTTATTTCACCATCAGTATATCTCTTTCTTGCAGATACTGCCTCTTTATATCTTTCTGTTCTAAAATCCTGTTGAACAAAATCATAAAGAGTTATATCACACTCATCAGGGAAAACTCGGCGAAATATTTCTAGTATTTTATCTTTATCCCCTTCACCGTCATATTTATCTTGCCCAATAATAGGACATGCTATTCGTTTGTTTTTGTGTTTGTTATAAACATCAATCAAACATTTTTCAAGCGCATCATAATCAATATAAACACCATCGGTTTTCTTTTTTAACCCTGGATTATAACAATAACAAGCACAAAAAATTACACCATCATCAGTTTTCGTTTCATGTACTTTTCCATATTTTCTCAAATCACCATAACCAGTCAAATTTTCATTGATTCTGACATCAGGAAAATTTAATGCTATATCATATGAAAACCCTTTGTTCATGGCATTGTTAACACCCATTCCAAAAAGTACAATGTCATAGTTATGTACATCCTCAATAAGTTGTTTATCCTTGACTATCCTCATTTTGTTCTGGTAATCTATATGTGAAAGTTACGTTACCTATTTGAATATTCACATTATCAATGTTCTGATCCAACGGACTTTCGCCATGTGGATTTGCTTTATAGTAGTAGTCTTTGTTTATACGATTTAACCTTTCTTGTGTTTGAATGTATATAACTACTGCTAAATTCCCACTATCAAGTTCATTTTCACGTAAAAACTCCTCGACTTTTAGTAAATCATCATATTTTGGTACGTTTATCATAAAACCTTCAATAATTTGTCGAAAAATGACATTTTGGTTGACTCGTCTTTTTTAGCATCATCATCAACAACGTCATCCTTATTTACAGTATTTTTTGCCTCTTCTAATTTCTGTTCGATTAAAGCCTTCTTTTTATTCTCTTCTTCCAATTGCTTTGCTTGTTCTTCTGCCTCAATCTCCTCGTCAATTTTGTCCATTTCAATTTGTGTTGAAATTCGATCAGCATCAATTTTTCTGAATGCTTCAGCGAAGTAATCAGAATTAAAAACATCTCCTTTATTGGCTTCAATTGTTTCTTCAACGTTGCCAGCAAAGTTATCTTTAACAGTTTCGACAACCTCCATTGATTTCAATTGTTCATCTTTTAATTTGTCTAACTGTTGTTCGATAAATTGCCCCTTTTTCTCTTGTTTTTTAACTTTACTCATTATCGTTATCGTCTTCAAATATAGGTGTACTCTTATCTACATAATCATACACATTAAATATTAGTGCGCATATTGCCCCAGTGAAACAACCGTCTAACAATGCCGCAACTAATGACATGTACCATAGGTTATGATAATCGGCAAAAATCATATTAAACGGCGATATGTATATTGGCAAGAAAAACCAGTTAAGTAGTGAAAACGCTATACCAGCATTAGTTGGGAAACACCACATGCACTTGAATAACATACCAAGGTTTGGACTAATGCGCTCAGCCAATAGTCTAATTTTAAGAAATATATAACCAGGCCCCATACTTTGTGTTATAATATCACTAAACCCATAGAGCGCAAGTATGTAGCATATCAATATAAACCAATTACTCATTATCTAAAGCGTCTTTTACATAATTCATCAATGAAGAATCACCTGGGTTGTTTTTTCTTTTACCCCTTTTTGGTGCTTTTGCTGGCTCATCAATAACAACCTTATCTGTTTCTTCTACTGTGATTACATTTTTATTTTCTGGTTCTTTTTGTGTTTCAGTTTTTTTGTTGTTCTTACGCAATTGTTGTTTAATGTCAACTGGTAATGTAACTTCATCAACAGGAACAAAACCATCTTCCTCATTATTTTCTTCATATTCAAACACAAATTGAAGTGTTTTTAATTTCTCCAAACTTTCTTGTTCGAATAAAGTGCGTAACTCTTCAACCTTTTGTTTCAATAGATTTGTTTTCTCCTCCAAAGATTTATTCTGCTCTATAATGAAATCAACAGCATCAAATACAGGGTCGAAACCATCGTTAATGTCACACAAAAAGAAAGTAACACCATCTTTTGATTTTATTTGTATGTTGAACTCATCACAAATTGTTTGTGCATCAAATAATGTCCATTTATCTGGAAAACGAACACCAACACATACAACACCGTCGTGTACATTGAACATTGCAAAATATTTGCCAACGTTTCTAATTCTCTCGTTTACATCCATATCTTTTATAAACTAAATCCAGTAAAAATTATTGTTAAAATGTAAGATAGTGATATACCGAGTATCACGCTATCCTTCCAGGTTCTTTCCTTTATGTTACCCAATCTAAATGCTTTGACAATATCAAGCACATAATGTATCACAACCAAAATTGCGAACATTAAAATAAATACCATTATTTTTTTTCCTATCATATTTCACTATGTTTTATTCAAATATATACTTTTTTTTTAAAAAGGCAATAAAAAAACCACCTTTATCAGATGGTTTTGTTATTTTCATGTTCTTTTTCTTTTTTCTCTTTAGTTTTTTTAGTTGTTTTTTTCTTTGACTCTTCAATAAGTGACTCACCTTTTTCAAGTGTTTCTTTCACATCAGTTTCTTCCATGTGAAGTTTCCTTGCTATTTCACCAACAAGTGCGAATTTAATCAATTTGAAAAAATGTAGATTTGGGTTAATTATCAGAGCATTACCAGCAATACTCCACAACTCAGTAGCACAAATCACTGCTGCACATATATTTGTGGTAACGAGAATTTCAATACCGATTAACTTTTCCATAAAAATAACCATTACCAATGCTCCACAGTAGATGAATAGTTTACTAAACGTATCTCGCATCAACTCTGATTTGGCGTACTTTTTTTGTTTTAAAGCACACCAGATACCAACTACCATATCAATTAAAATACAAGTAATGACAGCAATAAATGCCATCTGGTAGTCGGTTAAAAAGTTTAACGCAATCATACAAACCATAAGCAACCACCCATAGATACTACTTAATACTTCCCCTAATTTAACAAAAAATGACAATATTATCGACAATAATTTCATATACCTTTACCCTTAACCTATTTTTACTTTATATTATTTTCTTGTCATATTCATCAAATTCATAAACTCAGCATCCTCATTCAATTTTGAAGGTTTTACATTACGTCCACTTGTTGTTCTGCTATTATAATCAAATAATTGTTGAATACGATCCATTTGTTCATTCATCTTCTCTTTGTTTTTGTAAGATGTAACATGTGTTTCAATCGTCCCAGTTAACTTGCTCTCAACACACTCTACCACGTATTCGTTACTATGTGCGTCTTCCATATGAATTACTTGTCCATTCTTTTTCATTTCTTCTGGGATGAGTTGTAACATTTGAGACTCGTTTAAAAAACGTCTATGTTTAAATAAAAGCCTCTTTGGCTTTGGTAAGGTAGACTCCATCATTGTTGGCTTCTCTTTCGTCTCGCCTTTTTTATCCATTTCACTAGACACTAAACCAGATGTAGCAAGAGCGTTTTTCTCTTTTTCAATTTCTTTATTTGCGTCTTTGAATTGATTTAGTATTTTACCTTTATCATCAAATTGAGCCGCTTTTTCTATACCGTTCTTTTCTTCCATTTTTGAAGTATAACCCTTTGCTTGTGCTTCCACTTTTTCTTTCCAGTTCTTATCTGGTTCTACACGTGGGTTATAATCCAATGTTGTGCGGTTGAAATCCTCTTTTTTAGGTAATTCCCTTTTTTCTTCTTTGCTTAAACCGCCATCATAATCTTTTGCTCGTTTCTCAGCATCTTTGTAGGACTTATCGTTGTTAGATTTATTGTCACTTTCAACATTTGGGCCTAAAACTGGTTTAAACTCGTTCTTTGAACTTTCCGCAATCAATCTTTTTAAATCTCCTACAGTAAATTCTTTTGTAATCATACTTTTTCGAGATATTTATGTGCATTATTATTTTATATATAAATATCTGTTCATTTTCAAAAATACAAAAAAAAGCGGCTTTAAGCCACTTAATTTATGTTTTTTATTTCCTCCAGGATTACCTCTTTTATTATACGTCTTAATTTATGTTCAGTTAGTACTTCTTCATTGTCTTTTTCCAGTGCATAATCCTTGTAGTTATATGAGTTGATTTTCTTCCATTTGTGTGAGTCAGCGTCGTTGATTTTCTTTAACCAATCAGCACCATCACCATCAACATCTAACCATTTATCTCCAACACAAAGTTCATAACTGTGTCCACCATTACCGTGTGTACCCAAAGCCATTAAAAACTTCCACATACCCCACGCGTTGCTTTCCTCAACTTCAAAAGTGGCAACGTTGTCTTCGTGACTTTCTTTATCCAACGGCATGTCAAGATTGTATATGTGTAAACCTTTTGGGAAGTATATATCATCCTCATCTAAACAATGTTGTTTTTTACTTTCATCTCTGTGTAAATCAATACGAACCAAAGTACCTTCTTTTTTGGCACTTTCACTACTTGCCAAATAATTGAAAATACTTGGATAACCCTCTGTTATATCATTATAACTTCTAAATTCTACTTTAAACTTAACTGTATTCATATTTTTACCATGGATTTCTAAAACGTTCGTTAAAACCGAACGTCATATCAAACAACGGAGCAAGGAAACGTTGTTGTTCTAATTTTAAACGTTCTACATCATCCAGTTTACCTTCTTCACTTTTCTTTTTTAGAATTTCGTCAATTTTATCTTTTGCATCTTGTAATTGACGACGGTAAACATCATTGTATTGATTATTATTGTACATTACTTCTTATCGCCAACGCGCTCAAAACCAGCATTTTGGTGGTTTAATGCATCACCCCAGAATTTTTTATCACTTGTATTAAAACCTGGTGTGTCATAACCCATATCACCACGTGTTGTAGATGCACCAACACTACCACATGTTGTTGCTTCAACAATCTCATCACCGTTTCCACCACAAGCCTCAGCGATGTGTTTCAACTGTTCTTCTGTAAAAATAACTTTTCTTCCCATAATTACTTATTTCTGAATATACTTTCCATTATTTTTCTTTTAATAGTATTTTCTTTCAATTCTTCATCCGGAAAATATTTGTGATATATTTTCTCTATTTTGTCTTCGAATGTATCTGATTTTAGAGTGTATTTAACGGAATATGTAACATGTTTTACATCATCCTTACCTGGTACAAGTATTTTTTCATCTCTTTTAACGATGTCATTATCTCGAAGCATTTTAATTAAACGTTTTTGTGTTAAACCTCTATCTTCAAGATATTTAGTTGGTTTCGCTTTGATAGGGTTTTTAAGTAGTTTGGTTAAAAAGCCTCTAATTTCAGAGTAAAACCTATAGAATGTTGTTTCTTCCTTTTTTTCTGTTACCATTTGTTCATATAATTGTTCTGGGTTTGGTTTTATACCTTCAGAAAAATATCTGTCAATATCACCAAGAACTCTTCTGTAGTCTGGTTGATAATAATGTACGCCAATAGCATCGCCTGTCATAATATCAAGATAGAAATCGCTATTAGAATATGAGTCAATTACCTGTGCTAATACACGCCTTTGTTGTGGTGTCGGTTCTTTTGCTAAATCGGCAGATTGATTTAATATACGTATGTTACCAAGTTCTATAAATTGAAATGTACCATTGATGCCATCTATAACGCTGCACATGTTGTGTTCAGCCTCCGTTTGAACAATTGTACCATCGTATAGAATAAAACCCCTACAACCAGGATAATACGTAGTAGTTGGTAGAATTCTCTTTGCTACATCATCAACATCCTGTAAAGACATACTTTTAGGCGTTGTGTTAGCGCCAATTGTTAATTCCTTTGTACCACCACCACGACGTATACCTTCACCATTAAGCATCATCTGCAATATATCTTCTCCGAACATTTCCTCAATGTCATCACAATCCATTTCAACGCCTCTATCATTTAACGCTTCGCCAAACGAATCATTAAAACGTTCAATATAGAAAGTGTACGAATGTGCGATGTCATATTGCATATCTTCCTCTGACTCATAGTCGTTAATATCGAAATCCTCTGGGTCTGGAACACTCTCTGGTGAATATACAATTGTTTCAACTTTATCTATGTCAAAATCTATATTTCCGTACATTACTTACTAAGATTTTTGAAAATCGCATTATGCTGCCACAACACTCTAAACAGTTCAGTGACAACATCAGCCGCTATTTGTTTTACTCGTTTCTCGAAATCTTTGTCGTTCTTGACATACTTTTGTAAATCCGCTTTTTCTAAGTTTTCAGTAACAAGTTCTACTATTTTTTGTTCTGTCAACATCATACAACCATATTATTTACTAATAAATACTTTATTAAAAACAAAAAGGAGGAGTTAAGAACCCCTCCATATTCATTTTCATCCTTTTTAGTGTAATTTATCAAGTAAATCGCCTGAGTTCTCCCATTCGTCTCTCCAGTTAAGGAAGAAACCTCTAAGTTTTGATAGTGTTTTGATAGCGTCTTCACTTAGACATAAACCATCAACAAAGATATATGGTGAACCAGTTGTATCATTCAAACTAAATTGGAATTTCAAGTTGTTTAATTGCGGAATTGAACCACTGAATACTAAATTACCAGTTTTTGGGTAGTATACAAGCGGATTATTTTCTGGTTCATCAGCATTTTCTTTTGCAAATTTTGCACCAGCGTTTACTGTTTGCTTAAATGAGTCAATCTGCCCTTGCAATACACTTTGTCCAAATCTGGCATCGTTTGTAATTGCAATTGCATCACGTTTTTGCTCTTCCTCAGTAAGCATAAACCTCTTAATACTTGGACGTTGTTTTGCCTCGAATAATTTTCTAGACATGTCCATCATACTTCTCATGTATTCGTATTGTGTACTACCTTTCATATTCTGTTACTTGATTTGCATTTTTATTAGTTAAACCAACCTTCGCTTGCGCCCATCCAGAATTGTGTAAAACCTCTCTTCATTTCTGGTGATACTTTCTTTTCCAAGTCGGCGATTTGCTTTTCTAGTTGTTCTTCAACATTTGAAGCGCGCTTCAACTCATCTTCAAGTTTCTTACTTAACTCTTCTTGAGTTGTTGTATTTGTTACAAATGAATCAATATTCTTTGCTGCTTCGTTAAATTCTTCAATTACCTTTTCAGGATCTACAGTTTCCTCCTGTTCAACCGCTTCTTCTTCGACTGGAGTTTCAGTAACAACTTCCTCTTCAACCTGCGGTACTTCTTCTATCACTTCTTCCTGTATTGTTTCTTCTACTGGAAGTTCCTCGTTTACTAATGATTGTTTCTTCTTTGCCATAATTTTTCTTATTTATATATAAATACTTATTGTTTCAAAATTGTGAGTGCTTGTACGCGCAATTTTCGCATTATTTTGTCAATAATTTGTCTTACACGTTCTTTTGTTATATCGTATTTTTTACCGATTTCCTCATATGTACATTCCGTTTCATATGGTGATATACCATAATACATTTTGATAATATCAGTCTCTCTGTCATCCAATACAGTAATTATAGCGTCCACATCATTTACAGCATTTAATCTAGATACTTCATCATCCTCACTTAAAAATGCTTCATTTACATATGCATCATTGTCATATTCATCGCTCAATGTGGCTTCTTCACCAAATTGAATATCAGATTCTTCTGGTAAATCAGATTCTGGTAACTTATCATGTTCTTTAATTGCTTCACAAATTTTATATTCCATATTCCAACGTGCATACGTAATAACCTTTACATCACGTTTAATATCAAACTTATCAATACTCTCAATTAAACCAATGTTTGCTTCCTCTAATAAATCAGCCAAAGGTACACCTCTATTCTTGTATTTGTTTACAAGACTAAAAGCGTACCTAAGATTGGATGTAATGAGTTTTTGACGAGCAGCCAAATCATTATTTTCTCGATATTCTCTTAATAATGCTTTCTCCTCGTCACTTTCCAATGGTTTACAATTTTGTAAATCATTATAGTAAGCACTTAAATCCTCACCAGTGATGGTTTTTGTTCTTCTAGTAAAATCTTTCTCATTTGCCATTACACATTAAATTGTTAAACAAAGTGTTATCGTTCAATTACTAATATAGTGATTTTTTTCAAAAAGTCAAGATATTTGTGTAATTGTTGATATATTATTTTCCTTTTTAATAGTGATGAAATGTTTATGCCATTCAACCAACGCCGGATTATGTGTAATCTCAAGAATTGTACCATATGATGTCACCATCTTGTCATACAACAACTTCAAAGCATCATAATTCTCTGCCGCTACACCGCCAAGTATCTCATCAAACACAACAAACGATGGTTTGCTGAAACTTGATATTTTACTTAACACTGTACGCAACGCAAGACTTGAAACTGTTTGCTCAAAGCCTGAACCTGAACCTAGCGCTGACTTCACACCATCATGTATCAAACTAAACGCCACATCATTGTGTTCATCAATTGATACTTCGACAGTAAAATCGCACACATCACACAATAAATGTTCCAATTCACCATTGATAAGTGGTAGAACGGTTCTAATTACCATCTTTGAAATACCGTTTTTACCAATCATATCAAGATATAAACGCCAATTCTTAACCAGTGTTTCCTCTTGTTCGATTGTTGCAATGATTTTATTGTATTGTTCAATTGTCTTATTATTAGATTCAATCTCAGTTTTTGCGCTTGTAATCTCTTTTGTTAATGACAATAAACATTCCTCATCAACTTTAATATTTTGGGCTGACAAATTCAAAGCAATCTCAATTTTGTTATTGTTCTCAATTGCAGCCTTATTATCGTTAATATCTTTGATTGTTCTCTTGTACTCTTGGTGTTTTGCAAGCAATATCTCGATGTCCGCACGATTTTTCTCAATAAGTAGTTCTAATTTATCCTTCTCATGTTGTTTTGTGCGCTGCTCTTCCATTTGAGCGATTTGTTTCTTCAAATCATCGTAGCCATTTTTAACATCAGCACCAATTGATGCAAGACTTTCCAATTCCTTTTCTAATTCTGCTATTTTTGCACTGTTGTCAACACCCTTCAATTTGGCACCACATGTTGGGCAATATTCACCTCTCTTTAAGGTGTCAATTTCATTTTTTTTGTTTGTATACTTGACACGTGAATTTGCCAGCCACTCAGTTGCAAGTTGTTCACGTTCACGTAGCTTCTGATATTCATCATCTGAATATTTTATTTCACCAATTTCTTTTAATTTACTTTCATTGGTTTGTAATTCAGCACGTTTCTTTTTACCTTCCTCAACCGTTTTTTCAATTGCTGTTTCCAATGTAACAACATCAACCTTTAACAATGTTTCGTCTATCTGTTTTTTGGATTGTAGTAATGTTTCACGTTCTTTTCTTTTAGTTTCTAATGACTTTTCCAGTTTCTCCTTTTTCTTTTCACAACCAACGATATTATCAGTCAACACGTGATTAGTTTCATCAAGAACTTTTGCATCATTACGTAATTCCTCTTTGTTATACTTGTTAATCATAAGACTTGGCATAATTTCCTTATTGAATTTCTCACGCGCAATCTTATCTTTATCTTCCAAAGACAACAAACCAATCCAACGAGAAATTAAACGTCCTCTGTCTGTGTCTTTTAGGGATATTAAATCCTTTAAATTATCTGCGTCAACACAAATCATCAAATCAAAGTCGCGTTCATTTCCAATTGCATCCTTGATTGCTTTGTTTGTTTCCGTTACTGTTGACTCGTTTTCACATTCTTCGTCTGCTAATTCAATGTATTCGTCATTAACTAACTTGTAGTATTCAACTTTTTGTTTTACTTGACTCTTCTCTGTGCGTTTTTTTAGCGCTGGACGCGTTATCGTACGCTTAATAACATAATCTACTCCATCAATAGTTACACAGCCTTCTACAACCACTTCTGTGGCTTCTGGACGGTGTTTGTTAAACACACGAGCCATAACCCAATCATTTTCACGGGATGTTACCTTACCAAACAACAAAAATCTCAACAAATCTAAGCAGAATGTTGTTTTTCCACCTTGGTTTGCTGGTTCAGATGTTAATAACACTAAATCATTTACCTTTCTGAAGTCAAAATAGTTACCTTCACCATATGACATAAAGTTATCCCATTTAATCCAGTTAATAGAATAACGTTTGTTCTGATCGTAAAGTGTATAGTTAATCTGACTGTTGATGTCATTGTCTATTTCAACAATTTTATCAAAGTCTTCATCGGTAATATCTATTTCATGCTCGTGAATGTATGTTATGAATAACTGACGTTGGAATTCTGGTTTTTGTATGTTATTAGTAATATCATTCTGATAGTCACATACATTACCATATATGTCTTTTGTTATGAAAAATGGTACAACTTTAACATTATCTTTTGAAATACCATACTTATTCGCAAATTTTACACGTATGTTCTCTTCACCTTCATGTGAATACTCAATAGGTAAGACTCTCCATTTAATGTTAACCTTACTGTTTGTACCTAACTCTAATTTTTTACTGCTCATATTACCCAGCCTCCTTTTTTACGTGAAATTTCAAGTTTTCTGCCTCTGTAAACTAAATAAGTTTTTTTGTTTTTTTTGATAATCGGATATAACTTTGTCATACCCATACTTGCGCGTTCGTTGTTACGCCATCCAACTAATGCTTTGTTGCCATAAAATTGAATGATTGCTAAATCTTTTTCCGGTTCACCTTTTACGCGCACTTCCTTGTATGCAAAATCATAACCATGACTCTTATCAAACTCATAATCTATTTCAGTGTACTCCTTATTTTTGAAGTAACTGTGATTTACCTTCCATGCATCAAATTTTGCTTTTGCCTCTTCGAATGAAAGTAATTTTTTATCTGTTTTTCTACGTTTTTCGGTATTACTCCCGGTTGTGTCTAACAAATAAACTGTCGGTACGGTGTACCAATTACTCCATACACTTCTGTTTTTTCCAAATTTATTCGTATTCATTTTTTTGTTAATTTACGACGTTTCTCCTTAACAGGTTCAACTGGTTCATCATTCCAAACAATATCCACAGGCCTAAATTCAACAATTTGTATTGGTTTTGTTTTAGGTTTCTCAATTTTCTCTGATTTTTCAACCTTTGTTTGTTTTATTGGCTCATTTATTGGCTCCTTTTTTGGCTCATTTATTAGTTCACTTGTTTTTTTGGTAGTGTTAATATTGGGCCTCTCGCCATATTTCTCAACCATAAAACGCATTTTCAATACGTTATTGATGAATTTCTCAACATCAAGTTTATTGATTGCGCAATAATCAAGTATCTCCTGATAAAGTTTGTCTTGTATTTTAACTTCCATAGACTTTTTCTGTTTTTCTTCTATAAATATACGAAAAAAAATATTTACTTTTCAAAAAAACTTGCTATGTTGTATATAAAAACATGTAAAAATATGGCTAAAAAAGAAAAAGAAGTAGTAAAAGAAGAGAAAATTTATCCGAGTTTAATTCTTGGACTTGATATTAGTACGTCATGTATTGGTGTGTCAATTGTTTTGGATGAACAGGATAAGGAACCAGAGATTATTAAGATTACACACATAGTACCTAAAATTCCTTCAAAAATTAAAGGAATTGAGGCTTTAATTCTCAGAAAAGATATATTCGAACGCGATTTCTTGACTACAATCAAAGATATGGGCATCACAGAATGTATTATTGAGTCACCTATTACACATACAAGCGCTAATTCTAACGCGCAAACTGTTGCTCAATTATTACAATTCAATGGTTTACTATCTGAGTCAGTATATAGGGTTCTTGGTATTGTCCCACACTATGTTACAAGTTTAGATGCAAGACAACAATCATTCCCTGAATTATTGTCAATTCGTAAATTTAACAAGAAAGGTGTTATTTATCCAATCTCTCACATTAAAAAAGCATTAAAAGATAACCACCCTGTCGTATTCGGTGCTTATCCTTTTGATTGTGATAAGAAACGTGTTATGATGAACCTTGTTTGTGAAAAATATCCAGACATCAATTGGGTATATGATACAAAAGGTGAATTAAAGAAAGAAAATTATGATGCTTGCGACTCACTAGTGTGCGCATTAGCATATGTAAACCAAAAACGTTATGGTGATTTACAATATGAAATCACAGGATGGGACATTTCTCCAGATGAAAAAGAAGTAAATTACACACTACGTGTTTGGGATAAAGAATATAGCAAGAAAATTTGTTTAGTTTAAGTTATTATTCAATAAAAAACACCCACCGCAATGGTGGGCGTTTATTTTAATATTGGTGTTTCTATTACTTGCTCAACACTCCATCCTTTTCTAAATCTCCCTTTAACAGTTGATTATTTTACCAGAGCCTGCATATCCATCCTCTAAATCATCGGTAGAATGAACCCCGTAATAATATTTACCATTAATGTTATTTACTATTTTGTACAAATAATAAAACTTATTGTTATTTCCACGATAACTATCTTTTTCTATTTTAATTCCAATCATAACTTAATATCTTTATATAAATAAATATACATATAATTTAGAAAAAGACAATAAAAAATAAAAAAAAAATACAGCAATTAATTTTGCTGTACCTTTTTTTGATATTCACTTAAAAGTTTGTCAATGAACTGTGTAGCATTAAATCCACATTCCAAATATTTAAGTAACATAGGATTATAACCGCTTAAAAATATGTTGCCATATTCATCGCTTTTAACAGAATTGCTTGATAACTCAGGCGATGTGCGATTATGATCATTGAAATTCCACCAAATGATACGTGTCTTGTAACCCTTCTGCTTGAACAACTTCATAGTTGCTGTCTTGCTCATTGAAGAACCACAGTCGAACTCCATATCGGAGAGAACTACGAGGTATTCAGGTAAATTGTTCTGTAGACCACTTAACAACTGCATTACAGCACCGAAGTCTGTGTTACTGCAATCGCCAGTGTACATACTTTTGATTTCTCTCTCGTACTGTGTACGACAACCAGAAAGGTTCTGCTTTGTCTTGCTGCTGCTACCACCCCAATAAGTGTTAACAATCACGTTCTCCTTACCAAGTTCTAACAACTGTGGGTGAGAAGAGAAACTTACAACCTTGTTAGGTGCGTAAGTACTACACTTAGCAAGATAGTGTGCTACAGCATTAGCCTTACCAATACTATCGTTTCTATCCTGCATAGAACCGGATGTGTCGAGAATAGGTAGCCAGTTACCCTCAACCTTCTCAATCTTGTTGAAGAACAAGTCTGCATCAATTCTATCACGGTTCTTGTAGATGTCGTAGATGTTGGTTGTTGAAATGTTCAACTTAGCCTCACCCTTGTTCACCTTGGCAAGATATTCCATGAAACGATACTTTGTATCCTCACCTTCCTTGAAGCGCTTGTAGTACTTCAACATAGCGAGGGATGGTACGTGCTCGAAGTTGATTTCCTCAGTGTGCTTACGGCTCAACTTATTCTCAGTGGTGTTCACCTTAATGAACTTACCATACTGCTGCTTGTTCATACCCCACATCTTTGCAAACTGACGTGCAAGTAAGAGGTTCTTTGAAGAGTAACGAGGCATCCACTTTTTAGCCAATTCATTACCAGACTCAATCTCCTTGCGGAGGAAGTCAGCAACGCGCTTTGTGATAGTCTTGTTACCGTCGAACAAGTCATCGAAACGTCCTGCACGGACAATTTCTCTCAATGAGCAGCCTGACAACTGCATTAACTCACGACCGAAATCACGACGGCCGATACCGTAACGTGGGTCACGCATGAACTGTGCGAACCACTTATCACGCTCGGAATTACCGATACGTGCCTGTCCACGGTGCTTTTCGTAGTAAGCACTCATAAACAATAAGTCAATCAATGGATCAGAGATACTTGCACGTGAATATGCCAAGTCACCATTCTCTGTCAACTTCTCGCAACTTCTCTTTGCGAATAAATCATCTAATTCTGCCATAAAATAAGCATTTTTTATTTTAGTTAAACAAAAAAATCAAGAGTCAAAATTCTTTAATTTGTACCATAATTTTGGTTGAGGATTGCTGTATGACTCTCGTATTTACCTCGAAGAAAAACCTATTAGCGTATGTCCATAACTTAAAATCGTCTATGGGGTTAATACACAAGGGTAAAGAACTTCAGCAATAGGTGATTATCCACCAACAAAAGTTGGACTTATGATATTACTGTTTCACATGGTTCGTAATCTCTTCCATCCACAGTCTCTTCACCCGCTCACCTACGGGCTAAATATTATAGTGATTGTTTTTCAAATCCGACGCAAAGATACTGCTTTTTTTTCAAACAATCAAAATTTTAACTTAAAAAAATCATTTTTTTGTGAAATTTCGAATTTTGCACGCAATTTTTTGCATGTTTTTCTAATTTCAGCCAATGTTTTCTTAAATTCATTTCTCGAAACGTATTTCGGATTCAATACTTCTATACGAGTATAATCAGTATTTCTTACTGGTATGAAAAATGGTTTAACTGTATCGTCGAAATATTGGTTATAATACTGAATCGTTTCATCCATCATTGATGCTATGTCAATCTCATTGTGTTTTCCAACACCGAGATAGAAAACAATGTAAATTTTATCACAATCTTTCATAATAATTACTTCTTTTCGATCAGAGTTACTATTTCATTTGCTTGACGGATTAACATTGATAATACAGTGCCATACCATCTAACAGCATTGTCACCTTCATTTACTTTATCAACAACGCGCATAGCCTCGTATTCTTCTTCAGTAAACTTAACTCCAGCAGTCATTGATAATAATAGTGAACGTTCACCACAACGTAATGATGCACCAAGTTCGTTAAACTTGTAATAGATACCACGTTTTTCGACCTCCCACTCATTATCATTCTTGGAATACATCACTGCTTTTGCTAAATGTTGTAACAAAGCAACAAGATAAATAGATGCGTTGGTTACGCGCTTATCCTCTGGGAGTAAACCATTCAAACGTTTTGCGTACTCAGCGATTTCAAGTGAGAATTTTATTAACGCACCATCGAATGCGGTATTAGAATCTTCGCTCATACCAAAACTTGCGTTCATTAACGCTTCTTCACCACCAACTAAATTTACAATCTGATCAGCGACAGGTTCACCAACTAGGTTATTCAAGTAGCGTTTGTAAGTTGCATAATTGCTAACTTTAATTTCTTCATTTAGTTCTATCATAGTCGTATATTGTTTTTCGTTTTCATAAATATACAAAAAAAAGTTAACAGTAAAAACTGCTAACTCTTACTTTTTTCATTTAACGTTATATTATTTAAAAATCATCATCATATTCAGGATAATCTGGTTCCTCATTTTCGAACTCTAAACTATTGTCGTCTAAATTCATACGCCAATCTTCAAAATTATCTTTCAATCTTTTTGAAAACTCTGGACTTATAGTCGCTGCTATTTCTACGTCTTTAGATAAACCATCATCATCACTTAATTGAATGTCATCAACACCCCATTCTTCTGGTTCGCCCAAACTGTACATCCACTCACCACTACCTGAATAATGCCATGAATTACCAACAAATTCAATTCGATAATCTTTTTCATATATGTTTCGTAATTCCTGTGGAAGATTTTCATATTCTTCATCTGAAAGAAACCCTTCTTCATATGGTGAATATGTATCATATGCGTAAGAACGAGCCTCATTAAGCGCGTGCTTAATGATACTTTCTTTAATCATACCAATCAATTTATTTCTACTAATTTTCATATCTTCTATACGTGTTAACTCTCATTATTTTCCAAGACGTTTCTGTAATGTTTCCGTCCACTCTCTAAAAGCAAAATTACCTTTTAAATATGCCTCTGCTTCCAATCTAGTTAAATTCTTATCTTCAGTTATCTTATCACTTGTATATCCAGATTTATCAATTACCCCATCAACTCTCTGTTTGTAATGTATTAACTCGTGTGCCAAAGTCCTCAATACATCTTTTACTAATCTACCGCGAGTAAATAAAACAATAGCGTCTCTGTTTGGGTCGAAATAACCTGTATAACACAATACGTCAGACTCCTGTTCCGAATTGTTTAAAATAACCTTCGGAGCCGGGTTTGACGTATATCCACGTTTAAGCATGAACTGATATAAGTTCTTACCTAAATTTTTATATCTTTCAACATTAAGTTCTTCTGTCATATCAAGCATTATTCTTTGGTAATAAATACTTGCTAAATCCAGAAACTACTATATTTTTCTCCAAAATAACGATGTAATATCTTCACGAACACCATTTACCAGTCTGTACATTCTTTGATTGGTTGTTTCCATGTCCAATGAACCATACTTTTCATCATAATGTCCGATTTTCAGATAATCTAAATTACCACCAAATATAGTCTCATCGAAATTATCTGAACCAGTGTATAATGCTGTATCTATATTGTGATGTTTTTTAACTCTTTCAATTAGGTGTGAAAGGCGTTCAATATCACGCCCTTCACCCATAAAACATACACAATTTATACCGTCATTTTCGGTAATCAATCTATCTAATTCATCATCAGTTAATTCTATACCAATATTACTACGCAACTCTGGTGAATGACACCCAATACAATGATTTGGGCAATGAGATACGTTGATTGCTAACGCTATCTTGTCTGGTACTTCCCTAAATACCACTTGACTATCCGTATATTTTAACATACGCGCCCTCCTTCAAAATGTTCGTATACACGTGTTTTTTGTTCAATACGTCTACCTTCACTCCAGTTTTTAACCTTTGTTAGATAACCGATAATTCTATCCCACATTGCAACGTTTTTACTACCACATTTTGGGCATTTATCGAAAGGTGTTTTTGAAATATAGTGGCAATCTTCACATTCACAGTTAGGAATATTCCAAGTTAGGTATTGGCATCCATTATCTGCTGCATATTTCAATAAGTAAGCATATTGTTCTACACTCATGTGTGAATCACTATTCAAGTGACAAGCCGAACCACCATCAAGGTATTCACCGATATAGTTACTACCGTGCAAACGTATCTTCTCTAACATTGAAATACCCTTGTCATTTGGTTTGTAAACATAACTTGCATATAGATTAGTATCAGTTGGAACCCAATAACCATCTTCTTTATCCCAGTTGTAGTTTTTGATTGCTAAACTTTCTGCTGGTACACACTCTGTGTTGAATGTAAGTTTGTGTTTACCTTCTGTTACTTTGTGTAATGTATTCTGTTGTTTGATATTACCAAATATTTCCTGACAGAATTTAGAATATTGTTCATTATCTCTACAAACTAATCCCAAGAACTCTGCTGCTTGGTTCAAACCATTCAAACCAATGGTAAGATATTGTTTATTCAAATCAATGAAACCTGACTTGTAAACCTGTAACAAGTTAGCGTCGTACATATCCCATAGCAACTCATTATATGCCGTGTGATACTTGTATACACGCTCCAATATCTTATTCATATAGTTATGAAGTGAAGCATATTGTCTGTCACTACCATCAAATGTGTAATTCTCGTTCTTATCCTTCATTGAATTGAACCAATCTTGAATGATACGACTTAAATTCAATGTAATAACTGATTTAGAACCTGTTTGTACACCCATGTTACCGTTCGTGAAGTTAAACTCTTTGGTTTGGAGTTTATTTTTCAATCTACAGCATGAACTCAAACTATCCACAGTGTCACTAATGTAAGTGAAGAAACTGTGCCCTCTTGCATACTCTTCAGCAACGAATTTTGCACTCTTTTCATCTTGGAATTTACCATCCTTGTAAACTAGCGCAAAACTTTCAACAGGGAATGTTAAAATTGTACGTGTTCTCTCAGCATTAAACCATTGCATGAACTCTTGTTGTGTCCATTCGAGTGATTCCCAATCAGGCTTCGTACCATCTGGGAAATAGAATTCACCAAACATACCCTCAAAGAACAATTTGTCAAAATATGAGAAGTTAACAAATGCACTCTGCATACCTCTTGATGCTGCTGGTTGGCAAATACTATAGATTACCTGTTGGAAATACTGGTGTATTTGTGTTCTAATAGTTTTTGCTCTAACACAATTTATCGAAATTTCAGTATCTGGACGTTTCCAGAAATCCTCACCCCACTCTTTCTTTGCAAAATATGTGAAATATAATAGGAATTCACTTGTTGCAACCGCGCCAGCAAATTGTGATGCTGTGGCAAAGATTAAGTTGATATACATACCACAGAATGAGTCGATATTTTTCGGTGCTGCTGACAATCCACCAAGCATCCTAATACCATTTGTTAAGAATGGATACATTGTAATACTACAGCAATAAGGAGAAATAGCACCAGCGAAAGATGATTCATCATGTTTGTATATGATGTGTGACGTTAAGTCTTTAATGTAATTTTTAGCCCTGAATGTTGGATACAATTCTTTTAATTTATCCATCACCATTCCACGACTGATCTCAATATTATCAGATTTATGTATTTCAGCATTTAATATACCAATGTTTTTGGATGATACATTTGAATTATCATCAACAGTGGCGTTTGCTGTGTTATCTGATGCTTTGTATTTTTCAATGAACTTTTTCTTTTCTGAAACAAAATCTTTAATTCTATTTTTCTTCTCTTTTGCTGTCAGATAAGCAATTAGTAATTCTTCGTTTCGCTCGGAAAATCGTTCCTGTAATTGTTTTCTAATGGAAGAACACATTATACCGTCGTATATATACAAACTATCAACTATTTCCTTGACACAATCCTCATCGCAGGTAATTCCAGCACTCTTGAATGTCTTCTTTACTATGTTTGATAGTTTCTTTCTGTCGAACTCCTCATAACTTCCATCACTTTTTCTTACTACCATAAAATTCTATATTATTATTTACTCTTATTATTATCCAATAAATATATCTAACTAATCTAATTAAGTACTAAAAATGGGTTACAAAATTTCACTTTTTTTGTAACCCATTGATATTACAAGGCTTTTCAATAGAATTATTTTCTATAAAGTTTTTTTGCCTCATTTTTCATATTTTCTTTACGTTCAGCCTCTTTCTCTTCGGCATATTCGTTGTATGCTATGACGCTATCAAAGTCGATTACATTGTCACAACTGATTGTACAAGTACCGTTATCGAATATAACACCATTCAATACTACACCAGCACCACCACTACGGTTTTTCAACACTGCTATAGTTGCGCGTTTATTCTTAATGTCGTCAGTACTACGTGCCACACTTAATACTACTTGTGCAATTTGGTTTTTTCTGATTGAACCACCTACTTCAGCGTTTGTTACGACCTCTGCTTTGATACTATCTCTATTACCTTGTGTTGGTATCCATATCGCAACATCCAACTCACCAGCCATAGTTTCAAACTTACGCATGGTTCTACCTTCTTTTTCGGTAATGTCAGCCTTAGCAGAACCATATTCAGGCTCAATACACTCGAAATAATCAATAATTACTAAGTCAGGTTTGAAACCCTCATTTATTTTTTTCCTGATTATTTCTTTAATGTCGGATGCCTTTACCTCACCAGTATCAAGTTTCTTAACAATGATGTTGTTGTTTATTAGTTCTCTATCTTCATGGTTGTTCAAGATACTTTTAACAAAATCAACTGTTACTTCATCTTTGTTTAAGTCTTTTGCCTCTACTTGAGATAGTTTCGCAATATATTTTCTGTGCATGTCACGAGGTTTGTCCTCGAACACGATTTGTAGTACTTTATAACCTTCGTAGTTGTTTTTCTCACAACGATATGCTGCCGCATTTCCAGCAATACAAGTAGTCATTGATGTTTTACCTGCGCCCATAGGACAGATAATCAAACCTACTTTACCCTTATCCAATCCACCACCTAATATCTCATCTAATCGCTCGATACCAGTTGGTATGGTTGTTACATTCAATGTTGATAAATCCTCATCTATTGTATCAAATGGGTGTGACTCATCGTTACTTTTTCTGCCAATCGCCATTGCTTCTTCAAGAATGCGCTGACACTCATCATATTTTGATAAATCACCGTCACCTGCAATCTCTTTCAATTTATTGGCAACTTTAATCATGTTTTGTTGCTTGAAAAAGCGCTCAGCCATCTCCTCAATTTCCTCATGCCCCTCAGTTGTTGTGTGCTTCAACTTTTCAATGGTTTCCCAATAATATTGACGTTCGTCTTCGTCCTGAGTTTTTTCATTGATTTTAATCGTCAACATTTCATAACTAATCATTGAACCATACTTACGGTAATAGTCTTTGATAGTTGCCACAATTCCTCGTAAATGAGAATCTGTGAACATGTTCTGGTCGATAATGCTGTTTAAATCACTGAAGAATCCAGGCTCAACGAAGAAAGAACTAATTAAACGGTATTGGAATTCCAACCCTAAATAACCTAAATCCCCTCTTTTTGAATCTTTCATTTAATTAAATTTTTTTTCACTAAATTTTATTATTTTTTGAACAAAAAGCTCGGCTCGAAAGCCGAGCAATTTGTTCGTTACTCTTGTTTGCCTCTCGTGCTACGAGGTAGGCTGAAGATTCTATGACTCGGAACATTCTTGTATTTCGTGTTTCCGTATGTGAGGTTAGTAGTAAACGCATCATCATCTGAACATGTTAGACAGAACTCACGAACAATAACAGGAATTAAATCCTTATGTTGTTCATTCATAATGTCAACCATTGCAGCCTCGAATGGTGAGAATTTATCACCAGTCTTGTACTTGTTCTTTGAGTTAGATAAGTCTATGTTTGTGCGAATGAAACGCGGATAGACATTACCATCCCAAATAGTTGAACAAATTTCAACATCATTTACTAAGAAAGCAAGTTTCAAAGTGCATGGTGTATCATATGCATTGCGCAATGTTGCTGGAAGGTACTCATTTCTATCGAAATACTTGTTGTACGGCTCCATTTCACTGCCATTCCAGAAGAAAGTTTTATCCTCATCTTCCAAAATTACATAACTGCAAGGTTCGATGGTGAACGTATATTTTCTCTCGAAAATAGTGTCATCACCAAGTTCTTTGGCTATGTCTTCTAAACTCATATACCTACGTGCATTCCACCATTCCCATTCACGCATTTGCGCTTCATCCTTGAAAATTTGTGGAGCGGTATATTCATAATACAAGTTGCTCTTACTTCTCAAATCATCTTTGATTAACTGAGCACAATAACGCAACGTGTCGGTTAATTCCTTAGACTCCAACGATGCTTCTCTAAACCCGTTAATCTTAAAATAACGCTGACAGACAATGTTATCGTTAATTCTCAACTCAAATGAGTAAGGGTACTTCTCAAATTGTCCATCTTGTTTTACAGTTTTTTCTTCCATTAGTTTGTCATTTTAAAAGTTAAACATCCAGTTTCCTCAAATCAAATATACAATTTTTCCGGTTAGCTTTGAGTTTCAACCGCATAAAATTGTTTTTCTTTTTCCTCTATTCTTTTGAATGGTGCAAAAAATGTAGCAAAACGTGTATCACCATTAAACTCTGTTAAATCATTCTCGTAAATAATATCCAAAAGATTTTTTACACTTCGATCAGTGACATCAAGTGGTACATTCATCATGTTATCCATCTCGTCCTTAGCCTCATCGGTAAGTAATGGATTATTCAAATCAATAATGAGTTTGTTTATCTCATAGAAATCCCCATCATATCTTTTGTTAGATATACCATTTATAATGTTCTGGTGTAGAACATATGGCTTCTTCTTAATACTTATACGCTCATCAATTAACTGCTGAGCACGCGCCTTAACCTCATCTATTGTAACTTTCTTGGTTTTAGCCTCTGGCATCAAATTAAAGAAACCTTCCTCTGACAATCCTTTTATGTTGCCGATGTTATCACTTGTATCACCACAAAAAACTTTCTTAACTAATACGTTTTCATTTGTATATCCGAAATATTGCTTAAATGTCTTATTGGATAGATATAATTTTTTGACCTGGTTGTAAACCATAATATCATCACTCAACAATTGACATAAATCCAAATCAGATGAAATGATTAGTATCTTCTCATTCGGTTTTTTGTTTTTACAATAAAATGCTATTAAATCATCTCCCTCTACAATGGTATCCATGTGCCAGCGAATAAACAGTTCATTAAACATAAGACAAAGGATGTCACGCTCTCGGTTAAAATTTGCATCAACAAATTGTTCCCAATCACTCTTAACTTTGTCTGGCTTAATTTCACCATTTTTATTCTTTTTATTGAAAATATGGTTACGCATCTGTTTTAGATTCTCATTATATTGCTTCATATAATCAGACACGCCGTAATCCTCATAATGTTTATCCCTGTTTGCTTTATAATCGTGATATAGGTTATAACGCATAACACCAGAATATTCATCATCGAAAGTTACTACAATTTTATCAAACTGTCGTTTGGTTAATTGTATCCTAAGTTGTAAAAGGAATTGAAATATTGCACCATAATGCACACCTTCAGAATTCACCTTATCGTCAGCAAATGAAGAGAATAACAAGGAATTACCATCCACCAACATTGTCAATGTGGGCGGTTCCTTTATTAAACTTCCATGTACTTCTTTTATTGTTTTTCTTACTGGTTGCATATCTTATATTAAATATACAGAAAAAAATATAAATGTTAAAAAAGCGGAGGAGGTTATTCCCCCGCTTCTAATTATTCTACCACCATAGGTGTGTTATCTAATTGTCCAACTTCATCGAACTCGATGTCATCAGCGCTAACTTGAACACTTTCACCGTTAAGTGATTTCATCTTTGCTTCAATGAGTTTTGGAATTTCAGCCTTTTTGTATTTATCCAATTCATCCTCACTGATAATACCATTATGTACACAACACATTGTGCCACTATAAGTAATATTGTAAGGTGTTGGTAATTGGTTTTTACAAACGGTTATTTTCGTAACAGTACCATATTGATATTCCTCACCATGATATGTTGCTTTCAACTTTTTAACACCAGCCTTAGCAACACCACCAACGTGAATTTGTAAACGAATACCAAATTGGAATGCCTCACCACCAGTATTAGCAATTGCTACTGCACCACCAACTGAATTGGCTGTATCTTTCCAAATCTTATTGATTACAAGCATTGTATTGCTATATGGTGTACCAACTTCCTTAGTTGTTGATATTCTTGCAAAGATTGGTTTGAAGGTTGTGTTAATAGCATTAGCATCAAACATATTATTACCAACCTTTGATGTATAAGATTTCCAAGATTGTACTGATCCAACAGAGTCCCAAACAAAAAGTAACGGCATTGGGAGTTCGCCTTCATCTTGCTTCTCCAACATGGTGTTGATGATGTAGCCTAAATCCTCAATAACAGGCACTTTTCTTTGTTTACTACCCTCTTTACCAGTTGAGTAATCCATTTTACCACAGAACTCACAAATCTTCTTAGGAGTGAAAAGAATATAGTTTCCTTCCCAGTCTACAATACCATGTGTCTTCTCTCCTGTTTCCTCATCAATTATATCGCCGTATACTGGTTTAATATCCATACCACAATCTCTCGCGTATTGGAAATCGAAGTTTGCTTCTGTTTCAAATATAACTGGTAAAATACCTTGTCTCATTGCGCTTGCAATAGCAAGGTTCTTTAGTGTTGATTTACCTGTGTCCGACCATCCACGAATCATTGTTGTTCTGGACATAGGGATACCAGGAAGTTTGATTGCATCCTGGTAAGCCTTTGGCATAATAATCCACTGGTCGTCCATATTCTTGTCTGCGGTTTTCTTGGTTTCTTTACCTAAAAAACTAGACTTGAAATCTTGTACACTAAAACTTTTAACTTCTTTTTTCTTTAATGGTTGTTTTCCTGCCATAAAATTAGTTAAAATTTCACTGCATTATTATTAGTTGTAACCATAGTAACCAAACGCTACTACTTTGTCACCGTGCTTTGTTGTGTATGACTCATCAAAATCCTCATACTCATCATTTGAATCTCTCCATGCTTCACGAGAAAGATAGAATGACTCCCATTCCCATCTTATATCGTCATAATCGAAATCAAAATCGAAATCATCTTGAGTTTCATCATATGCTTCTTCAAAATTCTTTAATTCACGATACTTCTCTTTAAATGATTCTGGTAATTTGTTATCACCCTCAAGAAACTCATCTTCAAGAATTTTAATGTTAGCATCAATTGCTTTGTCAATCGGTAAGAAATCGTCTTCGCTTGTATTGTACCATACTTTGTCTTTCTCCCAATTTTCAAAATCTTCAGCATCAACTATTGTAATAGTGTGCGTTGAACTACTGTTGGTTTCGAATAAACCTTGTCTAATTTGTAATTTACTCATAGTTGTTAAATTTTATTGTTTGTTGTTATTATTCTGAAATTTTTTCATTAAACTCTTTAATTACTTCCACAAATGCTTTTGGGTATTGGAATGATTTTTCAATTGTATCCTCAAACAAATCATCACAATCTCCATAATATGCTTCTGCAATTGCGCCAGCCATATCAGCCATTGTATCTGTATCACCGCCAAGACTAATTGCCAATTGAATTGCTTCAAGTGTTGATTTAGCCTCTAGGAAGCATATGATTGATTCTGGTACTGATTGTTGACAATCAACGTGGAATATATAATCCGGACGTATCATGTCAGTTGTTCTACTCAAATCATATCCGAATTTCTTTTCGATATATGCCTTAATTTCTTCTTTTGTACTTCCAGTTCTAGCCAAGAAAATACACATTGCAATTGCTTGCGCACCCTTAACACCTTCTGGGTGATTGTGGGTAATGTCGGCAGACATCTTAGCATACTTCAAAACATCTTCCTCATTATCAAAGAACCATGCAACTGGTGATACTCTCATCGCACTGCCGTTACCATAACTCTCATATGGTTGATAGTTAGTTGAACCGTGTAACCAATCGTTAAAGTTTCGTCCATATCCAGCAGCCCAGTGTTCCGTACCCAAATCAACTACATGTTGTACTAATCTCTCACTTGTTAACTCACCACCAAGCAACCACTTCATAACCGCAATTGTCATTACAGTGTCATCGGTATAGTGAGATGCCAAAGAGAATGGGTTATAGTTCATAACCTTTCTATATTCTTTCTGAACAAACTCCATGGGCTGTCCAATAACATCGCCACATGTAAAGCCTACGCATTTCCATTTACTCCCAGTAATGGTTTTCATAAGTGATGTATGTGTTAACTGTGCATCATCTTCACCGAGAATGTATGGAAGCGCACTCGCCATGGAAATATAGAAACAAAGATTTTTTATATTATCTTCACTATAATCCTTACTACCATACATTTTGTTGATTTTCATTTGAATATCATCAGTGAAGTATGATAATTGTTCCTTCAATATATCGCAGCCTTCACCTGAACCTTTCAGATATTCATCAATTGCAGTAGCAGCATTCTGCATCTGCTTATCTGTTGCTTTGATAGCAACCCAATATTTCTCAGGACAAAACAAATATCTACAAATTTTTGTTCTCCCATGTTTGAATGTTTTTGTTAAATACTCACTAATCATAATATAATACGTTTAGACTCTGTTAATTACATTACCTGTTTCTTTTTCATATTCGGCTGTTAATTGCTCTGCTGACTCGTCCAATTCCTGATCGAACAATGCACTCTTTGTTAAAGTATCAACGTTAGCCATTCTTCTGAAACTCTTAACACCACTACTAATAATGCTATAATTTGCAGCATAGTTACTTCTTGAGTTGTATGATGTCGTACAACCACTAATACCACCAACAATAGTGTTTGCATATGTACTATCGGTTACATCTGTACCCATGTAAATGAACGACCAGTTATACTTCTCAGTTTGGTGTTTAATTCTCTCGCGAACTTGCTCAATTGTGTATTCGTGACTTGCGTTTTCATATCCGTCAGTCATAATTACAATCAAATTCTTCTCTGGGCGTTCACTCTCGTCCTTATCGGCAAGCCATTTACCAATTTCATCAATAGCAGTACCAATACCATCATTCATAGCAGTACAACCACCAGGAGAATAAACCAACTTATCTTCATCAATCTCATTTACATCTTTACCTAAGTAAATTTGGCTTACTTTATCACTGAATTTATACAATGATACAATACAACCACCATCTTTAACTGCCTTTTGTTCTGTGATTACCTTTTTGAAACCACCAACAACATCACTTGTGCTGTCCCACATAGAACCACTCTCGTCTATTACGAAACATACATGTACTAATCCGTCTTTCATACTAATATATCTGTTTTAAATTATTTTATTTTCTTTTATTTAATCATTACTTCCATCCCAAACTCTTGTTTGTAAATCGAAGATATTATTATCTGTTATTGGATAATGTTCTTTATAATAATTAAAAAGTTCATCATCTGTTAACTCGTATATACCATTATTTTTATATTCTAAATAAATATGCGCCATACCATTTAATGGCTCTCCATCTTCATTAAAATGAGCATCATTCTCACATGTAACTATGTCTTGTAACCAAGATTTAAACATGTTTTGCAAAAACATATCTCTTGCCTCATCTTTTGAACTAGCAACAACTAACGTGTAGCCTCCGTAATTATATAAATTACCAATGCCAAAAAGCCGACATCCATCTTCTTGTTTTGGTTTATCCATCAATCCATTGAACTCCACATCATAATGAAATTTTAAATATCTATCGGTAGCGCACTCATAATGTTTTCGATTTAAGTGTGGATTTTTAAACATGATTTCATTAATCATATAATCCCTTGTTAATTCTTTACTCATAATAAAATTACTTATTTTTTGTCTTTTCTTTGTAACATTTCCTACACATAGCGAGATATTTATCTTCGCCACCAACTTCAATTTGTTTACCCTTTGTTACCACATTACCATTGGCATCTACTCTTGCGTTAAACATATTTTTTTCACCACACTCGCAAGTTGACTCAATTTCCTTAAAACTATCTGCTATCTCAAACAATCGCTTTGATCCAGTGAATAAATGTGTCTTAAAATCACTTCTTAATCCATAACAAATAACATCTATGTCTAGGAAGTCAACTACATCAGACAACTGATCAACTTGTTTTGCTGTTAAAAATTGTGCCTCATCAACTAAAACATATTTTAATTTGCCTCTGTTTGTTAACTCTGTTGATACAATCTTGAATAAGTTTTCACTTGGTTTAACTGTAATACATTCTTTATCACCCAATGGACGACTATGTACCACATTATTACCATCTCTCGTATCTATTGTACTCTTTATAATAATAAACGGTACTTTTCGTTCTTCAAAGTTGTGTGCCTTCAATTGTAATTGCGCACTCTTGCCACTATTCATTGTTCCATAGTGGAACGTAAGTTTTTTATTGCTCATATTTTTTTGTTGTTATTTTATGACGTAATGGGATGGATACTTCCAATATCCACCCCAAATATACATCAAATTTTTTTAAAATGGTAAATCACCGTCAACATCCTGTTTCACAACATCCATTTGTTTGGCGGCTGATGCACTCTCCTTAATGTCATCAGTAACCTCTAATTCCTCTTCAGTTACCTTTTTATTTTGAGAATCCTTATCAATCCACTCAACCCATTTATTCTCTTTCTTGTCGAAGTATGGAATACCACCTTTACTAACAATGTCGAGATATTCATAAGGTTTTACTGTAAACACATCACTCCATAACTTAGGGTCGTTTACCCATTGCTCAATAGTTTCCTCGGTTTTAGCAAGTGGTTTGCTTGAACCATAATCAGCAATATCAATAGTTACCTTGTCAGTTAACTCACCATTCTTGTTACGTACAGCATTGATAGTAAGTTTCAAATCCTTACCAGTGTAAATATCAAGAATGTTTGCTGGCTCGAAACCATCCTCTGCTATAATTCTGTTTTGCTCGTCTTGTGGCTTTCTGAAGAAATCTTCCCCATAGTTTTCTTCAATTGACTCGTTCTTACGAGTTTTGAATAACTTGATGATACTATGCATAGGATCCTTCTCATCACTTCTTAAACCGAATTTCCAGAATTTAGGGCCGTCTTCCTCATGTCCACGCTCAATACAACGAATAATCGCATATTCGTTTGCTGCGTTTTCATTTGCCAATTGACGCCACTTTTCTTTCTCATCTTTATCTGTTACTTCTTTGTACTTATCCCAAGCACCTTGATTGATTTCACAGAATGGGCATTTTTTACCATAATGCTCAACGTCAATATCACTTGTTTTCTTCAAACAAATGTAATTCTTAAAACCGTTTTTGGAGATTTTCTTGTTCACCTTCACATAGTGCATGTGAATGACTTGGAATGCTGAATCACTATTACTGTCGATTGGAAGAATACGAATTTTAATCTCTTTTGATAATTCACCTTTCGCAGTGTCTAGTTTTACATTAAGATAATTCTTTTCGTTGAATTTGTTTACAACAGTTTGTTCTTGTTGTTGTTCTTTTTCTTTACCAAGAGCCTCAATAGACTCTGGGTTAATGTTTTTCTTTTCCATTACACATAAATTTTTCTAATTTAAAGTTATTTTTTCGTTAAAATTGAAATTTATATTTACTATTCCATAGTAAATATACATTTTTTTTCTTAAAATTCAATAGATATTTGCGCAAATTTTTTTCTATTCATATATAAATACAAATAAAACATTCAAAAAAGACTATAAATACAAAAAAAATCGCCAAAAATGACGATTTTTTATGATTATTTTCATACCAGTAAATTACCAATTACCCATTGTATTTTTTAGGGTTGGATGATACAATGCATCATCACTAATTGAGTCTGCAATTGACTTCCAATCTGTTGTTCCTTCAACATCATCTTTAGTAATTACGTATTGTCCTTGTCCTTTACCATTATTATCTGGTTCAGTGCTATAATTTGAAGTTGCTTCTTTCTCATTCCAATAATCTTCAGGGGTTACATTGAATGGGCCGGATTTAGCCGTCTGCATACTCAATTTCTCAACCTGTGTAGGATTACGTTTTTCAAATTCAGCCTTCAAATCCTCGATTTTCTCATTATTTGACTTGATTAACTCTTCCCATTGCCCTAAAACACGGAAAACTTGCTCAAACTTATCGTTGAACTTCTCTACTTTTTCCTCTGTTTCTTCTTGGGCATCTGTTAATTCACTAACATCAATAACATCATCATCTGGATTTGCACCGCCTTCAAAATCATCTGGTGTTAAATCTCCACCTGGCATAGGAGCACCTGCATCACCACCCATATCTTGCGGATTAAACCCTTGTGGAGTTTGTGGAGCACCACCAGCGTCTGCACCTCCAGAAGGTGGCATTGCATTAGGATCTCCACCTGGCATAGGAGCACCTGCATCACCACCCATTGGTGGCATTGAGCCAGCATCTGCACCTCCAGCAGGCGTCATTGCATTAGGATCTCCGCCTGACATAGGGTCTCCGCCTGACATAGGAGCGCCGCCAGCAGCATCTGGAGCGGGAGCAGCATTTGGGTCTTGCTGATCTTCGCCAGCCTCACCCATTACGTGTTTTCCACGTCCATGATAGGTAAATTCTAATATCTGCTGGAATCTTTTTTTACTTTCCTCTAATGTAACATCCTTCTTCATATTAACCAAACAATACTTGTCTATTATCCTCTGTTAGAATTATTTTCTCGTCTGATTGAGCACGTTCAATTAAACCTGCTTCTTTACGAATACGTTTAACTTTCTTATCACCGCCAAGGCTGTTCAATAGATTTTGAGCATTAGCGAAATTATTTTCGTTCAACATAATTGTTAATATTTTTTCACTTTGGTTATTATTAACCTTCAACCAAATCTTCGTTAACGTTTTTTCTTGGTTTATTAACTTTTTTTGGTTTAACGGTTTCTTCCGCTACATCATGTGCTTCTTCAGCAGGCTCTTCTTTTTTCTCAGGCTCAACATATGTAACAGAACCTCTAACGTTCTTCAAAGCCAACTTGATTGACTTTGCAAATAAGTTATGTGCTTTCTTCTTTAAAAACATAGTTTTACATCCTTTTTTTGTTACTTATAAATACTTCTTAACAGTCAATTACCCAAACCTAAAGGGTTGGGCTTGCCCAACAACACATAGTATCATCAGACGATTGGGTGATTGACTACACCCTGCCACTTAGGTGGTACTATCCACGAAAGTGGGTGTTTGGTTTGAAAAAACTACAAACACTGGTTGCACTTACAATAATAAAAAAACTGTTATCTGCCGATGGCAGTGCCTTGAATGAAGTGCAGTGTAGCAAGTGGTTTTTTTTACGTTGCGGTTCGCGAAGCCGTAACAACCACAAAAACCTCAAAGAACATCTTTAGTAATAAATACCTGTAGATTATAAAAACAACGGGTTTTTAGGAAAAAAAATAAAATAATGTTAACAACAAATGGTAAACCGAAATTCATCTAGGAACAAATTATGAAAAATCATGCGTTTTGTAAAAAAAAGATATACGGCACAAGTATTTTACTACCGTTTATATACTTTTTAATCGCTTTCGTCAAGAAATAGTTATTTGTTATTATTGTATTGTGTTGGTTTTGCTTTAATTTGTGGAAAATTTTATCTCTTGATATACCAATATACTGTAAATCACTCATAGATACACCATAAACAGTGTTTCTACAATAAACGTATATCATATCTGATGACAAGTAAACAACCTTATCATTACTATTCCGCATAAACGCAATAAATTTCTTAACTTTTGTAAGTGGCTCGGTAAAAATATTGAGATATTTATACTGAACACTATTCACAAGTTTATTTAGGAGCATATCGTTAAATGCTCTTAAATCATTCTCGTATTCATTACGCTGCTCCGTCTTTGCAAACGTCCAATAGAGGTTGTCTGATATTTTCTTATCCAAAAAATGTATATTTTCCTTACCAACAAGTTCCTGCGCGTTCTTTTTTCCGATAACAAGAGTTGGTATTGTACAATTTTTAGCCAACGATTTGTCGTTAGTAACATCAACAAACTCTATTGTGTCAACATTTTTGCTTTTTGTTATAATTCTTCCTAAATACATAAAATTTTATCAAAGTTTTCTATAAATATACCTATTATTTTCCGTCTGCTTTTGAGAAGTGCATGTAATCGCCATATGTTCCTCCCCATCCCCATCCGTACTTTTCAAATACTTGTACAATAGGTGAATTTAACGTTCTTATCTTACCAGCAGTTGTATCATCACCAGTTGCCAATGGTTTTCCATTTTTCACGAATGGATTTAATGCTGGGTTAATATCAATAGCACATCCAAGAGAGTGTAGAGATAATATATTTGAATTTGGCTGACTTGGATTGTTAATTTTTCTGTAACAATATCCACCAACTGTTAAGTTTGTTACGTTTAATTGGTGTAATTCATTAAAGATATTTTGTACTTCATTAACTAAATCTTCGTGAACAGTTATTGATGTTCCAGGATATGCCGTTAATTCAATTGTTTTCATTCTCGCTTTACACTCGTCCTTCGTTGGGTGGTCGTTAAATCCTAATTTTGTCGCAACCTCTAAACGTTTTCCTGAACCAACGGAGCCGCCACTAATATCTCTACCATCTTTCCAAGCATTACCACTCTCTAACTCGCCAAAAATGTTACTATTTAATATAGCACGGCTTAAATCCGGTAAACTATATCTAGAAACACGAACACCAGTAAATACGGTTGTCATGTCACCAGCTTTAATTGAGTGTTTGACACTAATAATCATATATAATCCCCTAAACATTGGTATATTGTTTAATTGGAAATACATTAAAGGCGTAATATTAGCGCATCCCATCATTTCAACTGTACAAGTATATGAACGATTTGAGTATATTGAATATATATTTTGTCCAATTGTTATTGGTTGGTTAATATCAGACTGTGAACCACCTTCGGACAACACTAAAACGTTTCGTATTGCCTCATCAGTCATTTTTGGATTATCCATATTAACATTTATCTTCTTAAAATACATCTGATTTTGTTTTGAATAAGACACTGCAAATGCTGAAACATTGTAATTTAATTTAGTGTTATCATCTGCACCAGAAACATTAAACAATTTTATATCGACTGGCTGTTGATTTAATCCAACCCCTGCAAGATCAGGATAATCCCTACAATATTCATACCCTTGATACAATTCCGACTGGTGGGAAACCTCACTAGCGTGCATCACAACATATGTTGTACCAATACCATTGGAATTATCGTAATTGTTGATATTATACAACGTGTTCGGTGTGAAAACACTTGCTATTGATTTTGCATTATACATGTTATTATACACAGGTAATGCTATTAGCATAAGATTATTCTTTTCAGCCATAAATGACATGAATGAATAAATATCCAAATTCTTATTACCAGTATATATATCGACTAATTTACTTGAAATAGTATCAACATCCATCATATAGTGTGATGAAATATCGTTAAAAAACTGATCCACATAAACAAAGTTATTGTATTCTGATGTTTTAACCTTTTTACCAGGTTTTTCAGAAATTGATTGACAAAAACGTTGTTTACGGAACTCCAAATCTTCGTCTGGTTTATTTAATTTGAACTCATCATAACAATATCCACAAAGCCACTTATCATATAAGTTTTTAAGTGTATAATATAACGCACGTTTAACTTCTATTTCATTGTCATCACTAGTCGTAATACTGTTGTTTTGAGTATTGTTTGTTGCGTTTTCCTCTTCTTCTTTAATTTTATCAGCCAATTTCTTTAAAAATGGATAGATTTCTTTGGTTTTAGATAGTTTAATATCTTTGTTATCTTTAGTTCCTAGCACGTAAATAAATTCATAACTATAAGCCAAATCTGTTAACCATTTTGAGCATTCACTTGTTTTTGTATATCCCTGAACATCTGTATATCCATTAGCGTTAGACATAAAACCAGATAAAGTGAAATATTCTGATGCATCACCTCCGCCGCTTAATTTATTATACATTTGTTTACCACCAAACAATTCATTATCACACCATTCTTTAAAATTATCAATTAACGATTGTCCTAATTTATTTATGGTACCACCATCCATGAAACTTGTGATACTATACAATGTTTGTTTATCTTTTTTGTAAATATCACCAAGTAAACCAGAACCTAATTCACCGTTAAATGTTAGTTCAGCAATTTTTTTCTCTGTTTGTCCTTCATTCCATTTTGAATTTTCAAAACATGTTGCAAAATACAATGAGCCACCTAAATATAATAAATCTACTTTGCGTAGGGCTGTAAAACTAGTTTTTGCACCAAGAACATCAAGGATCTTTCCTAATGCTCCTTTTTCTTTTGTGCCGCCGCATAATAAAGATAAAAAATAAGTTGCAAAGGCATATTGTTTATCAGCAGTAGTAACATCAGCGCCAACATCAAATCTTTTAGTTTCCATTAAAGGTTTATATTCATCATACCCAGTATTTTCTTTTTTATTTCCTCGTTTGTCATAAAACTCTTTAACACCAGAAAATATATTTCGCGCACTATACTTATCGTAACTTGGTTGTGGAGTAAGTCTATATGGATCCTGAATTTGTTCCATAGAGTATTGTTTTGTTCCAACAAAGAAAATGTGTTTTTCTTTAATACCATTATTATAGTAGCGTGAAAGATTATTATAAATGTTATTATCTTCGTTAAATACATTAAGTGTTACTTCGCCATCACTTGGTGTCCACCAAAATACAACTGCGTTTCCGTTGTGTGCGACGAATTGAACCTGTACGCCATCATTTAAATTATAAACATCAGTGTTATCTTTTAATAATGACACACAAGATACACCTAGTTTTAATTCACCACCTAAATATTCTGTGCCATTTCCAATTTGATAAAGTTGAGAATTCCATCCTTTTAACGTGTCGTATTCAACGCTTGTTCCGTTTGGTAAACTGATTGTATTGTTACTTCCGATACAATCCTTCTCTTCACCTATACCAACCGCATTATATTTTGTTTTTTCTTCATCCGTTAAATCACTGTTAGGTTTTATTAGTATAGAACTATTTGGAGTTAATAGAATGTTTTTGTTATATTCGTCATATACGTGTATGTTGTCTGTATCATTCCTATCATACCTAAAATCATATAACTTATATTCTTTTTCACCATCATGTGACATTACATTTCTTCGCAATGCTTCAGTATTATTACCATAGTGTTTAATTGCATTTTTCAAACTATCAGTCAATTGTACCCCAGAATTTAAAAATGCATCAACTTGTCTATCAATATATTCTCCTTTAACCCAACCATTTTCGTCGGTGTTTAAGCCAATACGCTTCTCCGCAACCAACTGAGTCATGTAGAAGAATAGTGCTTTGTATATATTCAATGTGTCGTCTTGAGAATCAAATTTGAAATCACTCCACGGATTAACACCACCATACAATACACTAAGAATTGATAACATAGTATCACCAATTCCAGCATAATCATTATTGTCACTATTTTGGTTTGCAAGAAACTCATTCATTTTTACACCTAACAATTCAGTACCTTTAAGTATCTCATCAACACAACTAACTTCACGTATGTTTCTAAAATTTTGAGATGGTGACTCACCAGGGAACATAGCAACCATTCTTGTACCATTTAAATCAAGTTTTTCGTTGAAATATCCTGGGAATGGGAATACGCTGAACTCGTTTTTATTCGCATCGTTACTACCAATAAGTGATTTAGGCATATCCAAATTCTCAATTGGAATACCAAGATAATTGATTGTTCTTTCACCTTTCTTTGTGGCGTCAGTAATTTTATCCAACACCTTTCTATAGAAATAATTCATAAAACAATCAATGTGTGCAAAAAGCATACGATAGAAATTCTCTACCGTAGGACTAAATCCAATAATATCCTCAAATACTTTACCTAAATCCTCTACTATTTCATTCTCTTCCCTCGTTAATTCAATTCTCAAATTTTCAATCTCAGCAGTTAGGAAATTAGAGTAATCATAATGGTTAATGACTAATCCAGCATAAACACTTGGCATTAAAGTTTTATCCACATTAACAAAATCGACATCGGTATATTGTTCTTTCAAAACATCATCACCTTCTGTTTCTGTTTTGAACCTATCTTTTACTGCGTTAATTTTGCCAGTTGCCTCATCAACGTCAAAATATTCACTAATTTTTATCCCATTGAATATTTTAAACTTATCAAGATATTCATACTTTGTATCATCCTTAATTAGATTTACATTACCGCCAACCGCAGTAAGTAAATTTTTGTAATATGGGTTAATGGCAGGGTTTAAATAATATGAATCATCAAAAGTGTTTAGATAGTCACGAATTTCATCATAATATTCTTTTGATAAATTGTCATTAAGTGTAAAATATTCATCAACTGTTTTATACATAAAAACACATTTGTTACCAATACATCCTTCAAATGTTTTTGTGATAAAACAAGTTCTATCTTTAGAAAGCCTATTGTGTATATTCAATAATCTTTCCAAACTTTTTATTTCGTTTTTCTTTGCTAAGAAATTTTTGACATTCGTATTGTTACCTAATGCTTCTGTATTTATGTCTTTTTGATTAACCAATGTAATGAATTTTACATATGGTAATATCTCATTACCAACACCGCCATTACTTGATATGTATTTGAACGTACCATCATCTACTTTATTTTGCCAGTATTCTTCGTTGAAATATGGTGAAGCAAGGACTAAATTCAATGGTAAATCAGTATATAAACCATAAACATAACCAATAAACTGGACGGTTATATCATAATCGCCAGTTTCAGATTTTAAAGCACTCTTAAAATCACTTACAGCCAATTGGAATGTCACCTTGTTTCCATAAAAACCTTTTACTGATAGTAGAAAACGTGGGTAAGGGAAATGGAATAGTGCGCTAAAGAAACTTTGCACACTATCCGTTGAATTATCATCAACTAATCCAACACTTTTGTCAAAATTATATTCACTTGGCATAAACAATGATGAACCTCTTACATCTGTAAAATTGATTGTTACGATTGGGAAGAAGTGTGCATCAAAGTTGATGTCAATTGATGAAATACCAAGGCTTTCCTTATCTACATATTTACCATCCTTCATTTCACCGAATGAAATGTTGGTATAGTTATCCGTTAGATATGATTTATCCTTTTCATTTGATGATAATTTTGTCCCACCAAAATAAGAAATATAGTTTGCAAGAGGTGTTGAGCCATTGCTATGTATAACTACATCGTCTATCTTTGTTGTATAGTTAACCTGTCCCTTATCTGCACGATTTGGAATTATAACTTGTAAATCAACTGAAATTGACAAATCTTCGGGGTTCCATGACAAACCCCTAAAATCAATATCATCATTTTTTAAATTGTAGTAACTAGCAAATTCATTTGGTTCAATGTAAGTTAATCTATTTACATTGTAAATGCCTTTGTCTGATGTAGTATCTTTCATTGATTACGTTATTTGTATAACCTATTATAATTATCAATTGCGTTGTTGTAATACTGTATCACTCCTTGTAATGGATATGGTATTCTTATCTGAGCACCATTTGGTATATCAAACTCCATTGAACCATACTCCTGGTTCGCAAGCATGATTAACCAATCATAGTTTGTATCTTTGTAATACTTGTATGATAAGTTATCAAGTCTCGTTTTACCGCGCTCATATACCTCATAATAATCACTATCAAGTTTTGGTATTTCAACGTGTGGTACTATACCTATTTTCCCGTTAAGCCTAACTTTTGAATATCTATCGTATGACATACGTTCTTTTTGTTAAATATACAATTATTTTTTTAATGCACTCTTCTATACATATCAACAGCATCTTTTATTGCTTCTTTCAAATATCCATAGAACGAAATGACTTGTAATCCTTTCAAACCATGTAAACCTTCATATCCAGTAAATGATTGTTCATATTCACTACAATCCTTATTACACATCATTGTAATTGTGAACGGATCTGTGACACCAAACTGATTCAATACGTTTTGAACAGGTGTGAAACTTCTAACATAATCAGTTAAGTCTTGTGAGAATTCAACTATATTGTCATCTGCTGTTCCACCACTTGTACCACCACTTGTTTCAGGATTTAGTTTTTCAGCAATTTGTGCATCTGTTGGACTTGTGAAAATACCGTAAGGTGTGCCGTTAGTTTTTTCACTTCCCCAACCAAGATTATTTTCATTCTTTGGAACATCTTCTTCGTTACTTATCGGTGTCCATAATCTCTTGTAAGATACATTATAACCGCCCTTTTCATTTGCCTCATATGTTGCAACGTCAGCCCTATTGTCATATGCCTCCGCATTTGCATAATAGTTAAATGAAATTGCATTTTGCAATCTACTAATAGGAGCACCAAGTGATTGTCCACCAAGTAATGTTATACCTAGAGATACTTTAGCATACATTGGCTGTACACCAGCACCTTCAGCGTTTAAATCCCATACAACACCATCTGCTGCTGCATATGATATTGACATACTAGTAATTATCGCTCTTGTGTTAATAAAATCACCAATACGAATAACACATACTGGCATTCTACCAAATGCTAAGTTTGCGGCAGTATTTGTATATCCATTCTTTGCATTATCAGTTGTACTACCCATCTCAACGGTTTGTCCTTGTCTTGTACATTGTTGTAAGAATGTTAAACGTGCATTAAATCCTTCAGGTGAAATTGAGTGATATGCTGGATTGAAGTATTTGAATTTATCCTTCAAATTCTTATACAACAGTGGGTCTGTTATCTCTATATTTTTGAAATAATCACCCTCTGTTTCGTACCTAATGTTTGGTATATCCTCATCACGTCCATATACCATTGCAACCTCACTTAATACTTGTTGTGCTGCTTTGTTTTCTTGTGTTTCTGGGCGTTTTTGTTGTATTTGTTGTCCTTGTTGTTCTTTCTGTTTCTTTTCTTCCTCATCCCTTATTTCCTCATTCAACAACGCAAGGACACAAGGTATTTCATAACCTTCTTCATCTTCCTCGTCGATAATAAGATTAGATAACAAATCTGAATAAGCACCTGCATAGTCGAAAGTTGCACTTCTCTTCGGTATTATTCCAGCATCACTGTATTGTCCAGTACCATTGATAATATCGAAAGGAACTGTTGAATCATGTTCATATATTAACTCACAGAAACGTACCAAGTAACGTATTTTGTCATCTTTTGACATGATAGCGAAACTATCATATTTATCGTATAAGTAACGTCCAAGTATAAACTCAGTTAATAACTTATCCATATCAATTGTATATGATTCGCACTCTGCATCTTCATAAATTATTATAGAATCAGGCACCGCATAAGTAAACTGAACAGAACCACTTTCAGTCGGCTCATAATCTGATAGTTTAACATCACCACCCAAGAAACAAGCAAAAACATGTTTCATGAAAAACTCAGTATCGGTTAGAGGAAGTAATGGTTCACCATTAGCACCTTTTATACATCTATACCCATTGTGTCCAGGAAAATATTCTAAAGTCTCATCACAATCTTTATCTTGGTAAATACCAGCAAACTTAGCATTTGTATCGTCATCAGTAACAGCATATGTTAATATTAAAGCATCGTAGTTTACATTTTTCATCAACTCATCCACTTCCGCTTTCATAAATGTATCATCATCAAAATTGATGTTAGTTTTGTCCAAACTATTAAAATGTGCCTCAAACGCTTGTCTTAATTTACCATTATCTATTGGGTCGTTATAACCGTCAGCATATGGACCCATAACAATTGAAGAGTAAGCTTTAAGTGCTGGGCTATAATCAGTTATTTTTCCCATATAATCCATAAATGTAATACCACTTGTTTCACCGCTCGTACTACCACTTGTAGGATTATCACCACCAACAACACCATTATCGCCAGCAGTATCTTTCAATTCCTCGGAAGGAATTAAATAACTAATAGTAAACTCACAGAAACGATTTATTTTTTGTTCTTTACTATACGCTGGTACATTTGTTTTACCACCAGTTTTTGGACTTTCTTGTGTTACAATATTGTTTAACTCTTCTAAATCTTGTAGTTTTGTAAACAAACGTTTCAACATTTCAATACCAGTTACACCTCTACGACGTGCTAACATGCTAGAATTTGTCTTGTCGTTGTTGTCAGCACTACCGCCATATGATACGCCTGTAAATTTAACTTTATCGTTGTTAAAAATGTCAACAAGTGATTGAACTCTATTGTTATCAACACCCAAAGTACCAATAACATAATCCTTATATTGGTTGTATAGTGAACCATAAGTACCCTTACCCTGGTTATATGCTAATAGAGCCATAATTACTTCAGCAAAGGTATATTCATATGCTTGATGAGGTGATTTTTCATCAACTGTTGTAAAACTTGCGTTTAATTGATATGAAGTTGTATCTTTATATGAACCTTCGATTGTCAATTTTTGATGTAAATCCTCATCAACTTGATAATAGTAAACTTCATCTTTATTTAACTCATGCAATGTACACGTGTTTCTAAAACCATCAATAGTTTGTATTTCATCTAAATTTGGTTGAACAGTACATTTATTATCTTTACATGTTGGTAATGGTATATTAGTATATTCTGTTTCATCATTTGTTAAACCGTTTCCTTCTTCACTAACTGCTTTCATTTCATAGCCTCTAAAATCATCCGGATTAGTAGGAACACAAGTGTTATTACCAACTAGAATATACTGCCACCAATAATCATTTCTCATTTCACTATTATATGACGTATTTCCACTTGTATCACTAGAACCGCCTAAAACATAATTAGTGAAATCATTATAATCATGGTTGCCAGATTTTTCACTTATAATACCACTAAAGTTGTTTGGATAATATATCTTGAATACTATTTTACCCTCTTTTTGTTGTGGTTTAGGTTTTTCATTTGGAATAATATCTGGTATTTCAGTTATCTTATCAGACTCTTCTAATAGGTTGCAACCAGCAAAGAAACGCAATATATCCGCCTCAGGATCCTTTTCATTACCCATACCTTCATATGAGTTTTTAGTAACACTGTTTATAATCGCTGGATGGTCGATAAGTAATGAGAACGAAAGTGTTCCAGTTCTATCTGTATTTGTGTATGTATATACTTTTTCGCCTCTACCAATAAATGTATTCTCGTTCCATGCAACATTTACTGACTCTTGGAAATCCAAATCATATGGTGGGAACCACATAATACGTCCGCCATTTGGACCTCTTTGTTCTTTTGATATATTGTCGTCAAATGGTAACACATCTTTCCAAGCAAGGTTTTCAATAGAGAACATACATTTTCTAACATCATAACCTCCCTCGCCAGATTTTGGTGTTATTTTAACAAAACCATTTTCTTGCAATACAGTATTATCAGCAAGACTTTGATAGCCAAATATCGCGTTTTTTCCGTTATCACTTCTGTAAGCACGATATTTTTTGTTCATTCCCTGAATGTCTCTGTTTTTATATGGAACTTCATTACCACCAACAACGTGTGTAAATGGACGTATCAATTTCTTTACTTGATTGTATTGATGATGATATGTCCAAGTACGACAATATGGATTATCATAACCATTTGTATCATTATTTGGATTACCAACGGCATCTAATCTTAATAAGTTTCTACCATGTGAATTACCGAATTGACTTCTGGCAGTATCTGTAAATTCTGGAAAACCATATTTACTACTATCAGTATGGAATCTAGCAATTAAAGTATCTATCTTGTTTTGATGGAATAATCTACTTGTTTTTGATAATAACGTTGTTACATCATCATCAATCACATCATATTTATTGTATTGATTTCCTTCTTCATTTAGTTTATCTATACCTGGTATTGTTTTATCGTCTTCTTTTTCGTTGTATACATTTGCACTATATACACCATAATATCTACCACCTTTAACTTGACTTTCTAAAGCATCTCCATCAACATCAATAAACCCAAGTGATTCATATCTCCAATCACTATCTTTCTTCGATATATTCACGTATCCCTGTCCATTAACCGGAGTATATACTCTAATTGGTAATAACACGTCATTACCTTTATTGTCTCTGAAAGATGTATTACCATATATATCGCCAACGATTTTAGATGTTAACGTACTGTTGTCAACCCCTCTAAGTTCAATTGCTTTCTTTATTTGTTCATTTAACAATCTAAATTGTGGCAAATTTAGATTAGCAATATTACCATTATATCCATCTAATATATGAACATCAGCACCTAAATCTTCACGAATATGTGTTTCGTTTGTGCCAATTTTCATTATATCGCTCAATTCATGTAAATTAGCTAAATTATTACCATATTGATTAACTAATTCTGGTGTTAAATACATTTTTTCATAGTAATTTTCACCGTCATGTATTTTAACCTTCATTCTGTCACTATTAAATATAGCACCATTATACAATGTTTGAGCATACATTCTGTTACTTATTTTTCCCATTATAGTATCTTCACCAGACATATTATTTGGGTTTGTGGTAACAATTCCACGCAATGCGACAGCAACATTAATGTCTTTAATAACACCAACTTCAGTTTGACGTAACGCGTTTTCAATAAATTGTCCAGACAATAGATTATTGATATAATCAACATGTCTCATAACATCATCTTTACCAAAAACTTCATCAATATATTGAATATAACTTCCATTCTGGAATTCAGTCCATGGATTTAATTCACCGTAAGTTAAAGGACGAACAAAATAAGGTTCTTCTTCTCTTGAAGAAAAGAACTTTCTTTTAATTTCTTCAGAATATGTTGACTTACCATCATGTGTAAAAGACAATAAACCTTTACCATCCTTTAAATCTGATAGTTTTCGATTATAATCAATATCATAATACTCGCCTATTGCTGGTTTTAAAGCAAAAGGCCATTGAGAATACTTCCCAATGTTGTGTTTCAACATATTGTCTCGTATTTCTTTATTATGTTCTAATACTCCATCAACTGTTGCTATCATATTCTTTTTTATTTCTTTTTTCTTTTTATTTATCTTTTTTTATTTCTATATTATATTACCTACAATATATACGATCGTTTACGACCTGTATTTACGCTACAGGATATGGTGTATGTGATAAAGTTTCACTACCATTAAATCTAAAACCAATTGTTTTTTCTATACTACGTACCAAATGTGCAATTATTCTATTATCATCAAGATATTTTGTAACATCAATTGATTTAGTTAAACTTCCATCAGTCAATTTAATAGTACCACTAACGTTAATAGAAATAGGCTCAATACTTAATTTTTGATTAGTTTGTGCTATATTCCCAGTATTAGATTTATTTTCGTTAACTGTTAAAGCTTTTGTTTGATTGCTACCAGCCTTAATTGGTACACTTGTAGTATTAGTATTGTTATTCCATCCTTGTGATGATGATGTATTTTGATTAGCAACATTTGAGTTTGTAGCAAATTGTGTGTTTTGTGATGTTGCTTGTGATGTACCACCTATTGAATTAGTTTTTGCGCGAACTGTTCCATTATGTGTATTATTTCCAGTTTGCGTAGATGATACACCAGACATCATGGATGATATTTCTTCATTTGTTTTACCAGCAATTTGCGCCCTACTAGTTATACCAGCACTTTTTAAAACTGCTATCTCCTCTTGAGATAAATTACTCCAACCTTTATCGCGTGCTTTAATTGCAGCATCATATGTTGGTTTTTGTTCGTTAGACAAACTCATGCCAGTCACGTCAATCTGATTTGTACCATCACCAAAATGTTTATCTAACCAGTTATATATAGTAATAATACCTTTTGCTATTCTTGCTCTTAATGTATCTATCAAGTCGTTTAACTGCTCAGTTATTGTTCTTGTCTGAGACAATACATCACCAAGTTTAGCATTTTGTTCATCTGAATATCGTTTACTTTCTTGCGCTAACTTTTCTTTGTCGTTCTCACTCAAATCTTCAACATTAACGCGTCTTTCACCTCCGCCTTCATGGAATACCACATAGCCGTTTCCGTTTTCATCAACTTGTGCTATATTTTTGATATATTCTCTGGTTGCATCATCATTTACTTTACCAGACATATCCAATTGGTTGTCAATACGGTTACGTTTACCTTGAGTCATTGCTTGGTTTACTAATTCACTATAATCAACACCCATAGCATCTGCTGCTGCTTTTAATCGTTGACGATTGTATGCTGTAATCTCCATCTGCCCTTTATCACTATCCCATTGAGCCATGTTTTTAGTCATGTTCAACATCATGTCGTTAAGTTGTTCCATGTCTTGTAAGCCACCATATAACATGGTTAATGGATTGCCCATTCTTGCAAAATCACTACCTAATACTGATAATTGAGCACCAGCAGTTGTTGCACCTTCTAATGTAGAAACCTTATCAGCAAAGCGCGAAACGGCTTCCATATTATATTTTAATGCAACAGACTTTTGAGCCATACGTTCAAGAGCACGAAGTCCTCCAGCAAACGTATAATTCTGCGCCATTTTTAGGTTTTTTGTTACGGCGTCAGTAACAGCCTTTGCATTTAAACCTTGCTTACCAGAATTACTATATATAGACTTGATTCTCTTGTCAATTGTTTCCATTGACAAACCGAAAGTATCAAATTGATTAAGAACTGAACTGTCAATACCCCATTGTCTTAAATCTTCCAAAGACTTAAAGTCCATGTTAGACATATGTTCCATTACACGTCCAGTTTCTTTTGATAATTCAGCTGTATGTTCAAGAATTTTATCAAATTTATATGCTTTGTCACCCCATTGAGAAATTGCACTTGCAATATCTGTTGCTTGTGTTCTCATGGCTTTCATTTTAGCAACACCACCACCAACAGAGCGTGCATAATCTGACGCTGATTTATTTATTCTATCAGCCATCTCAACAGCAGATGTTAATCCTTGTATCAACGCACCTGCTGCTTTACCCCATGGGCCTAGTTGTCCAACAACATCTGCTACTTTTCCACCAACATCACTAATTGATAGTTGTTTATCACTTGTGATGAAACTTGCAGCATTACCAGCCTTTGTTAGTAAATTACTTGCTATACCCTTTGCAATACTATGTTTTTTACCAGCATTAGCAAATTCGTTAATGTCACTACCAAAGAATTTTGATGCTGTCTTGTGTCTCTCCAACCATTCTCTCGCAATACCTCTTTGTTTTGCAATATTATGTTCTCTTTTACGGAATTTTTGATAATCTTCTGGGTTTTCTTTAGCAAATTTTACGCGCGCGGCATCATAAGAACTGCGTTCTTTTTCATATATTGCGTCTTTATCGTGTTTTATCTTTCTTAAAACGTCTGAATACGTTTTTGCTTTAATAATAGCTTCAGATATATTTTCTCCAACTTTATCCCAATTTTCAATTTGTTCGTGGATTAAAGTATTTTCAGTTTTTATATTTTTAATTTGTTCATCTAACTGTTCTTTATATTTAACCGCACTTTCGATTCTATGTTTTAGGATAGTATATTGTCGTTTTTCATTTGTAGTTAACTCGTCATATGATTTACCGATTTGGGCAAATTTATCTTGTAATTCAGATATTTCTTTATTAGATAACTCTCTAGCATGTTTTAATTCTTTTTCTTTTTGAACTAGTTCTTCTACTCGTTGTTTGGCTTCTTCAATATTTTGTTGATAACTACCAACTTCATTACTAGACACAGCATTATTTGAGTTTCTAACGGAATTAGAAACACTTCCTTTTGATTTACCTAAATAATGCTCTAAAACTTCTAAAGCCTTTTCATCAAAACCACCTATTATTACTCTATCAGACATAAACTACATATTTTACTCTTAATAATAAATACAAAAACACCCACATTTTAAACAAAAAATGCCCCATTATTTTGGGACATTTCTATTACTTTGTTCTAATTGTGCATATGAATTGATTTGTTGTCCGTCGATATTCTTATTTTCACCATTTCCAGACTTGTTTTCTGGGTTATTAACCTCGTTATGTTTTAATATCCAGAACTTTCTGATGTATACTGGCATTGACATTAACGTATCAAACGGGATTTTCAAATAATTAACACAACCCCACAACTCATCCCACAATTTTTTCTCTGCTTCACCTACTCCTTCATTAGAAATTGACAAAAATAAACTGATCAAGTCGCAGAAACGATTTAATAGAGCCACCTCCAAGACTCTCAGGACGTTCAACTTCAATATTAAAGTCAACTCCAGGCTCATTATCTACGATATATTTACGGTAAGATGCGGCGTCTTTTACATTCATACTGAAAATATAGTTCTCAATATATTTTCTATCTGTAATACCGTTTATTGAGACTGTTTGTAATAGTAATCTGTCGGTTAATTCATGTGAGAATGTAAAATCATTTTCTTCGTCATAATTTTTAGCAATTTCATCACGTACAAATTCAACAGTGTTTTTAACTTTCTGTTGTGCTACAGTTGAAATTAACTCATTGTTTCGAACAGCATCCATTAAATTAGAACAGATTTGTCTTACATTTAGAACGTTCATTTTCTTGTTCTCTTTAAATTTCAATTGTTCCAAAACATTTAAATCAGCAACTGTTAAGAATTTAAACTTAATAATATCGCCTGTACTTGGTAATTGGAAATCAAAATAACCATTTACGTCACCTTTTAATTTGAAAGGTTTGTAGTTTAATGTTGATAAGTCCACGTTAGTGTCGAAATCTCTTCCAGTATCCTCGTCGGTAACAACAATTGGATAATCGTTTCCATATCCGGTTGCGCGTAGCCATAAAACAATAGCATCTCTATCGCCCTTGGTTAACTCTTCAGGGTTAATATCATCATCATAAACCTTCGCCTTCAAAAGGAAATCAATAAATTTACCATCCTTATACAAGCTTGGTGATAAAATCATATTTTCATCAAAAGCAGTTAGATATGCCACCCTTACTTTATCCTTTTTGTGACGATAGCATTGTCCTTTTGATGGTAATTTAACATAATCATACATTTTACCAGGTTCACCAATATTAACAATCTGTGGCATAACAGAATTTAGTCTTTCTGTTTCTTCAGGTGTTTCATGTTCTTTTGAAACCTGTTTGAATTTCTCTTGTAATTCTTCCATTGACATGTATGGGCTGTTTGTTTGTGTATTTGTTACTTCTTGAACAACTGGTTCTGCTGGCTTTTCTTCAGTATTTTCTGTTGGTTTTGTTGTTACATCATTTGCTCTTAAATTAGCAATATACTTTAACAATTCATCCCTTTCAGTTTCCTTTTTCATAAGTTCCTGTAGATGTTTCTTGTCAACGGTTTTCTTTTTAGGACTTTTCAATTTCTGTAAATCCTCCAAAGTACCGCCCATTTGAATATACTGGTCGATAACATCCTGCTCAGCAGTTTCAATCAATTGTATATTTTTCTTGATTGCTTGCTCAGTGTATAGAGGAGCACCGTTTTTGTCGGTTTTTTTCGCTGCAACCTCAATCATTTCTCTTTTTGAATTTTCATACATGAGGTATGATTGCTCACATACCTTCATTGCGGTAATTCTACTTTCTTCTAATTCTTCTGGTGTTAACATGTATTTTTCGTTTTAATTAAAGTGAAATTATTTTCTTTTACTAATAATTACCGAAAATTAAACTTTCTTCGGATTTTCATCCGTATTTTCTTTATCTTCTTCTAAACCAGTTTCAACAACATCATTTGTATCTGTTTCCTCCGTCTCATCTTCGGTTGTATCTACGTCGTGCTCATCTTCGAGATTTTTGAAGAAATCATCTATATTGAAATCAACTGGTTTAGGTAGTGTTGCATCAATCTTTTGTTTCAACAACTCTTTTCTAATATCAATTATATTTCCATCTGTGTCTGATATATAATTCATGCAGTCAGGGTCGATGCCGTGATTACTCAACAATGTGCTATATGGAAGTCCACCAGTTGAATTCATCATCTCCTCTAAATTACTATGTCCATAATAATCTCTATCTTTGACACATTTTAAAATTAACCCGTGTAATTTTAGATATAGATTATATTTCATGTGTTCACATTTCGATTTAATTGCTAATACAAATAATCTCCACACTTTTCCGAAAGTTAAAAATTCTTTTGCCTGTGTTGAACTAAGTCGAGTTTTACCTTCAAAGAAACTACGAAGTAATTTTTCATCACTCCAACTCAAATGTTCATAGAAATCATCTGTTATTACTCTTTTGAAACGCAAACCAGCAGCATTGTCGCTTGCTTTTAGTTTATGTTCGAAAAGTTCAGAAGCAAGTTTTATCCTAATTTTTCTGAACCATGGAAGACGTACTTTCTCTGGTTTAATGTTTTGCTCCTCTTTTCTAGTTTGTACACTATCAATATAATCCATGTATTTTTTGTTAAGATTTTGATAGAATAAATTCTCTCTATCGCCTTCTAATCGCTCATCAAAATCAACGTAATCGTCTGTATTTTCCTCAATAAATTTTGATAAATCTTTTTGTTGTTTAGCAAAAATTTCGTCACGTTGTTCTTTCTCTATCGTTTTGTAATCGTTTTGTTCTGTTAGTTCACCAATTGTAATATTTTCTCCATCAACGTGTAATTTATTGTCAGTGATTGGTTTAATATCACCCATAAGTGGTGTGCTATTGATTAGTGCTGCCTGTAAACGCTCAGCGTTTGTAAGTTTTGTTTCTTTGTCCTTTTTCATATCCGTATATTGTTATTGCTTTCTTATTTTTCCACACATCACAGCAAAATAATAACTATATCCATTTTCCTTCGGATATATTTGTATTACTCTACAGTTAATTATATGAAATACTGGTTTACTTTCATCGTCATCTGTTGCTGTATCAATAATAAAATCACGTAATGGCAATGATAACAACATAGTTTTATTATCAAGCATTTTATCGTTCAACACTTTGTTACTTTCGTCAAGCCATTTACGAATTTCACTTTCGGCATCACCATCAAGTGAGTTAGGGTTAATGTTAATTTTCAACAAACATTTTTTACCTGCCGCAACTAAATCGTAAAAATCCTGTATTTGAACATCGTTGTCGTCACCATCAAGAACTAATGCTTCTGATTCTGAAAATGTGTAATCAATTTCCTTGTTTTTATCAACATTTTCAATATCATATAGTCCTCTATTTAAATAACTATCTCTCTGAACACCAAATCCATTACGGTAATTATAAGCAAACGCGTCCATAGCACGATTAGTTCTGTCAACCCTGCTACGTATCATATTAAAATACTCATCCATATCAAAATCACGTCCGTGGTATTCATATGTACCAGTTTCTGTATCTATTACTGGTATTACAAATTTAACTTTCATGTAAATCTCCTATTTTTTTAATGCCTTTTATTGAACTTATCGTCTCTATCTTTCTTCTCTTTTAGTAAACCTAGTTTTTCTTTTAAAAAAGTCAATACATTTTCTGGATGTTCATTTATATCTTTCTCCCAAATGCGAATAAGCGGTACTCCATTTCTGGAACACCACTTGTTTTTCATTTCATCAACCTTTTTACTCCATTTTTGGGTTTTGTTCAAGTCTTTTTCTTCATATAATTTTGGATTTAATATATTCGAGAACTTCATTGATGTTATAGTTTTTTTTTGTTATATAAAAAAGTTTTATGTTATGCTCCAAACATAATTTCTTTTTTATTTCATCTCGTTCATGTTGTAATAAATAGAAATCACTTCCACCAAATTTTTCGATTGCTCTAAAATGTTGTTCTCCTTGAACCTCTATTGCTACATTGTAATTTGGTAAATAAAAATCTAAAAACATATTACGTTTATTTTTTAACCAAATAAATGTTTTTTGACGTTCATGTTTTATATGATGTTTCTTTAAAAGTTTATGTATGTTTTCTTCCATTTTACTTTTATTATCACTATTACAATTAGGACAACCACAACCGTTCAAATGATTATTTGGTGTTTGCCAAAATTCTCCATGGGTTGGACATATAATACAAACTTTTGTATGCGCATCAATATAATGAACCTTAGAGTAATCATATTTGTTTTTATGAATTATTTGAGCTTTTTTAATCCACTCTTCAGTCGTTGGCATGTGATTACCGCCACACTTAGGACATTCATAACCACTTAAATGATCGTTTGGGCGTTGCCAAAACTCACCATGTTCAACACCAAATTCATCTTTTTCGTGGCATATAATACATACTTTAGTTTTATTGTTCACATACTCAACTTTACTGTAATCGTATTTGTTACCATAAATTTTCTGTGCTTTTTCAATAAATTCATTTTTATTACTTCTGTAACATCCACTACATTTTTGACACCCAACGTGATTATGTGTATGATCACTAGGACGTACAAAAAATTCACCATGTATAGGACACACAATGCACACTTTTGTTAGAGAATTGACATAATTCACTTTAGAATAGTCATATTTATTGCCATGAACTTCATGCGCTTTTTCAATAAAATTTTTAAACCGTATTTCTTTATCCATTTTTCTTGTTTTTATGTATAAATACTACTTAAAATCAAAAACTTACAAAAAAAGGAAAAATAATTACCGTCTTTTTCTTCTATTTTCTTCTGAACCATCTAGATATGGTTTTAATACTTTTTTTAAATAATCTAAAACCATTGATGGATGTTCGTTTATGTCTTTTTCCCACACATAAATTAATGGTATTGCGTTTCGCATACACCATTTCTTTTTTAATTCATCAACCTTAATGTCCCATTTTTGGGTTTTATTCAAATCTTTTTGTTCATATACCCTTGGATCAGCGTGCCAATATGTACCTTGAACTTCTATGATTGGTCCTTTTAATTCTGGGAAAACTCGAAAATCAAAATATCTATTTATTCCAGTTGCTTTATATTGGTATGTATATGGTATGTTAAGTTTATCTAAGAAATTTTTAGCGAAACGCTCTTCAAGTTTGGATGTACCAAATTCTTGTGAACCTTTCATCCTTTTTCTCATTTCTCTAACCCTCGCAGCCCTGGTCGTTTGTTTTTTTCTTTTAATTGGTTTTTTACCTACCGATTTTTTAATTGGTTGTGCCATCTTTTTTGACTTTTTCCATTTCTCTCACTCTATATGATAGTGTAACAGTGAATACTAGTGGTTTGTAACTATCATATGCACCAGTTAAATCACCTAAACAACGTACGACAGGTTCTTTATATATCATTTTGTACACTGGTTTCAATTGCGGGTCTAAAATCTCAATAGAAATATCTTCACGCAATCTATTTCTTGAATCGTTTGCTAATTTGTTAAACTCTACAATAGGACAATCAACGACATTATTTCTAATGGCAATGGTTAATTTTTTAGCTGAAGTATTATCATTGTATGATACAACATCTGATACTATAACTCCATATTTTTCCAAACCGTGAATCAAGAATAGATTTTCCTTTGCTGGTTCTTTAATAGCGTGAAAATTGATATACGCTATTTCACCATGGTTTAATCCACAACCACATGATGAAGTTTGATTAACATTTACTACATAGCCGTCGGGTTCAGCAGTATTGCCAGTGCTTAATTTTTCAAGTGATTTTAATTCTTGGCGTTTTTCCTCTAAATCTTTTTCCAATAATTCTCTTGAAACTGAAAAATCTCTATACTTACATTTAATTTCTAATTCATCAATTTCTTTTAGTGTTTTTTCTTTCATTGAGATTTCATTTTGTACGATTTTAATTGCTCTATACAAATCACTGTTTTCAATAGTTTTGTTAATTTTACTCATACTTTACTTCATTATTATAATCTGTCATTAGTTTTCCTTGTAGGTGGTCGTATTCATGTAAGACAATTCTTGCTACGAACCCATGAAATTTCTCCTTATGTTCAACTAAATTCTCATCAAGATATTTCAACGTAACCATATCTGGGCGTCTCAATTCCTTCATAACACCAGGAACTGATAAACAACCTTCTGATATTACAGTTGTTTTTCTACTTGTTTTTACAATTTGAGGATTGATAATTGTTTTTTTTACGCCTCTGCATTCTGGATAATATCCACCCATTTTGTCTGCATCAATAATGAACACACTTTTTGATACACCAATTTGTGGTGCCGACAAGCCACATCCAATGCTGTCACTTAACGTATCAAACATATCAAACACCAGTTTGTCTAATTCTTCGTTTTTTTCCGTAATATCTGTTGTTTTTTGTCTAAGAATTTCGTCTCCTTCTATTCTAAATGGTAGTTTCATATACTTATAAATAGTCAAAATCGTTATTTTTATTTTTATGTGAGTGGTTATATAATTCTTCGAAGCGTTGGCATTTACCTTTAAACATCTTCAAGTCATCTAAGTCCAACATAAACCACTCATTTAATATCTTTTTACTTCCATATGCAATGTGCATCCATTTCTCAACAAAAAATGGATGTTCAGTTTGGAAATAATCAACAATATATATTTCCCCACTATTACCTGTTTGCAATTTTTTTATTCTACGTTCAATCGTACCTCTTGTTACGCCTATTTTATAGGCTCCTTCTTTCTCAAAATCTCCGAGTAAATAGACGTAGCCTTTCTTTTCGTTTGATTTAGCCATAAATTGTATCGTTATCTATAAAAAAACTAATGATTTTTATTGAAAAGTAAACCTTTTTTTGTTTTAGATAGTATTTATAATAAAACTAATGTATACGAATATGAATAAGAAACAGTATCAACAAGATTTGAGAGATATTAAAAATATCTCAAATGCTATACGTAAAATGAATGAAAGTATCATGTTCGAGGACGAATATGATGAATTAAACGGTATGGAACAAGAACCAATGGGTGAACCAGAACCAACAGCACAAACAGCAGAACCAGAACAAATGGCTAATCCAGAAGCACAACCACAAGGTGAAGTTGAGGCTGGTGCAGAAGCACAGACTAACATCAAGGATGTAAAACCAGAAGATGAAGGTATGGCTGAACTTGATAATATGGGTGAGTTAGATAAAATACGTGAAATGACGCTAAAAGGTATGTTAAAATTTACCAATCAGCCTGAACACCCACAATTCCAAGCACTTAAAAAAATATTTGATATATGCAATAAGGGAGTTGAACAAAAACAAGAAAATCAACAAGGTGCTTAAAAAAATTCATTTTTACTGTATTTATAGATAGAAAATAACAAAAAGAAAAAATTATTAAGACAATATGTATTCTGATTTACTACTAAAAATGCCTTTACAATTCGAACCATTGAGAAAAAACAGATGGGTGGTTCGTTTCCCAAGTGACTTAGGTATTTCTGAATGGATGCTTGCATCAGCATCACGTCCAAAGATTACTCAAGGTACTACTGAAATCCAATTCTTGAATACATCAACTT